CAATGAAGTAGTTCTCATATCCATTGAAGAAGCTGGGTATAGAGAGACGTTTGACTTGACCATTCAAAGTAGCCATTCATTTGTGGCAAACGGTATTGTTGTTCACAACACCATACCCAAACACACGGCCTGGGCGCAACGCATCCGTGAATGCTACCCCGCGCCGCCCGGGTATGTGGTGTTGGAGCGAGATTATAGCCAGGGCGAGTTGAAGGTGATTGCCTGCATTGCCAACGAAACCAACATGATTAAGGCGTACCTGCAAGGGATGGACTTGCACTCAATCACGGCTGGGCAATTCGCTGGGTACACCTACGATGAAATGATGGCGATGAAGAATTCCCCCGACCCCGCGATGCAGCACTTGTTTGAAGAAACCCGGCAGTTGGGTAAGGCGGGCAACTTCGGTAAGATTTACGGGATGGGCATTGATGGGTTTATCTTGTATGCACTCAATAACTATGGAGTGTCCCTGACTCAGAAGCAGTCTGCGGATTTCGAAGAAAGTTTCTTTGGTAGTTACCCTGGGTTGCCCCGCTATCACCGCGAGCAAAAGTCATTTGTGAAGCAGCACGGGTATGTGCGTGGGCCACTGGGACGGGTACGGCATTTGCCGTTGATCCGTAGCTCGAAACAAGACATACGAGCACAGGCGGAGCGTCAGTCGGTCAACTCCCCCACCCAAGGCACGCTTAGCGATATGATGTTGTGGGCGTTCTCGGAGAGCCAACTCAATTTCCCCGACCTGTACGAGCAACAGATCATTTTGCCGTTTATGGCTTGCCACGATGCAGGGTATGATTACGTGAGAGAGGATCGGATTGAGGAAGTAGCGAAGTTGCAGATCGAGGTAATGGAGTCTCTGCCATTCCATAAGGTTGGCTGGCAACCACAGCTTAAGTTTACGGCAGACGCGAAGTTTGGCCCGAACCTGGGCAACCTGAAGAAGATCAAATTTTAATTGCAATCAATTGCAGCGGGGGCAATATGACTTACTTAGACGAAGTGAAGTTAGCGCACTGGCGTATGAAGGCGGAGTTGCTTGCCAACCTTGCCCGCCAAGATGGTGTGATAGTCGAGATCCTGTTAATGCCGACTACACCGTTGCGCATGGGGGGCTATGAATCGGTGGCGGATACCCGAATTGTGCGCCAAACCCCACCGATTTGATTTGACAAATTTGGTGGCTATGCTATATTAATACATAGCTGCCCCCGAAATGGAGTTCGAAATGGATCTGCAGAAAACCGAAACGATAGGCGATGCCCGCTTGCAAAGCGACTTGGATCGCCGTGCCCAGCGTTTGGCCGAAGATGAAGAATTTGATCTTCAGAAGGCTGAGTTTGAAAGTATAGAATACGCCCGCCTTATGACTGCCCCCACGCCGGGGGATATCCAAGAAGCCTTTACGTGGTTCCATACTGATGGGGCGACCCAAACGAGCAACTTGCTTACGGCCCCCCGTGATCGGACTGAGTTGCTGGGTTCTCTGTATATTGGGATGTTACATAACTCATTCGTCAAGATGGCCGAAGCCCGTGCCACGCTCAAGTTGGATCAACTCGAAAACGAAGCACATTTAGCTGGGAGAAATAAATGAGTGGGGCAAAACACACGGTGGCAACCGACGCACTCGAAACCCTGGGCACCATCCTTGGTGAAGGCGCTGGGCGTGATGCGATCCATTTAGCGGTGGAACCGGTCTACGCAGTAGAAACGCTGCACCCCGGCCAGCATGTGGGCTTTGTGACCAACGATAATGGGGTTGGGGCTTGCGATGATCCGGTAGGAATTGTTGATCCGTTTCTGAATGAGTTCATCCAGAAAGGTGAACATTTTTGGCTAGTGGTGTATCCTCGTCAAATCACGAGCTTGCGCCATGTCTGGACCCACCCGAAGTTTAAGGATATGGAAGGCCCAACTGTAGTCGCTGCCGTAGCACCACCCTCGGATGAAGTCAGCAAGGCTATTGCCTGGATGCAGAATTACGCCGATGAAATCGAGGTGGGTTATAGCGAATTGTTGGACCGAGCTAGGTCGTACGTTGAGTACGGGGATTACTGGAGTGAGGGTGGTAAGTTCGAAAGCATGAGTGTCCCAGTGGAGTTTTGGGATCACTATGAGCTGATCACGGATCACCACGTTGATCCGACTGACAAAGGCAATTTCTTTTCTTGCAGTTGCTAAGGTTAAATCATGTCTATTAACACAATGCTGTGGGTTGCGGCGTGGGTATGTCTTATTGCCCTGGTGTCGATTGGGTATGTCCTGCCCAAGTTGTGGGGCCGTCACTCCCTGCCCACGTACGACCGCCCCCCCAAAAGGAACCCATTGTTATGATCGCACTAATTCGACGTGGATTTATCCTCGCGTTTGGGCTGAGCCTTGCCATGATGGCGGTGTACCTCACCACTCACGGAGATCACAGCGTGTGGGCTTTGTGGGTATTTTGTGTGTTTTGCTTCCTGCTCGGGGCGCTATGAACACCGAAGAAGGCAGTCAGCCCGCCGCTCAAGTGGATATTGTGTTTGCTAGGCACGCAAGCGGCACTCGCCCCCCTGAATTTCGTTTTGTAGAAGTCGAAGACACCGAGGGGAATAGCCTCAATTTCGGAGAGTGGGTGGAGCGTACAGACGGGTACTGGGCACTGCGCATTCCTCTGAGCCGTCCCGATGGTCGCTCTGATTTTAGCTGGTGGGCTGGGTTTTTGCAGGCGGTTATGCCGCTGGCTGACACCGAGCACCTCGAAAAAGTGGTACCTGTGGCGCTAAAGTTGATGGGTTTGTGCGGTGACCGGGGGGCTGCAACGCACTGGTTACAGAGTGAGATCCCCGCGTTAGGAAACCAGCGGCCAATCACTGTCATGGCTACCCCCGAAGGCATCGTCATTATTGATGATCTGATCGAACGGGGGTTGGCTGGGGTGTACATGTAATTGCAATTGATTGCAAAAAGGATAGTCATGACTAACGGTAGTTATATTTCCCAAGTGGTGCCAGCCGTCCAGTCGGCGACTAAGGGAGGTGCGTGATGAGCGAAGACCGCGCAACAATAATCGGCGCACCTAGCCCGATATGGCTCTGCCTTGGCGACGACTTTCCTGCCGAAGAGATCCAGTTCTCGACCTTGGAGGAAGTCACTTGGTGCGAAGACAAACAGGATTCTGACGATATCGAATATGTCATGAAATCGAACGTTGACCGCCTCACCGCCTCACATGCAGCACTACTAGCAGCGCTTGAGGAACTGTTGGGGCAGCGAAGTAACATCGAGGTGCTGGGCGAATGGAGCGAGCGCGATGTGAATTTATCGAATCAACAGAGATTGCGAGCCCGTGTGGATGCGACTGTCGAAAAGGCCCGTGCCGCCATTAAGGCTGCGAAGGGGTTGGGATGAGCGAAGAAGTTCTGACCGCATCGGACCTGCGAAGGCTATGGCACATGCTCGGTGCTGGTCCTGATAGACCGATGCGGAACTGGGGTTATCGAAACCACTACGCGTCAGGCATTGTTGGCGGCGCATACGAATCGATGCGCCGCATGGAGCGGCTTGGTCTGGTTGTGGCAGCCCAGCGTGACGGCAGCATGACGTTCTTTCACGCGACTGAGGCCGGGTGCCGAGAAGCCGGTCTAGACGCGAAGCAGATTAAACGCGCACTGGAGGATTGAGATGCTGAACTTCGATGCATGGTTGCGCCAGCCAATAGCGCCCACGGAATCAGCGAAGGAACTCCCCGAAGACATTTGGGAGGTCGATGGAAAATACATGGCTGAGTGCCGTCGCTGCGGAAATAGAGACGAAATCCCTGTCGATATCAGCGAAATCCCGATGACCGGCTACGACCATTATTGCGGACGTTCTCCGCAGTGCTGCCCATAAAAAGGAACAATCATGAACAAACAACTTAGCGACGCGGAAATCGTAAGGTTTTATCCGGGCAGCAATAGCACCAGCGACTTCGTGGCGTGTGCCCGAAAAGTCATAGCTGCGGCTCTTGCCGGGACCGAGCCTTCTGATTTTGTTATTGCCGAACTACAGAACATCGCCAGCGCCGATATCAAGAATTTTGTGGCTACAAACCCATACCATGAATTCTTCTTGTGGGCACAAAACCGGGCGCGCCACACGCTGGCAAAAATCAGCGGAGCAGCTCTCGCCCACAAGAGCGAGGGGGCTGACCTCCGTGCGGCACTCGGCAATCTGATCGAATATGTCGACCGTAACGAATGCCGACACGAGGAAACGCACCGTGGCGGCGCAATCTGGACCATTTGCGATGGATGCGGCCGGAAGTGGGCGGATGATCGGGGCGGATTTACCGCCTATGAAGAACCCAAAGCGCTCGCTGATGCTCGCAAAGCTTGCGCCGCCCCTGCCGCGCCCGTCGCTGCGCCGGTAGATGCGAGCATCGAGCCGCAAGGGGATGCGCATGGTTAAGATTCTCGTCCCGATCAGCGGCGGCAAGGATTCGCAAGCGTGCCTTGAACTGGCATTACTGGAGCATTCACCATCTGATATTCGCGGACTGTTCTGCGATACCCAATTTGAACATCCAATCACTTATGCCCACATCGAATGGATGCACGGCTATTACGGTATTCAAATCGACCGGGTAAGCGGTGGTTCGGTGCTTGAGAAAAGTATCAAGTACGGGCGGTTCCCTGGCGGCGGCGCTCGCCACTGCACCGACGAATTGAAGATCAGGGAAACACGCATTTACTGCAAAGCGCTTGCCGAGCAACAAGGTGGATTTGAAGTCTGGTACGGGATGCGATCCGCTGAGAGTCCGGAGCGTGAGAAGCGCTACGCCGGAAAGATTGACACGACACTGTACGAGCCCCACGAGGTCATTCCATCGAAGTACCCAAAATACCTTGGCTGCATGGGTGTCCGATTTAGGCTTCCAGTTTTGGACTGGTCCGAAGCCGAAGTCTTCAGTTTGCTTAACGGGCGCGAAAACCTCCTTTATCAGTGGTTCGGTCGCGTCGGTTGTTTCCCGTGCCTAGCGGCTGGCGATAAGCACAAAGAGAAGGCGTTCCAATTGGACGACTTCGGCCGCAAGCAATACAAAACGATCCAGATCGTCGCGGAACAAATCGGGAAGCCGATATTCACATCCAAGGGCGGAAAAGCCCGAAACGAACAGCAAGGATGCCTCATATGCGCGATCTAGATAAAGAATCCGCCCCCGCGCCCCATAGCGGTGAGGCTGCGCCAGAATTGCCGGAGCAGACAACTTACCCAGCTTCGCAATTACAAATCTGCACCAGTTTTAAGGATGGCAAGGCAGTCTTTGTGATTGTGCGCAGGACGTCCGCTCAGCACAGCGTCATCACGGACATGGGCGATTCTTTCGCTAGCCGTTCTCTTGCGGAATCAGCGCTCGCGAAACTAAGCGGAAAACCAGTCCCTGATGGTACGTTCGCCTGCCCGATCTGCGGTAAAGACGCGCCCCACGAGCATTCAAGCGCCGAAGTAGCGCAGCATCGCATCGACCGTACGGGAAGCAAGTGGGCGCCTATCGGTGAGGCTGGGGGAGTGGTGGCGGAGCCGATTGGAGCGTTGGCAATTTCGCTGGCAAAGAAGCACATGGTAGATGCGCAAAACGGTTACAAGCGTTTTACATGGAGCGGCATTGTCAGTTTCGCTATCGAACTTCGAGATTCTCTCGCCGCCCAGCCGCAAGCAGCGCCGAGCGGGCTGAGTGATTTGCTGGGCCGCTACTGGGAATTGGCATTTGACGAAGGGAAGCGCGGCGTATCGCACGGGACCGAGGCGCAGGAAGTCTTGAGCGCTATCGTCGCTGCTGCTCAGGCTACTGGGAGCGCGTCATGAGTAACGACATAATGATTGAATGGATGGACCCCTACAGTGCAGACGGAAAATCTGCGGTGACATGTCGTATGTCTGTGGCGGATGTTATCCATTTTCAGTTGAGTAGAACTGACGTACATTACACTGACGCGGAACAGGCGCTACAAGATTTTATTGCTGTGCATTGGGCACATGTCGTACCTGATGTGCCTGAGTTTATGGTGCGCGGATTTCAGCGGGCGATTCACGACGCCACACATCCCACGGGTATGGGGGTGCATGATGGTAAGTGCCGCGTGGAGTCCAATCACCTACACCGGTTGTTGCTGGCGCTTGGGATAAAACCAGAATGACTTGCCACAAGTGCCTGGACACGGGGTGGGTGTGTGAGAACCACCTTCATATCCCCTGGGGGGATGGCTATGGGTGCGGGTGTGGTGGCGCAGGAACGAACTGTGATTGCAATCCACACGGCCTATGGAGTCCAGAGGTCATCTTGGCTTCGACCGACCCTATTGAACAAGCGGCAGCAGATGGGCTGCAAGCTGCAATTGATTGCAAACGCCTTTGACAACTGAGTAAATCGTGCTATAGTATTATCGTTAATAACCCGGAATGGAGTTCGGAATGACCAAGTGGCAACGTGAATTGGATTTGACACCCGACTACGAACAGTGCGACGCAGAAGACGAAGATCAACTGCGGGCATTGGCGTCGATGGTCGCCACCAAGATCAGAGCAATCCCAGTGTTTACCGACGTCGGGTCGGGGCATATCAACGCCCGTATGCTGACACTCGCCATAGATTTTGAGGACCTGCCCAAAGCGCCTTATGTAGATAAAACCGACTTTAATCGCTTGATGGTGTGGCTCTATCAGTGGGGAGATACCTCGCTAGAAAGGGGTGGTTTTACACCTGTGAAAGTCTGCTGGATCATTACATGAGCACCAAATCGAAGATTGGCTTGTTTTTAGAAGGCCCAGACCGCAACCAGTGGCTCTACTTTCGCAATATGTCGGTGTACCTGTGCAAGAGTAATCGGATGCTGGGCGGGCAAGTGCGGTGCGTTATCGACATCGCTAATGTCACAGTCAGCGAAGACCATCAAGGGCAGGGGGTGTTTAAAAAATTCCTGTTAGCCCTAACAGAAGAAGCCAACATCCGTATGTTCAATGGCCTGTATGTAGAAAACGTGCTCACCACTCATTTCTCTCAGTATTTTGAGCGCCAAGGTTGGAGTTGCACTACGCCACAGATTGACCCCCTCAACCCACCTTGCTATTACACGGTGTTTTAAGCACTATGGCGCTTAATATGGTGTTTAATCCTTTCATGACAACCGTATTACCTACGAAAGTTAAGTGCCCGATGTGTAGCCACCCGTTGAATACGGACACTGCGAAACCTAGTTGCCTATATTGCGGCTACGCCGTATTTCATGAGCCTATGCCTACCCCTGACTTCGTAAAAGAAGAATTCTACAAGAGCACCGCGATTGCTGATGGCCTCAAGTACCATTTAGAAAAATACCTACCGATTCGCACGGTATTCAGACTTGATGAGTCGGGGATTTTCTTGGCGATGTTTGAGGCTAATTTCCAGTTAGTATGGGATCCCAACCGTGCCCGCATATTTTCGGGGGTTAGCGGCATCTCGGCAGCCGAAGCACACGCGAAGATTATGCACGGCTTTGTCGTAGACCCATTCGAACACGGTTGCCCGGTACGCTTCGACTGGCAAAAGTGGCTGGTCGATAATGATGTGGTCGTTTCTGACCTGCTGGCTAAGAACGCCTCCTATTACATACTGGACTGATATTAGCAAACGTGCCACCGCACTCTGTCCCAGCATAGCCAGCTTACCGCGCTGTGAAGCCGAGCGCGAACATGACTATGCTAATGACACCATTAACACTGACCGGCAGTGTAAGAAATACGCTAAGTACTGTATCGAGGGCAAGTACTACTGCACCGGCCACGCTAGTATGTGGGCTCTACGCACGATGCTTGATGAAGATCGCGTGACGTAGTATTTTGACAAATTAGCAAATTGGGGATTGACTGATTTATACACGGCCTTTACACTCTGGACTTCACTAACAACAAGAAAGAAGAATAGCGTGGGCGATAAAATGAGCGGGTTTCACTGGAAATATTTACGATTTATTTATACTGTCCTTTGACAAATTTATGCAGTGTGCTATAGTCTAACAACTGCCTGACCCAACCTCATTTTCACCAACGCAATGGAGTGCGAAATGCCGATAAAAATCGTTTTTACCCGCAAGCGCGTTGTACCGCTGGATGTCGATCCGTTCGACACCACGGTGGCAGTTGTCCACCAAGGCATTCATCGCCGGGTAGTTCATGCCTTGGTGAAGGCACCGGCTGAACACCGTGTTGTCACGTTCCTGGCCTTTGTGGTAGTGTGGGCAGTGTTGGAATACGTGCTCCACTACGAAGGCGCGGCTCACGGCGTCGAAGTGTTTGGCGTTGCGCCTTTTGCTGACCGGGTAATTAAAGCCCTTTTTGGAGACTAATCATGGACGGCGTAATCGTAGTATTTCTGATTATCGGCGTCGTGGCGGTCTTCAGCCCGGTATTTAATAAGCGTTAACGTGCCGCTTTCGGGCGGCTTTTTGGAGTTGAACATGTCATTGAAACAACGTTTGGCGGGGCGCACCACACAAGTAGTACCGGTGCCCAATAGCGATCACACCATCGAGATCTATATCTCGTCCAAGATACTCAAGGGCGCTGCCCTGGTCGTGGCGGGTGTGGCGGGGCTGATTATGGCCTTGGACCTCAACGGCTCGCTGCAGCTATCCGAACACGCGTGGTGCGCCGCGAATATTGTGTTTGGACTAGCCCTGTGGTTCCCGATGCAACGTAGTCACCCCAGCGAAGAACAGGTTGATTCCTGCAATTGATTGCAAAAACTCTTTGACTAACGCCTAAAATGCATTATACTTAACTCAGTACCTCGAAAACATTAACGAAATGGAGTTCGCAATGTCGATCTACTTTGTCATCACCATGGCTAAAGACGGCCCCGCTGTATCCGAGCCCCTGCAAAGCACAGCAGCGGCTCTCGGGTACTTGTGCAGGGAATTTGCCAAAGAAACTACCTTGTCCGTTCGCATAGTTGAAGGCAGCGTGGATGGTTTGGAAGTTTGCCATTGCGAGAGGGAATGCAAATGAACCACCCCCAAAAACCCACTCCGAAGGAGTACATGCAGGCTTGTCTGATCGGTCTGCTGTTGGGCGGTATCCTGGCTGGGTGCCTGCTTTACGCCACCTACAGACATTAAGGACCACGGCAATGAGTACTGCCCGCGAATTGACGGAAGCTTCAGACAAAAAGTGGAAAGAGCACCATCGTGCCCAAGTGTTGTCCATGTTGGATGATTTAGAACTGGGCGATATCGAAGACAACTGGCAGACGATTAATGCCACAGATCGGCATGGCAACATTGCCAAGGTCGTAATTCATTTCGAAGATGACACAGAAACCGATCCCCCTTATGTTCCCGGCGTGGAGTTGGCGCGGCGTATTGTAGCGATGCCGAAGATGATCGCGGCACTGCAATCAATTGCCAGTGCAGACCCTGGCGAAACGCATATCTACGCCTTGATGGTGCTGGCGCGTGATGTGTTGGCGGAGGCGGGGCTACCGCTGAAACAAAGGTAGTTGTTTCACGTGAAACATTGCATACGTGCAGGTGACTGAGTGGTTGAAGTTGAGTAATCGTGGCAGGGGATGGTGAAATTGGTAAACGCCTTGGATAGCTTCCAAGATTTGTGGGTTCGAGTCCCACTCCCCGCACCCTAGGAGTGGAAATGAACGAACAATTTGTGGTGGGGGATCACGTAACCAGACCAGACATGGAGTGGACTGGGGTTATCGTATCGATAGATCTCAGCGCGGCTGGCAGACGTGTTTTCATCATTCGTGATGACGGCGTACGCGGTGGCGGCCCGAATGGTGAGTGGAGAGTGGCTTATAGCCAACTCCAGTATGCCTACCCCGAAGACAAGGCCCAGATTACCTTGCCTGGGATGGACACCATTAAGAATGCGGCCAAGCCCCACATCCCGGGCCTAGATCCTGAAACCTGTGACTGGGACGCCCATAAAAGCTTTATACGGGGGTTAGGATGAGCGATGACGATATCCAATCAGTAATGGTATTTGTAGATGCGCTATGTCGCGCTAGGTCGGATATGAAGAACTGCGAACACCAGGGGGACTGGCTTCGGGCTAAGCAGGAAGCTGATCAAGCACGCCGCAATTTGATTGCCCGCTTGAAGGAAGTACAATGACCGATCAACAGTCCCAGTTGCTATTAGCGCTGATCGATACACTGGTAGACGATAAGGTAAACCTGCGCAATTGCCCACAAGACGAGCGCACTTGGCAGATACTGCATGAGAGAGTGGAACTCTCCAAGCAAAAGCTGCTGGATCACCTGAAAAAATTGCCATGAGTAAAAGCCTTTCGCCAGAACAAGTAAAAGCCGCTCGGGCGCTATTGGGTTGGACCCAAAAAGATTTGGCTAAGAATGCCCAAGTGGCTATTTCTACCGTGGCAGATTTTGAGCGCCACGCTCGCCTGCCTATGGCAAATAACGCGAAAGCCATTCGTGAAGCGCTTGAGGGTGCGGGCATTCAATTTGTTAATGACTGGCTAATAAAGAAGGTGGCAAGTGATGACTGACGAACAGAAAGCCGGAATCGATGCGCTATCCCACTTAGAACTGTGCCGCCTCTGGCGCTTCTCATCGATTGGTGATACCTTTTGGCAAGGGGAAGTGGGCAACTACGCCAAGAACCGGCTCTGGTCGCATTTTGGTGGCTTTACCCCAGCAATCTCCAAGCAATTGGGTTGGGGCAACAATTAAGGGATCACCATGGTTAAGAAAACCTATGAAGAATTGGCGCAAGACGTGTGCCAAGCTGGCTCGCTGAAGTTTTACATCGGCCAAACCGAAGTGGGCGGCATGTTCGACCGCCTCACCAAAATGCTCGTTTGGACCGTGGACTACAGCATCCGTGACGAAGACTACATACGCAAATTGCTGGCAGAACAGCCATAAATGAAATTTGCAATTGATTGCAAAAGAGCTTACACTGCCTAAGTGCATACCACTGAGAGTGCGTCATGGAAACGTTTGAGCTTAATGATCGTGTCGGTAGTCTGCCGGGTAAGAAACCGGCATTTACCGGCAAAGTGACGGGGATTTTTGTGGGGTTTTTGCAAGTCCAGTACGACAAGCCTGTAAACAACTCCATGAGTACTCTCATCAAGCCTAATGGGTTGCAACTGATCTATCGCGCACCCCCACGATTTGTATCTACCTTACCTTGGCCAGTTACCGCAGGGGCGAGTGCTATTATTCCTCAACCCACCGTTGCCCCTGGCAAGAAAATCGAAGTACTTGAACCACAACCCGAAGGAGTCAAAGATGGCGCAAACGAAGAAGAAAAACCCCCCGAGTAAGAGCAACCCGGCTGGCAGTAAATTGAAACGTCAGTTAGAACGCGGCAATAAAGGTTTTACTTGTCGGAGCGGTCAGCCGATCAATAAGACATAAATTACAATTGGTTGCAAAATCTGTTCGGGGGCGGGCATGGGCAAAGACACATCATACAGTCCATTGACTGATGCAGAATGGAAGGCAGTGGATCAAATCATTGCCCCGATTCTTAATCAACTCGATAGTGCCAGAAATTGTGGCCGACCTCGAATGGATCAACGCCCGGTAGTCGATATGCTGTTTCACTCGGTCAGCACCGGCATTACGCTGGGGATGCTGAGTAAGACCACCAAGATCGCTTACCCCAGCCCGATGACCGGCAAACGCTTCCATCAATTTTTGGTGAAGCACGGGCTGTTATCCCCGGTGTTGTCGGCGTTGTATGCTGGCCGACCGAATTTAGACAATCAGTTCAAGAATTACAGTCACTCCCATCAATTCAGTAAGATTGCGGTGGAAGAACGTCCTGATACCTGGGGCGTAGATCTCAGCGCCTTACCCTGGTGGGGGCAACCAGCAACCCCATAACTACAATTGCAATTGAGTGCAAAGGACCATGATGAAAACTTTAATAGCTGCAACCCTGATTCAATGATAAAGCTAGACACCAACGAGGAAAAGGTAGAGACCCTGGCTGTTATGAAGATTACTTAGCGGCATGGTATAACGACTTCTGTAACGACTAATTGCAATCAATTGCAAAATAATTGACAAATCAGTGCCAAGTGCTATACTTGAATCACTGAAACACAACACGGAATGGAGTCCGACATGAAAACAATCGCTGAATACCAAGTAGCCGCCGCCAAACACCGTCGTGACCGGGGCTGTTTCCACCGCACGCACCCTGGTTGGGAATTTCAGAATGCCATGATTAAGCGCTGCCATGAATGCTCCGTCATGTTGAAGGATGGAAAACCCGTAAATGAAGTTTACCGGCACTTTCTGGGAGTTTAATCACGAAGTTTGTAAATAGGCCGGTAGCTCAGTAGGTTAGAGCAGCGAACTCATAATTCGAAGGTCACAGGTTCGATCCCTGTCCGGCCCACCATCACAAAAAAGCTCCCAAATACGGGGGCTTTTGTCATTTATACCCCCTAAAAAAATGGCGGCCAAAGAAAGTCATTGCTGACCACTAAAGAAACTGTAGAATAAACAACTCTGAAGTCCACCCTACAGTCCACCATGGCCGTCACATTCCTTAAACCCCTCAAGACATTAAAATATAAAACCAATCGGGATAAGGCTAAGCCACGATCTATAACTCTAACCAAGAAAGAACAAATCAGAGCTAAAGAACGTGAAGCATTTTGGGATGCTAGACAACGCGTAGACGAAGAATTGCAAGCCCTGCTCGATGCTAAGCACATCCCTGAAACCATCGAACAAGGCATTGCCCGTGGCCGCATCAGCGCTCAAGAAATCATCGAATATATCGAAGACCGGTACGGCGAGCCACTCGGACCCAGGGAACGCAAATATGTGGTGGCAAACATCATTTCAAGAGATAAATTTGCGGGCCGCGCCGTTGGCAGTCAGAATTACTGTCCAGAAGTCGCTGACTTCATCATAGAAAGAATCATAGATGGAGAGCCACTAAGACACATCTGTAGAGATCCTCATATGCCATTTGCGGGCCGCTTCTTTTGTTGGTTACAAGAAAACCCTTCATTAAAAGAACGCTACACCCTCGCTATGCAATTACGCCCAGAAGTATGGGCAGAAGAAATTATCGAACTCTCTGATAAGCCGCGCATGATCGCTAATACGATCCACAAATCAGATGGCAGCGTCGAGATACAAGTAATTGATGGCGCAGCACGATCACGACTACAGATAGAAACAAGAAAATTCCTAATGTCTAAAATATTGCCACATACCTATGGAAATGAAGCACATCCAGTAGCTGAGAGTGGAACAGTACATGTAGTCATAGAGGGGGGATTACCGGATACGCCATTGCCAGATACTTTGAGTGCTGAAGTTAAAGCAAGCAACCTAGAAGAACAACGGCGCTATAACGCCGAACAGAAACAGTACCTTGTTCCGGGACAGTCACCTACTAGTCAGCCGCTATCGTCGCAGTCGCTAGCACAAGCAAGTGGGTCGGAAGAAGTCACGGGTGGGTCAGGAAGCGATGTGAGCGGTGGGTTGGTGGGGAATGTGGGAGATTTAGCCTAATGTCGATGAAGGTGAAGTTACCCACGCTGCATCCCGGGCAGCAGATGGCGTTGCGCGCTCGGACGCGCTTCTTTGCGTTGTGCTGTGGCCGACGCTGGGGCAAGACCGACATGGCGAAGATCATTGTTGGCGATGCGGTATGCCGGGGCAAAAACGTGGGTGTATTCGTGCCTAACTACAAGATCCAGACCGAAATGTATAACGAACTGGAAAACTTGCTGCTACCGATTAAGAAATCTTCCAGTAAGGGCGAATGGGTGCAACGCTTCGTTACTAACGCCCGTATCGATTATTGGACGTTAGAGAACGAACAGGCGGGACGCTCAAGAAAATACGATCTGGTGGTGATTGATGAGGCGGCCTTCACCAAGAACGCCACCATGATGGACCAGTGGGATAAAGCTATCTACCCAACCATCTTTGATACTGGCGGTAGTGCTTTGGTGATGAGCACCCCCAATGGCGTTAATGATGAGAATTTCTTTTATCAGGTGTGCCAGCCCGGGAATAAACAGGGCTTTACGATGTTCCACGCCCCGACCTATCAGAATCCGTTGATTCCATTACGTCGTGCTGGAGAACCCGAAGTCGATTACCTGATACGGCGGCGCTTAGAATTTCAAAAGGTTAAAGACACCAAGCCACCCCTGGTCTATCAACAGGAGTTCTTGGCTGAATTCGTCAGTTGGGGCGGCGATGCGTTTTTTGACGTGGAAAAGATGCTGGTGAATAAGAAACCAGTAGCCTACCCCCAACACGTCGAGTACGTCTGTGCCACTATTGATACCGCTGTAAAAGACGGCCAGGAAAATGATGGCACCGCTGTGGTGTATTGGGCCTTCAACAAGTATGGGCTGGGTGCACCGATTACCTTGTTGGACTGGGATATATTACAGATCACCGGCAATCTGTTAATAGATTGGCTCCCCACCGTGTTTGCGAATCTGAATGAGTTGGCGAAACGGTGCCAAGCCCGCTATGGCAGTGCGGGGGCATTTATCGAAGACAAGATGAGTGGCACGATCCTGATTCAGCAATCTTTGGTCAAGGGCTATCAAGCGGCGGGCATCCCGGGCAACATTACCGACAAAGGTAAAGATGGCCGCGCCTTGGGCATCAGTAGTCATTACCACCAAGAACTGATCAAAATTCACGAAGTGGCCTTTAATCGCACCAAGAACTACAAGGGCAATGAGAAAAACCATTTGCTAGATCAAATCAGTAAGTTCTTTATTAGTGATAAAGACGCCTACAAACGCAGTGACGATTTGTTAGACTGTTTCGTTTATGGGCCAGCAGTTTTATTGGGTATTGGTGAGGATTTACTATCATAGCACGGGTAGTACCATAAACTCAATACGTTTGACTCAATCTGCCAAAAGTGGTAAGATGCACTTTTGGGAGGGCATAATGACTGCGGTAAACCGGATTGATTTAGCACTGAAAGTATTTGGGCGACTCGTTGCAACTGAATGCACCGAGCTTAAAAAAGAGGTTCTGCACTATTGGTGCAATTGTGAGTGTGGGAATCAGGTTTTAGTACGTGCTCAATTACTCCGATTGGGCAAAACACAATCGTGCGGTTGCCTGCAAAAAGAACGGGCTTCCCAAGCCAGTAAGCGTCACGGCCTGTCCCACACGCCGATTCATAATATCTGGCTAAGCATGTTGCAGCGCTGTAATGACAAGAAGTGCAAGGCATACCCCAGTTATGGAGGGCGTGGGATTACGGTTTGCGACCGCTGGTTGGTGTTTGAGGACTTTTTTGCCGATGTGGGCTTGCCACCGGATGGCATGACGTTAGACCGCTACCCCAATAATGACGGGAACTACGAGCCTGGAAATTGGCGTTGGGCCACCAAAGTCGAACAAGCTAACAATAGGCGCTCAAATAAGCTAATCGCTTATGCCAACAAGACACAGACACAAGTGCAATGGGAAGATGAACTAGGGTTGCGCAGAGGTCAGATTTACGACCGACTGCGCCGGGGTTGGACAATAGAACGGGCACTGACTACCAAGTGACTGCAATCAATTGCAAAATGGAGTGGGTATGACTCATAAAGAAATCCGCAAGCGTTTGGCCGCCATGACCAAGGAACGCCGTGCCGAAATCCAGCGCCTGATGGTCGATTTTGACGCTCAACAGCGGGAAGAACGCATGAAATTGCGCGAGCATTGCGCTCAATTGGGTCACATTACCGGTGCCTATCACGACAACGGCATCGGCTGGTCGTGGTATTACTGTGCGGTATGCGAAGAACGCCTCAACGTACAACACCATTCCCACTTGCAAGCGAATTCTAACTGAGTTAAACTGCTGGTATCGGAGTAGCACACTTGGCAATGGCCCTACGGGATCGTCCGGCGCTAAGACAGGAAACGATACGTAGTAGTGGCATAGAGTGAAAGTAATACCGTTGTAAAATGCAGTGGCATGACCCGGGATCGGCTCGTGCCTACAATTTGAGTGGGGCCGTGCCGATTGCGAATGTAGACCAATCGGCTTTTGCACGTCTGGAGTGTTGATGAAACTGTTCATGACCCAAGCCGAGGCACTGGCTGAGAACTTCACGCACCATGGCAGGATGTTTAGTGTGCCGGTATGGCTGGGCGGCCCCGATGATTGCCCGATGGTGGCGGCTAAGTTTGCGCCATTCGAATTGTGGATTGAGCTATGCACCTACGTGGTCCAAGCCATGAGTATGATAGGTTGGTTTCCTGACGGCTTCCCCATCCTGATCTGTGGTGAGATACAACGGAGTGAAAAATGAAAGGTCGTCGCGTAATGCCTGACGCCGAAGGTTGGTTGCCATTGCATTTAGAACCCGGTGATTACGGGCGCGCAACCCACGAAGATACGGCGGGTTCTCGCCTGGGGTGGTGGCAAGTCTGCGCTCCCGATGGCTCGCAAGGTTCAATCAGCCCCGAGAAACATACGGTGATCGAACACGAAGACGGCACTATCACCGTCTCGCCTTCACTAGATTGGAGCCAACGCACGCCGGGTAAGTGGCATGGTTGGCTAAAGCAAGGAGTCTGGACCTCGGTGTAAACTGCTTTGACAAATCAGCCAACAGTGCTACACTATAGGCTGTGCAATTGATTGCAATGGAGTGAAGAATGCTACTCGTACTGTATATGGAGTACCGCGCTCGGATGGTGCACAGCCTGATAGCACATATGACGTTCTGCTACGAAGATTGGCTGGCTGCAGTCAGTGAAGAAAGTGCAATCACGGGGCAATCAATCGAATTACTCTGTAATTTCCCCGCGTGGAGTCCTTACTCTATGGGTACTCACTGATGGCCTACCGGTGGCGGGCCTGCCCTAAGTGTGGGCGACGCTTTCTAGCCTATGAGACATGGTGTAAAAACTGTGGCACAATTAGGACGTGATTCAATGGAGTGAAGCATGGACCCAAACTCGTTCCAAACCTATTCCAACGAAGAAATTGCGGGTTTTATACTCGATCAGATCAACGATATTAAGAAGTACACCAAAGGCGGCACGGTGTCTAAACCTATCCCGGAAACGAAAACCGTCACGGTAACGATCCCCAAGGAAGTGGCGCCCCCGCGATGACCTATGTAGAAATGGCCTACAATTTGTCGGGGCCTACCCCGATGGGCGGCGTCCTTATCACTAAGATCTGTTCCCTGGTCGGTGTGATTGAATCCGACGTACAGTTCTTGAATGATATGGATGACGACCGCCTCGAAGCACTGCTATTTCTGTTAGATGTAAAACAACAATGTGAACAGCATATGGGGATCAGCAATGTCATCTACGAAAAATGGTAATACTGAGCGAAATGTGGATCGGTGTCCTGGCTGTGGTCACAATTATTACGACGATAGACCTGTTAAGAACGGCTATTGCAAGTGGTGTGTGGAAGAAGGGGTTTACTCACCTGAATCGCTAGCTGCAGTACACGCCAGAATCCAGTACGAACACCAGCGACGCCAAGACGCCGAACAAGAACACTATAATCAGTACCTCAGAGATAATGACGGCGACCCCTGGGGCTACACCCCCCTCCATATGGGCGTACGTACCAACTAGTGAGGCATATATGTCTACGATAGATCCATCTTGGTTTGCTGACATTATCGGTAAAGTCGATAACGAGAAAGACAAGCTCCACTACAGTGCTCAGTGGCACTCAGAGGAATTGCTGAAGTACCAAGAGATAAAGAAACTCACCGAAGACATGAAGAAGTTTCATATGTTAACGCCCAACCCCGGGGGGCATATCGATAAGCATGATGATCTGCTGAGCGCCGCGACCTATAAGTACATGTGGGAGACGACTCCTTACGACCCGAGCAAGCTCGATATCAAAGTACATGGTGATAAGCACACAGGCACCATGACGGCGGAGTTTCCACTCCCGTACCACGTGCAATTACAGTTGACCTTGGTGGAACAAGTGTATTGGGTAAAACAGCTTAATGGCTACGAACGGTGGGAACACATCCTCAAGCTGATGAAGACCATTGAGAACGCAGTGGCGCACAATACCGTTTGGAATGACGATCAGCTAGAGGCGTACCTGATGCTGGTGGCAATGTGGAAAGCCTCGCCGTTCCACATTTGATTGCAATCAATTGCAAAAATCAGCAAATAATCCTTTGACAAATTCAGTCAAAGTGCTATAGTACTTACATGGGCGAAACAAACGCCCTACCCAAATAACCCGGAATGGAGTCCGAAAATGAGCCAAGCTACCCAATCCCGCCTGACCCTCGAAGAACTCAAATTGTGCATCGTGACTTTTTATGGCGCAAAAGCCAAGACCGCTGATATCGTCGGCAACCTCAAGGCCATTGGCACCATCGTGACGGCGGATCGCGTCAACAAGGCGCTGGGCCGCTTCAGCAAGGTTTATTCCGGCAAGGTCAGCAAACTCACCCCACACAAGGCAGCCCTGCTTTCCGCAGTGCGCGAAACCGTGCCGATGCCTTACGCCGACCAGTACCTGTTGAACCTGATTGGTCAGGCCGACACGCTCAAGGGCGCAATGAAGCGCATCGAAAGCCGCGCTCACTAAACCATGTCCCTCCTAGACGCCTACGTAATGTTGGCCTGCGGCGTCGGGGGGATTTTTGCATTAGCCAACGCCATGGCTCTGTTTATTGTGTGGCTTTATTGCAAATCTCCAAACGACGAGGAAGACAATGATTGGTGGTGAGGCAGAATTGTGGGCTGGCGGGTGGCTAACCCAAAAAAATGAAGAATGGCACGCCACCCCGCTAGACGCGAACTACCCCATCACTATCTGTCAAACTTGGAGTGAAGCCGCTAAGTATTTGGCGAAGTGTAGTCCACCATTGTTTGATCCGTTTACGCGGAATTTGAGAGGGGAGTGACATGAAACTAACTGAAGAAGAACGCGACTTGTTGTGGCTCGCCAGGGCCGCCCTTGTCGACCATAGGTGTCCTTTCATCTGTACGGCGTTGCTGGGCGCAGAGGAATACCCAGATCAGTCACTTAAATTGCGCCGTCGCATTACCAGCGCGCTGGAAGGCCATTTGAGTCTAACGGGGTGGCAGAGTTATCACGATGTTGACCACATGTACACCGAACGTAGGGCAGACCGCATTGCTTGGATCGACCACATGTTGAATAATTCGGTCAATGCCGACCAAGCAGGTCAGTATTTCCCTGCATCATTACCGGAGTAGAAGATGAAACAGTATTTGCCCAACGTGCTAGTGGGCCTAGTTTGTTTTGTTGGCACGATTGCAGCAGTTGCTGCAATCCCCAAAACTTCGTGGCTACAGTGTCTTGCAGTAGCAATTTGTGTGGGGGCTGCGGGGGCGGTGGGCTATTGCATCGGCCTGTACGTGGGGAGCCAGCATGAGCATCCCTGACATGACCGACGACCTGGGCCGGTATTGGCAGCAACCGAACCGCACAGAAGTCACCATAGATGAAACCCACGCCGTAATGGGCCAAGACGCCTATGATAAGTTGATGGAGTATTCACGCTCCAAACCCACTGGCGTTTACCCGGGCAGGATGTGGAAGGCGATTGCGCAAGACGGCACCGCCTATCTGTGCTGGTATGGCATAGTTCCCGGCAACCCGGATGTGTGTTCTACCAACCATCGTCAGATTTTGATTTGCGAAGGGAGTAAGTGATGGCGACAATGTACACGATTGACCGGTACGCACTTGTTGAAGTCAGTTGCGGGTTTACGGCAGAAACGTATAAAGATCTCAAAACGCTGGCGGAAATGGCGGTAATACGTCATGTCGTGAACACGAACAACCCTAGGGCAGTGTTTGAAGCCTGGGTGGATGAAATGCGCTTGCATCTCACCGAGAATTTGAAGCCGTAAGCGCTGCAATCAATTGCAATCCGCTTTGACAAGCACCTATTATGTGCTATGATTAACGTATCAACCAACAATGGAGTGTTGAAATGAGTCATTTCACCGTATTAGTGTTCGGTAACGATCCCGAAAAACAGCTTGCGCCCTACCACGAGTTCGAATGCACCGGCCAAGACGACGAGTATGTGGTGGACGTCGATCTGACCGCTGATGCCAAGGCCGCCTACGAAAAGTATTTCCTGACAGTGCCCCGTGAAGAAAAACCGCAAACGTTTTTCGAATACGTGCAGGATTACTACGGCTACAAGGTCATCGAAGATTTGGCCGAGCGCACCGAAGACCACAAGTTCGGCTATGTGTTTAACGATCTGCTCAACACGCAGATTAAGGTGATTCAGCGCACCAACCCGCACGCCAAGTGGGATTGGTATGAGTTGGGTGGGCGCTGGAATAACTACTTCAAGCTGAAAAATGGCAGCCGGGCCAATGCCGCGATGAAGTGTGATATCGACATCGAAGGAATGCGTTATGAAGCCATGGCGAAGGCCGAGAAAGAATACGACGCATATGCCGCTGCAGTGGCGGGGTTGGAACCGGGCAAATCGTTTGCCGAGTTTCGTAAGCTCTATCCCGATACCGATAAGGCCCGGGAGTTTTATCATGCCCAGCCCGCGAAGATAGCGTTGCGGAAACTCGATCTCTACCCCTTCGATGATCCGTTCGAAACGTTCGGCACCAACAAAGACGCCTACGTTGAATCGAAAATGAACAGTGCGATCAGCACCTTTGCGGTAATCGGGGATGGGCTGTGGTTCGAGCGCGGGGACATGGGGTGGTTTGGCATGGTGGCCGACGAAAAAGATGAAGACACCTGGGCAGCCGATTTCAATAAAGTCTTAGACGAACTGCCCGCTGAAACGCTATTGTCGGTGTATGATTGCCACATCTAGTTTTGCAATTGATTGCAACCGGGGAAAGCTATGCGCGTCGTGCTAGAAATTCAGAACTTCAAGTTGGGGCGATTCTGCTACGTAGCACTGGTCAATGACCAAGGCGAGCGCAAACACCTCACCCCAGGTGGCTCACTACCGTTATCAGTCGCCAAGACCCTGGCCGAGCAATGGGCCAAGTTTTTTCAATGCCCGTTGGACCGCGAGGAAGGACCTTTCGTTTGACAAATCTCGTTAATCTGCTATAGTAAACACATTACCCTACCGAATGGAGTCGGACATGAAGCCCTTTATATACGGCAAGTGGCACATCTGGGAAGTGACCGATACAGGTAAACTCATGTTGTCCAATGAAGACCTAAAGAATCTGTACCAGTTCGATGGCCTAGATGAGTGCATTAACTGGCTGTACCTGAGTGACAATAAGGACGCCGCCCGTGCCCTCAACGCCCACGTGAAAGGAGTCTGAAATGTCAGAAACCCTGCTTACCAATGCCGGATGGCAAACTCAGCAACGCGGTACTAACGACGCAGAGTATCAAATCTATGTCGATTGCGCGACCGACCTCGGTTGGAAAATCAAGACCTACGAAGAATGGCTGGCGTCATGAACGGCTTCACCAACAACAAGAACGTTGGGCATTTGTTGAGGATGGCCTATCGCGCTGCGATGTGGCGTCGGGCCAGGGCTAAGAACGAACACGACCGCCAGTACTACGATGGCAAAGCCGACTTGTGCGAGGAACTGGCGACCCAGTTTGAGATTGAATTGATCAAGGACTTAGCATGACCATCAAATTCTTTCGTGGTAACACCACGGGCACGAAAATAGTGCCTATGCCGGTGCCACCCTTGGCGCAAGCGACCGCCCCGGCTGGCTCGATCACGGCGCAGAAGAAGGCCGCTATCGCTAAAAACAAGGAAACGGTGGACAATATCGCGTTTTTCTTTAAAGCGTTCCGTGGGATGGGGCAGAAATGATCGAATACGATTACGAGAAGATCCAAGCGGTGTTTATGATGCAGCACAACTACGGTGCTGATGCTGCCCGAAAGATCTTTGATTTATTGTTTAATAACGTCCCTGTGGAAATAGAAACGGGCACCGACGCAGAAAAAGCGTTCGATAGTGCTGTTGAATCCTTTCTGGAAGCTAAGAAAGAAAAAGACGACACTATAAAGTCGTGGGAAAACCCGCTGTCTAAAGCGACGCATGACGCACTAAAGCACGCGTTGATTTACGGTGGGATCACCCAAGATAACGTCAACCTAGACGAGCATATTCATAAGGCTAAGCAACAGGAAGGCCCCACCACCGGCCCTGATGGTGAGCCATTGCATATTCAAACAGTGGATAAGTCGTGGGGCGATAAATTTTTCATAGTCGATAGCATGGCCCAAGTGGCTTATGACGAAGTGGCGTTTGTCGATAATGGGGTGCTCACCTTCCACCAAAATGGCGAGAAGATTACCGCTAAGACTGCTGATATCACTACGGTGGTGGGCGAATTGGGTTGGCCCGCGATCAGTAACCAAGTGCCGTGGATCAAGCGCTATCGTGAAATCAGTGGGGCGTGGTTGAAAACGTCCAAGCAAGTCTGTGACTACCTGCGGGGCAACATCAGTCTACAATTTCAGAAAGGTTCAGACACGCTGGAAGCCACTCCCTATTATGTTGCTGGCCCTGACCTGCATTTCAAGATAGTAACTAATAACACCGGGTGGACCTACACGGCTAATGTGGGCCTGCTACAGAAAGTCAACGCGATGTGTGGCTGGCCGAACCCGATCAATAAAAACATCTGGGTTGAGAAGTACCGCTTGAGCAGTGGCCTAGATCTAAAAGCTGCCCGCGATACGTGGCGCTTTCTACACGAACACCCAAGCTTAGAACTGGGCAGTGGGGTGGGGGTAGAAGACTACAATATTCTCAAAGGCAGTCTATACTTCTGGCAAGGCGGTCACAAATGGGTTGCGAAGATTGATCACCTTACCACCGCGATAAGCAAAGCGGGCTGGCCGACCAAACAAATAGGCAAACACCACAACCTAGTGTCTTGGATGAAAGCCTACCGAGAAGCTAGTGGGGTGGGCTTACTAGAGGCTAAACGCGCTGGTGACTTCTTGATAGCAAACCCGCATATTTGTCTGGAGCAATAATGCATAAGTACAAGTTTCAACTGCGCTTCAATGCCGTAGCGGCGATAGAAGCGGACAACGTGGCCCAAGCGCGAGAGCTTTTGGTGGCGTCTATCCCAGGGTTCAAGTTGGTGTATAAGTACGCAGACTCCAATCCTGTTGATATCCAAAGCGTCCAAGCGGATTACATGCCTCCCACTGTCATAGAAATCGATGGAGAAAAACTGATATGACTGTGCTAATTTACAGCGGCTTTATCTCGTTACGCAACGCTAACAACGAAGGACCAGATGACATTCTGTATTTGTCAGGCATTAACCAACCTTTGGTTGATGCCATGCAGAGCCGTATTCGTAAAAAACAAGTCAGTGTGCAGTACTGGCTTTCGGCCTGCAAATTGCCGCCCGAGCAAATGAAAGAGTTGTGGCTGCAGAAAGTGCTGGGCTACGCCGATGTAAAGTACAATGTTGCCTACAGTGATTACACCGGCTACCTGTGGACCGATGAAGATCTAAAGATCGGCGGCCATGATCTGCTGGCCGAACTTAAAACCCACGTGGATCAATACCTGTATATGGAGATCGAAGTCCATGAGTAAACTCACCCAAGAACAACGCGACGCCCTAACGTTTGCCTCTGGTTATATGTTGGGCCAGGATTTCAAGGCGACTTACCGGGTGCTGGCCTCGATCCTAAAAGACCACCAAGACCCGGGTGAGCCTATCCGAATCCCATGCACAAACCCCAAGGGGTGTACGAGAAAAGTCTCGATACCTGGCGAAGAAGGGGTACTTTGCCCCGAGTGCGGCTTTTCGGTAGTACCGGAGCAGTCATGAACGAAGCATTTGCTGCTATGCAGTTTGCCTGCCATGTTCACCGTGGCCAAAAACGTAAGTACACTGAGCAGCCTTATGCCGACCACTTAGCTGAAGTGGCGGGCATTGTGGCAACGGTAGCCCATGAAATTACTGGCACTAGTTGGTGTAGTTTTGAGCAGATGATTGCAGTGGCGTGGTTACATGATTGCCGAGAAGATCAAGGAGTGACCGAAGAAACTCTGGTGGAAAAATTTGGCCTTAACGTCGCGTATGGTGTAACCCAGCTTTCTGATTTAGAAGTAGGCAATCGTGCTACACGTAAATCCGCTTCTCGGGCACGATTATCGGCGGCACCGGGCTGGGTTCAGACAATCAAGTACGCTGATTTGATCAGTAACACGTCTAGTATTGTCATGCATGATCCAAATTTTGCGGGGGTATACCTCGAAGAAAAGCGTTTGCTACTAGACGTTATGACTAGTGGCCACCCTGGGCTGTTAGCTTTAGCACGAGATTTGTGCAATTGATTGCAATATATTTGACAAACTCCGTGGCCGTGCTATATTACCCGTACGGACTTTAATCGGGGAATAACAATGACACTCCTAGACCAAATCGATAGCCTGTTAGCATTGGGTGTACTCTTGATTCTGTTGGTGGATGGCAGCAAGTTGTTGTTCCGACATTACACGGGGCATTAACCATGACCAAGTATCTAATTGCGTTGCTGTTATTGGTGTCGGGCGCTGCCCAGGCACAATCGTCAGAAATGATACGCATGTACCAAATGCAGCACGGCCTATACAATGGCGAGCGCGATATGCGGTGTAACACCATCAGCGGGGTCGTGATGAGCGCCGCCGAACTTAGGGGACAAGGCCAGTCCCCTGAAAGTACGTTTATGTTGCTGCACGATAGCTACCCCACGTTCAGTGCTAGCTGGGTAAAGCATTTGGTGAACGCCCTGTATTTTGATCCCGCGTTTGCACACGGGAGTAATGACGCCCTGGCAGATGGGGCTTACGCGGCGTGCCTTGATCCTGAAGGCAAAGCCTCTTACCGCCCTCTTAGGTAGGGATTTAGATGAAAACCTTATGGATTTTAGCACTGCTGGTATTTTCTCCCATGGTCTACGCACAAGTCGATTGCGCTGATGATTTCACTGTGTCGCTCGCCAGTGCCGCCGCCACACTCAAACAGCACGGGGCACCGGAAAGTGCAATGATCAACGATGTGCTGGCGCACCCCACCCTTTCGCCGTCGCAGAAAAAGCAGGCTATTAATGTGGTGGTAGACGTCTATGAAAACCCCAATCTTGCTGTCATGACTAAAGAGCAAGTACTGGGCGTTTTTATGGCCTTGTGTCTGAAACATCAGTACGCCCAAACCCAGCAACCTATACAGTAAGGAGTACCTCGTGTCAGTCGTAATGAAGCAAGAGGTCGTGGCAGAGGGGTATCGCGCCTATTACTTGGGCGATCAAATCGGTGACAATCCGTACTACCCAAACGACTTCAGATCGCTGGATTGGATCGTGGGATGGAAACGTGGCAAAACCGACGAACAAGCAGAACGCGATGCCGAAGAACAGGCTGAAAATGATCTATTTCAGGGATGGAAGTAATGCTTAAGAAAGTCGAAACTCTACCACCACACAGAATCACCCCCGTCCATGAGCGTCTGTTAGATTTATCCTATGTCGTTGCTCAAGAAGAAGGCTTCCCATTTTTCTTCATGGTTAAAGTGTTTCCCGTGCGTGAAGATGCTACATGGTCTGAGCGAAGCTGGGGCGTTATCTGCGCCGTGGACGGCTGGGATGCGGTGTTTAAGACGGAAGCGTCATTACCGGGCTTGGACTCGGCTGATGGAGTGTTGCGCGATCTGCTGAAAGACCATTTTTACAAGCTTACGCTGCAAATAAACACCGTATTCAACTGCACAGACGGTAAGTACTGGCTCAAACCTGAGTACCAAATCCCCAAAAAGTAACTGCAATCAATTGCAATCCTAGCCACCTTCGGGTGGCTTTTTGTATTTATAGGCCGCAAACCACCATTTTAGGTGCTATTCCAAGTCAGGGCGTCAAAGACTAAACTTCTTGCAGAAGTTTAACCCCCCTAGACTCGGTATTATGGCCACAGTCGTCGTTCTCACTTCCGGTACTAGCTGGACAGTGCCCGCTGGCGTCACTTCGCTGACGCTGGTAGAGGCATGGGGCGCGGGGTCTGGGGGTTCCTCAAATAATAATTCAAGTGCTAAAGGTGGCGGGGGTGCTGGGGGCTATAACTCCATCGCCAACCTTACCGTCACCCCTGGGGCGTCAATCACGATTAGTATCGGGGTTGGCGGCACCGGAGAAACTTCAAGCAAAAACGCAGTTGCGGGTACCGATACTTGGTTTAACGGCACAACCCTAGCCGGTAGTTCTGTCGGTGCGAAGGGCGGGGCTGTCAGTATCAGCACGGCTGGCGGGTTGGGGGGAGTTGGCACTTCAGGCGTGGGCACAACCCCCTTCTCTGGTGGGGCGGGCGGGGCTGGCACTTCAGCGCACTCAGGCCCGGGTGGTGGGGGTGCAGCTAGCGCTGCCGGTACAGGGGGTGTGGGAACTGCTGGTGGCACTACTGTAGGCGGGGCGGGCGGTAGTAGCCCTGGGGCTGGTGCTGGCGGCACTGGCGGCACTAGTTCGACTGTCGGGCCTACAGCGGGGGCATCTAACGCCCTGGGTGGTGGTGGCGGTGGCGGCGGGGATATCGCTGGGGCAACAGCGGGTAACGGCGCAGCGGGCGGACTTCCCGGCGGTGGTGGCGGCGCTGGGTCGGGTGACACGGGTTCCAACACGGGCGGTGCGGGTGGCGGCGGCCAGATCACGATCACCTATACGGCGGGTGGCGGCGGGGCAGTGTTGGGTGCCACTCCAACTGAATTATCGACGGGGGTGGCAGCGCTAACCACGAGCATCACTGATAGCCCTGCTGCAGTCGAAACTTCACTCGCTACGGCAGCCTTAGCCAATACGTTTGCCGCTGCGGCGGGTGAGACGGCTACTGTAACGGCCCCGCTCACGACTTCCATAATAATGAAGTCCTCGACGTCCGAGGTAGCTACGACAGCCGCCCCGCTTATCGCGGTGACGACGTTTGCTGCAACGGCTACCGAACAGAGCACGGCGGGCGCGGCGCTGGCAAACACCTTGGCGGCAAGTAGTACAGAAACGTCAACGGGCGCGGCGCAGCTAACGACGAATCTTGTTTTAGCGGTAACCGCTATTGAGACCAGTACCAGTGCCGCACCGCTTGTGACTAATACGATCTTTATGGCTACGCCCATAGAGACGTCAACTAGCAACATAGGGATAGTCACCAGTATCACGCTGGCCTCCGATTCGTCGGAAAATTCTACAGCGTCGGCGGAATTCGCTAGCCCTAGTGCCACGCTCGCTGCTGCGACGATTGAGGCTAGTACGGCCAATGCCGTTATTGCTGTTGATTTAACGCTAGTGGCTGGGGCTGTAGAACAATTCACCACTACGTCGGAACTGGTGACGGTTTTGCAATTGATTGCAACGGCCAGCGAGACTAGCACCACCTCAGTAGATTTAACTATCTCGATCAATTTGGTGGCCCAAACCATCGAAACTGTCGTGGCTGAGGTAGATTTAAGCACTGGGGTGCTGCTATCGGCAGATGCTTTAGAGTTTTCCGCCGCACAAGTTGGATTAGATACCGCAAACGTACTCAGTGCCGATGCACAAGAAGTCAGTGTGGCTGTGGTGGACCTGCAAACGGTGTTGATGCTGGCCGCCGTAGCCAATGAAAGCTCGTTTGCTACGGCGTCGTTTATCGACGTCAAAGAGCATTTGGCAGCCGGGGCGGTACAGACATCGAGCACAACTGCCCTACTAGGAACCCTTGTTGCGCCTCGCAAACCGGTGCCGGTATATGCAGAAACGCGGGTTTATAAGGTATATCGGGGCTATAGGGGCATAAAGTGAGGCAACGCCAGGGTTCCTGAATAGTGGGTTCAAATGGTACTCTACGGACAGACCGGGCGGACACGCTCAATTTAGAATAGGTGCGGTATGACGCTGCAAATCCAAGACCGAGTTAAAGAAACCACGACCACCACCGGCACGGGGGCGTTGTCCCTAGCAGGTGCAATTACGGGGTTTCGTGCCTTTTCTTCAGTTTGCTCTAATGCCGACACGTGCTACTACGCACTACAGGCGGTTAATAGTTCGGGCACGCCAACAGGAAATTGGGAGTGCGGGCTAGGCACGTACACCACTTCGGGTAATACCCTGACACGTACCACCGTCACGTCCTCTAGTAATGCTGGCGCGCTAGTTTCATTAGCTGCAGGCACGACCCAGGTGTGGATTGACGTCATTGCTTCCAGTGTAGCCATGACGCAGGTGGGGTCAATCATAGTCTATGCCGGAGCAACGGTTCCAGCCGGATATCTGGCTATACCAACAGCGGCAACGACCGTAAGCCGCACCACCTTCGCGCCGTTGTTTGCGGTCCTGGGAACTACTTGGGGTGCAGGCGATGGCTCAACCACATTTGGCCTGCCGTTTTTGCCTAGTGGGTACACCTTTGTACAGGGAACTCTAGCGGCGCAGTCGGTGGGTTCAGTTATTTCTCACTTCCATACAATTGGGGATTTCATCGATTTGGAAATCGGCTACGAGTCGGGCGGTAGCCCTGCATTTGTAGGCGACGGCGCTTCGGGAGGTACTACGACTTCTACAGGTGGCGCTGCTAACTTAGCAGCCGGTGTGGGGTTTAACTTTGCCATCAAATTCTAAGGTTGAGCACGATGAAAACCGTCTATTTGTATGACGCTGTAACTGGCGCTTATGCTGGGGTATATGAAGCTCAAGAAAGTCCGCTTGAGCCGGGGGTGTTTATCGAACCCATTTTTTCGACTGATGCCCCCCCGCCAACCCCTGGGGAGAATCAGATCGCTATTTTTGCCGAGGGTGCTTGGTCATTGCAAGATGATTACATCGGGCAGACTGTATATGACCAGAGCACGGGTGCGTCTGAAGTGGTAGAGGCACTTGGGGCATTGCCAATAGGATTTGCTCTAACACCCCCGCCTCCTACGCTGGCACAAGTGCAAGCAACGCAAATTGCCACCCTGACTGCCGCGTATAACGTCGCTATTCAGCAACCTGTACCTTATAAGAGCCAGGGCGGGATAACAAAAACCTATCAAGCTACCCTCCAGAGCGTGGCGAATTTAACCCAGATGCTATTGGCGTTTGGGGCATCAGCAACTGTTCCGTTTGGGTTTTATTGGGTATCAGCAGATAATACCCAAGTACCATTTACCTACGCGGATATGCAAGGGTTAGCGGTGGCATTTGGTACCCAGGGGGCGATGGCGTTTCAGATATTACAAACGCTAAAAGCACAAGTTAAGGCCCCTAACCAAACTGTGGCGGGGGTACAGGTGATTGTGTGGCCAACTCCCAATCCTTAATTAACTATTACTGGTAAGTTATGCCTTTAGGTTTCGGCGCGATCTCAGAGCGAGGAATCTCCGAAAACCTCGGGGCGGGCATTTACTTGTCTGCTGATGCTGTTGAGCAACCAACAACAGCCGCCCCATTAACCACCAGTATTACTCTAGGGGCAGCCGCCACAGAAGTATCTACGAGTATCCCCGCTCTAGTTAATAACCTGTTGCTGGCTACTCAAGGAACTGAATCCGCAACGGCTGTTGCTCCGCTTAAAACCAGTATTGCCCTAGTGGCTGTAGCGAGTGAATCTTCGTCAGCTATGGCGAACATGCTTAGCAGCCTGAGTACGGCGGCCACTGAAACTAGTAGTACTTCGTCTAACCTACGCACGAGCATTAATTTAGCGGCGGCTTCAACAGAGATCAGCCTAGTTACCGCTGGGCTTAGCGCTGCCATGGCCGCAGGCGCAAAAGAGAAAAGCAAAAGCACTGCCGCGCTTTCAAATGCTGCTGCAGCCGCTGCGGTAGAAAATTCGTTAGGTGCCTCCAATTTAGCTACCAGCATTCTTGTTGCGGCGTCTGCCCAAGAAATTAGTACAGACCTGTCCGCGCTCGGTACTTCGATTACGGTAAAAGCTCAAGCCATAGAATCTAGTGCAGCGGGGTCTTTAATAGTAGCTGTGGTGAATTTCAAAGCAGCGGCCAGTGAAACGAGCGCCGCTACGGAGAGCCTGCACACCTCAATTCAAATGGTGGCAGCAGCTAACGAGGGGTCGTTTAGTGCTTCGCAATTAGAGACTCACACCACGTTGGCGGCCCCTGCTGTTGAGCATTCGGTGGGCCAGCCTGCACTAGCCACCTCGATACAGCTACTGTCGGCATCGGCAGAATCGAGTGGGGCTGGCGCACATCTTGTTGCGGCAACGACGTTGGCAGCCACAGCCAGGGAATCAAGCACGGGCACTCCGGGGTTAGAGACTAATTTAACCCTAAGTTCTGTGGCTAAAGAGCAATTGCTGACAACTGCTCGGCTAAGTACGTCATTGCAATTGATTGCAACGGCATCCGAGTTCAGCACCCCGAGTGTGAACTTACACACCAGCCTGACTTTACGTGCCGCCGCAAATGAAAGTAGCACCGCCACCAACACGATTGTTGCGGTAGTGACGTTTGCCGCCCAAGCCATTGAACAGTCTGTAGTCAAAGCCCCGCTGGATACTGGGATTTTGTTGGCGGCATCTACGGTGGAAAGCAACACCGCTACCGCCCGACTGACCCAGAATTTCTTTGTTGGGGTAGAAACTTCGACTGCCACAGCCACGTTGGGCACAGCGGTAGATGACTTCCAATCGTCAAATGTCTATTCCGAGATAAGAGTTTTTAATGTAACCTCTGAGTCTAGGATATTCGACGTGGCGGCCTAGCCCCGCATGTCCATTCGGTAACCCGGATTCTCTAATTTTTGGAGCTTTGTCATGACCGCAATGACGAATTACACCGTCAATCACTTTCTGGTTGATAACCTGTTTCGTGGGCAGACAACGGCGATCCCCACCTCCCTGTTTTATGGGTTGTTTATTGCTTCGAATGGTTTTGCTGCAGTTAGCACGGTGTACACCACGGGCCAAACCGTGATACCGGCAACGCCGAATGGTCACTTGTATAAAGCGACTACGGGCGGTACTTCTGGCGGCACGGCTCCGACGTGGCCTACTACGTCTGGTGGTACGGTTACAGATGGCTCGGTAGTGTGGACGGAGCAAACCCCGTCGTTGCTGGCTGGTACCTTTACCGAGGCTAGCTACACCGGCTACGGTCGTGTCACTCAGGCTTCGTCTCTGGCGGACTGGTCCGGCACCCAAAGTGCAGGCAGCACCACGGCTTCGACCGGCACCAGCGGCCAAACCAGCAATAACAACATCATTACGTTCGGTGCGCCTACCAGCGCTCAAACCGGGATTGTGGTGGGCATGTTCTTGGCTGATGCCTCGTCGGCTGGCAATATTATCGTGTGGTCGATGTTGACTAACCCGAAGACGATCAACAATGGTGACGCGGCCCCCAACTTCCCGGCAGCGGCATTCACGATCACGTGGGCTTGATTGTGGCATATTGCCCGCCAGTTATTCCGCTAAAGATCCCGACCGTAAGTAAGCTCCCTAGTGCGGTGCTGAATTACGGTTTTGATCTCAGTCCAGAGGCTGAGCCGTCGAATGACCCGTGGACCCCGCCTGGAGTCACGCTGGTTCCGTGGTTGGCCCCAGGGGAAGAAGTGATTGAACTTACCGTGACTTCAGATGGTGGTACGCCTACCGGCACTGGGGATGTAGAGATCTTGTCTCAAACGATTACTGCAAATCCCGAGGGAGTATCGGGGAGTTTGCTAACGGGCTGGATTGGTGGTGGCGTGGTTGGCACGACCTATCTGATCACGTTTTCGTGGCTTACCAATTCCACACCGATTGGTCGGCAGGACTCGCGGACCTTACGCCTCGTGTGTGTGGCAGTTCTCTAAAGAGCCAGTGATGAACTTAGAAGCCGTGAAAAAAGAACTTTCTGTGTTTGTGCTTCTCATCATGCTGGTGCTGATGGACTACCTCAAGATTGACGATGTGCTATTAAAGTCACTTTTGATGGGGTTGGCCGCCAGCATCAGCGGTTACGGCGGATTGATGGGGTATAACGCTTCCAAGGGGGCACCCCCTTCGTCGCAGTGATGCGGCCCAAACAGGGGCCGAGACTCAAAAAGATGCTGTAGAATTGCCCGTAGTAAATTTACCCACCCCAAAGGAGTTGATTATGACCACCAGCACTGATACCGCACTAGCCCAACTGGGCGAATTGCTTTTGAACAATGCCGTTGTTGCGGCTTTGCCTGTCGTGAATTCGACCCTGGCTGATATTGCCGCAAATCCGGCAGTATGGACCAACCCGGCGTCTGGCTTCCTGAAAGGCACGGCAGCCCTCGCCGCGTTGCAAGCAACCTTGCCGCAAATCGAAAGTACCAGCACCACCACGCTTGCCAATGTTGTACAAGCCATCATCGCGGCTGGCGTCGCCAAGCTCACCCCGGCACCGTTGCCGACCCCGGCTGAAATCGCTGCAGGCTTGGTTGGCGCTGCTCCCGCTGCACCGGGCGCTTAAGCGTAGCATCGCGGCAAGTTGTGCTAGCACAGGCAGCTTAGCCGCTCTTTTTATGTTCGCTGGGAGAGAAAATGGGTGCGATTATCATGCAGTTCGTGAGTGACGATAAATCGTTTGGCTCACAAGCAATTGAATGGTTTGATCATGGCCAGTACTCCCATGTGGATTCGGTAATGCCAGATGGCTCGTTGCTGGGTGCTCGTGACGACGTATATAACGGTATTCCCAAAGGTGTGCAAATCCGCCCTTCGGAATATGTGGCGGGCAAGGTTACCAAGCGCGTACTGGTGCCCACCACCGATCCGATTGCAGCGGCGTACTATGCGTTTGTTACTTCCCAGATCGGCAAGCCTTACGATGAAACCGCTATTGCTGCGTTTGTCTTTGGCCGCAATTGGAACGAAGCTGATAGCTGGTTTTGTTCAGAGTTGAATTCGGCGGGGCTGGTGGCCAGTGGTTTTGTTCATCCCCTGAGCGCTCCCGCGAATAAGATTGCCCCGGATGATTTACTGTTAATTCTGTCGGTGTTCGTGGCTATTTGAGGGTTAGGGGCTTGCGATGAAAAAGATAATTGTCGGTTGCTTGCTTAGCCTGATCACCTATGGCGCATATGCGTGGCAATTTGAGGGTGGCGTTGGGGAATCCTATTTCCCTGATTCTGGGAATGGTGTGTACTACGAGGACGGCCCGAACTTCCCGCACTCGTTGTCGTTGCACGAGCCCGCGTTTGAATTTGGCGTCACTGGTGATATCGGTAGTTCCTTTGGTTGGCACGCAGATTTAGTGGATCTGGGCAGTGTAAAGACCGATGCAACGGTAGACTCCAGTGACGCCAACTATAGCCCGTCAACCGGGGGTTGTAACGGCCCATGCGCCCCGACCGAAACCATGCATGGCAGTGGCTCGATTATCGGGATTGCGCTCACAGGCGAAGTTCACCATGAGTACTATGGTTTTCGCTTAGCGGCTGAAGCAGGCCCGTTTATTTTTGTGCCGCAGTGGTCAGTGACCATCTCCAACCCCTACGGTAGCACCACTTACCGTTATGCTTCTACGGTACAAGTTGGCGCGGTGCTTGGGGCATCGGTAGGGCGTGGCCCCTACAGCCTAGCTTTTCAGTACTTCTTTGATCGGACTAAAGGCAGCCCTTCACCGGGTATCTGGACCGGGACGTATCTGCTGGTGGCACGTTATAAATTCTGAGGTGTGACATGGGATTCCCGGGTAACCCTAATAGTCAAGGTAACGCCGCCGCGTCGATTCCTGTGTGGATCGATGTGCCCCCTGCTGCTACTGGCCCGTACCCGAATAATAAGAATTTAACCGGGGGCGCTACCCCAGTGTATGAAGTGGCAGCCCCGACCGGCAATCCCCCCTACCCGAACAATCAAGGTACGAGCACCACGGGGGTAAATCGTGGTGCGATTCCAATCAGGGTAGTAGCTCAGCCCGCTGCGGGTGCACACTCGAATGATCCTACCCACGATGCGGCAGCGATTCCCGTTTATGTGGTAGGTACGAATACCGGAATTTTGCCTGTCTACCCGAACGCGCAAGGCAACGTGCATGGAGCACAACCTGTTTGGATAGCTTGACATGTTCTACTGTCTTCGCCTTTGCCACCTTCGGGTGGCTTTTTTATGCCTGGGGTTATCTGGGTGTATTGTTGTGCCTAATGTAGACCCCATTACCTACCAGATGACATGTTGTTCGGCGTATTCAGAGCCGTATCCCGGATTATTAACGAGTGGCACATTTAAGAAAGTGGGTAAAAACTACACAATATTGGGCACAGTCAAATGGAAGTACTGAGTTTTGCAATTGATTGCAATTCTTATGAGTAGGCAAGTAGACCTGCTGAACCGTACAATGTCACGACGGAAGAATTCGCCATATTTTAGCGGGAGTACGAATGTCTGACATCCAAACCGAAGGCAACGGTAATGCCTCCTTTGGTATTACTGGCAGTGCTTTAGGTACTCAATTACAGTCTCTGCTCACCACCGGGGGCATTGAGCCGGGGGCAGACGCATCATACCAACTGTGCAAGGTAATCTACCTCTACCACCCGCTGGGTGCCAAGATGGTGGAAATGCCGCTCAATATTGCCCAGAGCCAGCAGCGAGACATCTCGATCCCCGAAGGCCCCGAAGACAAGGTGCGCAAGGCGTTTCAGGATGAATGGAAATCCCTTAACGCGGATAAGCACATTTTCAATACGATGCGTCTAAGCCGCATCTACGGCATATCCGCGATTGTGTACGGTGCGGAGGGAGTGCCAACTGACCGCCCGATCAAACCCCAAGATTTGCCGGGGCTGAATATCTATTTCAACGTGCTAGACCCACTGAATACGTCAGGTAGTTTGGTGTTGAACCAGAATCCTAATTCCCCGGACTTTCAAAAGCACACCTCGATTGCGGTGTCGGGCCAAGCCTATCACCGTAGTCGTGCCTGCGTAGTGTCCAATGAAGAACCGATTTACATTGCCTACACGACTTCAGCATTTGGTTTCGTGGGACGTTCGGTCTACCAGCGGGCGCTATTCCCGCTGAAGTCATTTGTGCAGTCGATGATTACCGACGATCTGGTGACCCGCAAGGCCGGGGTGCTAGTGGCGATGATCAAACAAGCAGGGGCTTTTGTTGATAAAGTCACCATGGGCTTGATTGCGGTTAAGCGTAATTTCCTGAAAGAAGCTGAAACCGGCAATGTGTTGAGCATTGGGCACGAGGACAAGATTGAGTCATTGAACCTGCAGAACGTCGATACCGCGATGACCACTGCCCGTAAAAACATTCTGGAGAACATTGCCGCCAGCGCCAGTATGCCCGCGCTGATCTTGAACAACGAGACGTTTGCTGGCGGGTTTGGTGAGGGCACGGAAGACGCCAAGGGCGTGGCTCGATATATCGAAGGGATTCGTTCGGAGATGCAGCCCTTGTACGATTTCTTCGATAGGATCGTACAGTTCCGCGCTTGGAATCCTGACTTTTACAAGACGATACAAGCAGAATTCCCTGAATATAAAGATGTTCCTTACCTGACGGCATTTTATCAGTGGGTCAATAGCTTTGAAGCGGCATGGCCTAGCCTATTGATTGAGCCGGAATCGGAACTAGTTAAGGTAGACGAGGCCAGAATCAAGGCTATTGTAACTGCAGCCGAAGTAATGCTCCCGGTACTCGACCCGGACAACAAGGCATCCATGGTGCAGTGGATTCAGGACAACTTTAACGAACAGAAACTGTTGTTCAAGCATGAGATGAGTCTGGATATAGAGGCTTTACGCAATTACGTTCCGCCAGAGCCTACAGCGGAACCTAAGCCACTTGATCAGTTGAGCCGGTCGGATTCCGTGAATACGATGCCCGCCCCAATATTGGCCCCAGAAGGCAGCGCCGGGGTGGTGCCGGTTAAACCCGGTGTAAAAATGGCGTTTAAGTAATGAATTTCTACGAGACGGTTACCGCTGCGGTAAAAGATATTTCCCTGCATGGCTACGATTCGCAAGCCCGGGTTGATAAGTGGTTGTCGAATATGCGCCAAGCGGCACTGGCGTCGTTGATTCCACTCCCCCAGGTAGAAAAGGATGTGGCGAATAACCTACGTGCGGTCTATCAACGCATGGTGGTCAAAGGCAACATCTTGGAGCACCACCCTGGGGTGGCCCGCTACACGCTGGATATGTTGCGGCCCAAGCTACGTAACGAGTTAGATCGGCGCATCATGGCGAACGCCAACTTGATCAAACTCAATCGTGAAGCGGCGATACAGAAAACCCTGCAGCGCTTTGCGGGCTGGAGCACCAGTATTCCTGCTGGTGGTAGCGACGTAGTGGAAAAGGTGGAGGTGAAAACCAACATCCGTAAGTCGCTGGCGCAACTACCGTTTGAAGAACGCCGGGTCGCAATTGACCAGGGCCACAAGTTTCTTTCGTCGCTGAATAGCATCATCGCTACAGATCGCGCCGCATTAGGTGCGGTGTGGCATAGCCATTGGCGGCGGCCCGGGTATAACTACCGGGAGGACCACAAAGAACGTGATTTGAAGTTCTATGTAATCAAGGGCAACTGGGCGATGGAAAAGGGCTTGATGAAAGTCGGCCCCGATGGTTATACCGATGATATCACCCAACCCGCCGAGGAACCGTTTTGTAGCTGCAACTATAGGTACGTGTACAACATCACAGATGTGCCGACCGAACTGTTGACCGAGAAAGGTCGCAACGCACTTGCAAAGGCCACAGCATGAGCACCGCCGAACAGATTATGGAAACCTCGAAGCTCACCCCGGCTGAATACGCCAAGCGGGCCATTGCGCACGCCAATTTGGGTTCGGGTTCCGCACTGCAAGTGATTGCAGCGCGAGACCGCTTTCTGGAAACTCACGGTGACACCGCCCAGTCGTTAGAGGAATACTGCGTCGGGGAAGGTCGGTGGCCCTTACTCGTGTTTTTGCAGTCGCTGGGGATTCAAACCATCCAAGAAACTGAATGCCTGTTTGAACCAGACGTAAAAGCTGATTCAGCGGAAACCCGCGCTGATGACGTGGAGTTTTCTGCCGACCCCACCCCCATCATCAAGAAAGATGACGAGGCAGTAAAGAAGCAGGCGGCGGGCATCTTGTTTATTACCAGCGGGGGCAAGGTGCTAGTGGGCCTGCGGGCGGAACAAGGCGAATACCAGGGCCACTGGGGAATTTTTGGCGGCCATCACGAGGAAGGTGAGACGCTGGAATTTACCGCCATCCGTGAGGTGCTGGAAGAAACCGGCCATGAAGTCGAAGGCCGATTGCAATTGATTGCACAGACGCTGGTGGACGGCACAGAGTTCACCTACTTCGTCAACGTGTGCAAACCGTTCGAAGTGGTGCTGAATGAAGAACACGTCAGCTATCAATGGTTGTCGATGGGTGAGTTGATGGGCGGCCCGGTAATCCCCGGCCTGCTCGAAGTGATCAATTCCCCAGAAGTCACGGCCTTGCGTCTGACCAAGATGAACGAGTTACACATCGCACGGGCCATGACGAATGGTTCACTGCCGTCGCCACAGAAATATGCCAACGTGTCGATGTACAAGATGCGTATCACTGGCACTGGTAAGGCTTTTCGACGTGGCCAGCCCGAGAAAAAGGATAAGGACGGCAAGGTTACTCAGGTGGAAATCAAAGACGAGTACGTTTTTCGTCGGCCAGAGAGCTACCTGAATCAAGATTTTCTGGACCGGTGCCAAGGTCTAGCGGTGATTTTTCAACACCCCGAGAAGAAAGTTTTGAACTCGATTGAGTTCAGTGAAAGACTGGTAGGTATGATGGTTTGCCCGTTTATCCTGGGAAAAGAGGTATGGGGTATCGCCAAGATCTATGACGAAGACACGGTGACAATTCTCGATAACGAAAATATGTCAACTTCACCTTCTGTGGTGTTCCACGATAGAACGGTAAATAGTACTATTGCACTCAATGATGGTTCGGTACTGTTAATTGAAGGCGAACCCAGCCTGCTTGACCATCTGGCGATTTGTGAGCAAGGGGTGTGGGATAAGGGTGGCGATCCATACGGAATTATTTCTGAATCCGCCACCGCAACCCAAGCCTGATTCTGAAACCACCAAGGAGTAGTTGAAATGACTGAAGCAGAGTTGAAGGCCAAAGCTGATACGGAAGCTGCTGAAAAGGCAAAGGCCGATGCGGCTCGCGCTGATGCAGAACCTGCGTGGGCAAAGAATCTCTCCGCCAAGTGTGACGCGGTGATGGACGTGTTCAAGAACGATGCGGCACGCGCTGACAAAATGCGCGCCGATGCCGAAGAAAAAGAGAAGGAAGAAAAGGCTAAGGCTGACAAGGCCCGCGCTGACGCTGAAGCTGAAGAAAAGGCAAAAGCTGATAAAGCTCGTGCCGATGCTGAAGCCGAAGCTGCTGCAAAGCCCGCTGAAACCGCTGCCGATAAGGCCAAGGCCGACGCAGAAGCTGAAGAAAAAGCCAAGGCCGACAAAATGCGTGCCGATGCGGAAGCTGAAGCCAAAGCCGATTCGGCCAAGCGTGACCTTGAATTCAAGGACATGCAAGACCGCCTCGCCGCGCTGACCGGCGCTGTGCACATCTCGGACGCTGACCGCGTGGCGCTGGCTGAAATTCAAGCCCGTGCCGATGGTGTCGCAAATGCGTTCGGTGACCGCGCTCCCGGCCCCCTGGCTGGTGAAACCCCGGTGAATTACCGCCGCCGTTTGGCCGCCAAGTTCAAGCCGCATAGCTCGGACTGGAAAGACCGCGATCTGTCCGTCGTGCCTGACTCGATGCTCGATGTGGCCGAAAAGGCAATCTACGCTGACGCAGAACGCGTCGCCGCTCACCCGGCAGACATTGCCCCAGGCACGCTGCGCGAGATCGTCAAGCATGACCGCACGGGCCGCCGTATCAGCGAGTTCGTAGGTTCCCCGAGCGCGTGGATGGACCAGTTCAAGTCGCCTGCTCAACTGCAAGTTCGTATCAACAAGGAGTTCAACTAAAATGGCCGCGAATATCTCTTTCCAACCGTTTGCGACCACGAACGCCGCTGGTTCGTTCTCGATCCAATCGGACGGTTACGTACAGGGCGTCGCCCTTGACGATCCGGCAATCCGGTTTGCCCTGTCGGGTGGCCCGCTAGCTGCGACCGAATCACTCCCGATGTGGGGTGGCGTGGGTATCTTCGAAAATATCCCGACTTCGACGCAAAACAGTTCGGTCGGCAGCAACATCGGTCGCGCTACCTCGCTGACGAACCTTACCGGGTTCTCGGTGCTCAATCAGGCTACCGCGTGGGTTACCAGCCCGCAGTCGGAATGCCCGAGTGCTGGTGTCGGCACCACCGTGCCGTTCTACCGCCTGGGTTCCGGTGCGCGCATCGCGCTGGCAATCGATCCGTCGATGGTCACGCTGGATGGTGGCTTGATCACCCAGCAAGTTTCGTGGGACTTCAACAACCAGCGCCTGCAACCGTTCGATGCAGCTACCGCGACCTACTCGCTTACGTCGATCACCTCGTCGTTTGCCAACGGCGTGTACACCTTCGCGGTGGTTGGCGCGGTCGCTACCCCGGTCGGCGCAGTCGGTGACGCGATCAACATCAGCGGTGTGACCGGCACGGGCGCGAGCCTTGTGAACGGTAACCAGATCGTTACGGCGTTCACTGACAACCAACACTTCTCGTTCCAAGTGACGGCAGCTTCGGGTGCTATCGCTACGGGTGCGCTGGGTGGCACGTTGCTCCTGAATTACGGCACGGGTGCACTGTCGGTCAAGATCCTGAAGCTGAACATCGGCAACAGCAAAATCGTGACCTACGATGCGGTGAATAATCTGGTCCACTGGACTAACAATGGCTCCACGGCCATCGCATTGATCTAAAGGAGCCTTACCATGGCCGGTGTAACCCCCTCATACGTCCAGCTTCACCCGTCGTATGTCATGCCCGAAGTTATCCTGCAGTATCAGCAGGCTTCGGGAGCATTCGAAACCCTGCAGGGCGGCGAGCCGTTGACGCGCCTCGGACAAGGGGACTTGGTTGCTTATGTCAAGGCATTCGACATTCGCACGGCCACGGCTTCGGGTCAAAGCGCATACAACCAACTGCCGTCCGTCTCGATCACGCCGCGCATGATCAGCACGGCGACCTACTTGGTGCGCGTGCGCGCTGAGTACGATCACCACGACATCGCTGCCTTCGGTCAGTGGGGCGCTTCGCTGGTAGACGCACAACGCCTCGGCGTGCGTCAGGGTATTTTCCAGCAAATGCGTACCGCGCTGTTGTACGGCTTCAATGCCGCCAACGGCGAAGGTTTGCTGAATACCCAAGGGGCAACCGCAGTTACGCTCCCGGCAGACAGCAACGGCGATGTATCGATCAGCACGTACGACAACGGCCAGCTTGCGATTTTCTTCTTGACCCAACTTGGCGCATTGAAGACCCGCACGCTGCAAATCGGTCAGCCGACCGCGATCACGATTCTTGCCCCGCAACGGGTCATTGCTCAGATGTCGTATGTCGGTATCGTACAGTTGGTGCAATACCAACGCGTGGGTGCAGGTACTGACGTGACCGCTGGCGTGGTGAGCGCTGTCGCAGCTAATCAGGGTGACAAGGTTATCTGGGTAGCAGACGACACCCTGATCGGCCAAGGTGCTGGCGGTACGGACGCTATCATCATGACCGCACCGGAAGTAAAGAAGCCAGTTGGCAGCCCGATCAACACCAACGAGTTCGCTCGTTTGGCACCGGGATTCGAAGGCTGTAACATCCAGTTGTGCGACATGGCAGCCCCGCGTGAGATTCCCACGCCGTTGCCGGGTGGCGCGATTGATGTGTTGTCGGAACTGCGCATCACCAGCGGTTGGACGCTTCGCCCTGAAGCTCTGACCATTATCAGCGCACCGTTCTAAGCTACCAAAAGTAGCTGTACAATGTGAAAGCCCGGTTCCCGTTATGGGCGTCGGGCTTTTGCATTTAAAACCGCACCTTTATAAACAACGGAGTACATAACATGACCAAGCTGTATATTGCGAACTGCTCTAAGTTTGTCCAAGATTTCATCTTTCGCGTGCCGGAAGTGCAGCAACTGTTCAAAACCACGATTGCCGTGGGTGGGCAAAATCAGGTGTACAAAGACACCAGCCGCGAGATTCTGGAGGCGATTGTTGACCAGCACCTCAAGTATGGGTTGATCCCCGTTAGCGAGATCGACCGCACCAAAGGTTTTTTCGGTCTGTGCTATAGCTTCGATACCCCAATCAACGTCGAAAAGATGATGAACGCGATCCAGCATAACGACGAAGCACTGGAACTACGCGGCCATGAACTACGCAAGTATCAGGCGGCCAGCTTGAGCGACAAGATCGACAACAATCTGATGGGTTCGGAAAGCAAGCTGCAGGGCATGGAAGTTGAAATCCAAGAGCAGCAAAAGGTGGGCAACAATGATCCCAAGATGGTTGAAACCATCCAAGTGGCTAAGCCCGGTAGCAAGGCCGCTGCTCGCGGTGCCGAACGTGCGGCTAACGCTTAAAGGCTCATCATGTACCCTGCTACCTTTGCCAACATTACAGACTTTGAGTACTTCATCCAGAGTGTGATGGGGGTACCGGTAGCAGCTTTGCCTTTGACGTCCCCCGATATCACCACGGCATTTTGCATAGCGCTGGACACGGTGAACCCGTTAATCAAGATCCACAGCCTCACGTATTACAACCTCGCGGTGTATAACTTCGCGGGTGACTACCTGATCAACTGGGCTAATGACCAGATGTGTAGCACCTATTTTGAAGATCTACGTAAGAAGTTCAACATCACCGGGTTCGTCTCAGGGGTGGTGGCCTCTACGGCAGACGTATCGACTTCCACCTCACTTAAAGTACCCGATTCGCTGGGCGACTTGACGCTGTTCGACCTGCAATTGCTGAAGACCCCCTACGGGCGGACGTACCTATCGATAGCGCAAAAGTTTGGCGCGGTCTGGGGTCTCTCGTAATGAAGCTCGTTCTGGGGGTGGTGGTACTGCCCTACGCTCACGACACACCTACGCAGAAAGTTTCCCATGCTAAGCCTGGAAAGCGTAACAAGCCCCACAAGGCCAAAAGTTTTGGCAGTGACAAGCAAGTAACCACCGGGGATGTAGCAGAGTGGCTCGAAGATGAGTACCACATCATGGATACCTTCGTAGAGCAACAGATGCCGGTGATTACCATGGAGTTTGAGAAGGCGATCTCGGGGGCGATTGTTAATCTCAGTTTGGGCGCTCCCCCTACCGCTTTCCCGCTTGAGTCTGCAATGGAAAATTTGCAGCAGGAATTCCGCACCTTCCTAGATGAGAACGAAGTCGAGGCTGCTGGGGTGGCAGGCGTCCCAACCAAGGCCGCCCAGCGGGGGGTCAATCACCGCCTCAAGATCAGTCGTGGCTCGCCACGTCCGTCTTTTATCGATACAGGGCTATATCAGAATTCCATGAAAGCGTGGATTGAAGACGACTAAATTTTGCAATCAATTGCAGTGAGCTAACATGCCCTCCATAGCAGAAAGTATCAATAGTGCCAACCCTCTCCAAGGCCCGCTAAAAGAGGGGCTGGATACGCTTTCTGCTAGCCAACAAATCACATTCACGTTGTATGTGAAGCTGATTCTACCGCTAGACCGCTATGTATTCTGGGTGCGCTCGGACTTAGTGAGTGACATGGCGCTGGGTGGCGCGTATTCCTACTCTGTGCCGGATGGGGGTGGCCCGCCCCCCGCGCCAGTTATCTGCGTGCCTGGGTCGCTGCACTACGCCACTCAAGTCAAGCAGAATGAGGATGAGAGCATCGCCGTAAGAAGCGTGACCTTTACCGCTGAAAGCGAGGTACAAGACTTCAATAAGGTAGGCCCCTGCGTGATGTATATCGGTGAGTTTGAAGGGCTACGTTTTGCCTTCAATCGCCGTGAGTCGTTCTACCAGCAAGCGGGCCTGTTCCACTACACAGGGGACGCTGTTTACCCCGCGCTGGCTTCCCAACTGGTCGATTGCCTAGAAGATTTTGATGCCACCAATGTGGTGGTGAGTAATAGCTTGCCGATTTGGCTGGCACTGAATAAGTTCATGCCGATGTATCCGTCATTTTTAGTGCAAGAAAACCTAGAACCGCCCTATGCCTCGGTGCATATTCCCCCTGATAGCACACGAGCAATCGGCGCAGCCCCATTTTGGGATCGCACAGGTACGCATTCCCAGTTAGTACGTGAAAAGGTTAAGATCACGCTGTACGGTTTAAGGAACTACAACGCCTTGGACTTTCAAGACTACCTGTTTCAGAACAGTCTTGATAACCCCAGTGTTTGGGGTCTGTGCAACACCCCAGTGATGCAGGATGAGAAGCGAACGCAGTCCGAGCTAACCATCCTGGCGCAGAAAAAGGTGTTTGAGTTGGAGATCAATTACTATCAGGTTCGGGCACGTAACATCGCTCGGCAACTGATCTTAAAGTGCATCCCGACCTTCGGTTTCGCTGACTAGTAATTTCATTAGTATTTTCTTAGGAGCCACAAAATGCAAACCCCGTTGAATCTGAATTCCAAGAATCCCGCTGGCGCACTGGTTACCACCAATGTTGGCGCGGCTGGTGATCTTCGCGTGACCCGTGGTGGTACTAGCTCAAAGCTTAATCTTGCCGCTGGCAACAACGTGGTCAAGGCCGCTGCTGGTCGTGTAGCGCGTGTGAGTTTTACCACCGCTGCTACCGGTGTGTGTGGTGTTTATGACACCGCCACTGTGGGAGGTATTGGTGCCGCCACGCTGATTTGGCAAGCAGCTACCACCACCGAAGGACAGATCGTTGATCTCGACTGGCCGTGCGCAAACGGTATTGTGGTTGTGGTCGGTACGGCGGGCGTGGCTTCAGTTTCGTTTGCTTAAGCCCCAGCTTAGAACCCCCCACTATATAAGGATCGGCAATGACTAACGCCATCGTACAAGTTAACGTATCACAGACGATTGCGCCTGCTCCGAATAAGCTGCAGCGCACAGGCGCGTTGATCTCGCAGGGGGGTACTAATCTGCCCACGGGCACGTACAGCCTGCTAACCGCACAAGGCGACCTGACGCCGCTGTTACCTACACCACAGGCGATTACCAGTTTGACGTGGCTCTCGTCTGTGGTGACGGCCACGTGCGCGGTGGCCCACGGATACCCTGTCGGGGAGACTATCAACCTTACGGTCGCTGGTGTAACCCCTGCTGGTTATAACGGCACGTTCGCGTGTACGATTGCCAGCACGACGACCTTCACCTACGCGTTGGTGGCTAACCCGGGCACGCAGACTGTTGCAGGCACGGTGGTAGCGACGAACACTTCGGTGCTGAGCGCGATGGTCAACACGTTTTATGACCAGCCGGGGCAGCTTTCGGTGTATGTGCTGGAGTTGGGTCCGAACACTGCCGCCGCTGGTATTGCCGCGCTCGACGCGTACATCATCGCAAATCCGGGTTTCTTCTACTCGTATCTAATCCCGCGTGGTTGGGATGCCGATGCGACGTACGCCCCGTTCGTGGCTAACTTCAATTCCACCACCGCCAAGGTGTATTTCTACACCACGGTGACGCTCAGCACTTTCGCCAGCCTGACCAGCAACGGCTTGAACAAGTGCTGCCCGGTCATGATCGAATCGGTGACCCCGGCACTGCCCGCTGATGAGTACAGTATGGCGGCGATGTTTTGGGCCACGCTGAATGCGAATCCCTCGTCTTCGAACAAAGTACCGCCGCTGTGCTTCACGTTCCTCGTGGGTGTGACTGCTGGTACGTGGACTGGGCCGCAATTGACCTCGTTCAAGTCGAGCAACGTCAACTTCGTGGCGACCGGTGCCGAAGGGGGTATCAGCAATACCATGTTGCAGTGGGGCAATATGCCTGACGGCAACCCGTGGAACTACTGGTATTCGGCTGATTGGACACAGATTAACCTTGACCTGAATATTTCGAACACGATCATTAACGGTTCGAATACCACGATCAACCCGCTGTACTACGACCAGCAAGGCGTGAATCGCTTGCAGGCGTCGGCGGTGCAGACTATGCAGCAAGCCATTTCGTTCGGGCTGGCACTGGGTCAGTTGATACAAACCCAGCTTGACCCGACCACGTTTGCTAACAACGTGTCGGCAGGGTTGTACGTCGGTAACGTGGTGGTCAATGCGATACCGTTTGCAACGTGGACGGCGGCTAACCCCAGCACGTTCTCTGAGGGTATCTACGGGGGTATGGCTGCCCTGTACACGCCTGCTCGCGGATTTGAACAGATCTTGTTCAACCTGAATGTTTCGAACATCGCTTAAAGGGTAACTAGATCATGGCTACGAATCCTCTTATCCCCCAGGGCACGCTTAACCGGTTGCGGGCGAGTGTGGTTTGGACTGATTTTCCAAACCTCAACGTCACCGCGCCATTCTTGAATAAAGAAGGCATCCGGTTGGCCCTTGACGGTGAGGCGACGACCTTTGTGCAGACGATGACGGGGGCGGTCACGTCCCCCGAGCCGTATCAGATGATCACGCTCACCATGAACATCTTGAAAACCAATGGTCTCGCCGCACAGTACCAATCCCAGATGCAGGACACCACGGTTCTGGGCAATGGTACGGTGATTACCGACACCACCTCGCTACCGGTGTTTCCGATTGTGAACTGCGCCCTCGAAGGGGTTCGTGAATTGAATCTTAGCGGTGAAGATGCGGGGTTTGCCGTCACGATTCGCGGCTACTGGCTGGTGAATAACGCGCTCTGGAATTTGCTGTAACATAGCCTGCAGTTGGGCAGCAGTCCATAAGCCCCCTAACGGGGGTTTTTACTTCGTACTCAATGAGTGAGACCAAATGAAAATCGACAAAGCCCTGAATCTCGTTATCCCGCTAGAGAGCGGTTGGGTACACGCAACCCCGATTTCGTATGCGATTTTCGAAAAGTACTTTCTGCCAATCTCGAAAGCCTTTGCGCGCGTGTACGCCGAGGGGCTGGGTTCGTTGGCTGGCCCCCGCGTGGCGTACATGATCTTAAAGCAAGTCTCCATCGAAGACGGTTTGTGGGGAGGCCCCGAGGGTGTCGAGAAGGGTTTGATGAATGAAATTTATCGCCTGACTAACGTGATGCTACCCAGCGATAACGGGTGGAACACATTGCCCATGTACGAGGCTACCCGGCAAAACCTGTTGAACGATAGCGAAGTGTCGGAGGTCACTAATGCGTTAGTTTTTTTTACTTTGGCTTCTGTCATGCACAGAACGCCAGAAAAGGTAAAAGCTTTAGCTGGGATGACGAAATTCTGGGATGGGCAAACTACGTCGTTGGACTGTACCGCGTACAAAGCTTCCTTGCCGACCTTGACACCAGTAGACAGTACTGGCGTGACGCCGATAGTCTCGTCAGTACCATCCTGACATGGGTAAGTGAGGAAGGATTCGAACAGTTCTTCGGCCAGTCCATTTATGATTTTGGTTTTATAGAGGCCCAGCAGTACCGACAGCGTTACATTTTGGCGGCGTTGAAGTCTAAGCGGGGGCGCTAAGTTTTGCAATTGATTGCACGAATAGGAAACCGCCGTGGCTGATAAACCAATTATCAAGATCGAAGTCGATAGCGAAGACTTTGACGTGTTTGCGGATAAATTCAACGCCTACCGCGAACATTTAAAGAACAACCCCGAAGCCTGGGCATCCGTCAATAAAGAAATCGGCGGGGTTAAGAACGCGTTTGAGTCGGCGGGGACTGCTTTTGATAGGGTACAAAAGGGTGCGAAAGACCCTGCTGTACCCCGTGCTTTCGATCTCATCACCAAGAACGCTAAGGCCAGCGAGAAGTCGTGGGGCAATATCTCGAAAGAAATCGAGAAAAGCTCCAAATTCATGCAAGGTCTGGTGCGCGGCTCGATCAATTTCTCGGCGTTTGGTGGTTTGGCCGGGGCTATTGGTGGGCTGGGCGCGACGATATTCGGCAGCACGTTACTTTCCGCCAGTAGCGTGGCCGCCCAGAATTCCTCCAGTCGTGGTCTAGGTCTCGAACTCGGCAAAGAATCCGCTTTCAACACATTTTTCAAGAGATTTGGCTTAAATTCCAATGATCTAGAGTCAATGGAAAACGCTAAGGAAGACGTTACTCAGCAAACTCCACTCTTGAATGCTGGCATCACCAGCAAGCAAATCAACAGCGAAGACGCTGAAGAATTACAGTTTGACTTCGCTAAGCGCGTAGGCAAGCAGTATTCCGAATGGGAAAAGACCAGCCCTGCTTTTGCGCTGACACAAGCGCAGGCGTTCGGCTACACGAATTTCTACAGCCCCGACCAAATGCGGAACCTGGGTTCGTACGCTAATAGCGGCGAACTTGACAAAGCGCAAGATCAATTCAATTCGCATTGGAAAGAAATGGGGGTTAGCCAATCACAGGCTGACGAAGCTAGCGCGTTTGACACGCACCAAGCTGCCAATTTCAAAGAAATCGAAACCGCGTTTGATGCTGCTGTTATTAAGCTCACCCCCGCATTAGATCGCTGGTCTGATGCTGCCACTAAACTTAGCGTCAGCTTGATAGCAGGCGCTGCAAATTTAGTTGATGCCGTTGCGTCTCCACCCCACAAAGAGGGCGAGCCTTACGCCCCTGGCGTAGTGGGTGGATTTCAAAAAGCTGGGGACTGGATCTGGGATAACGTATTGGGTGGATGGAAGAAAAATCACACTGAAGCGGGACAACCAGAAGGGCTTGCCCCCTCGGCTGGTGGGGCTACTAGTAGCTGGAACGCACTGCTCGATTCGGTCAAGGGCATTGAGAGTGACAATAATCCCAACGCAGAAAACCCCAATAGCCATGCTAAGGGGGCCTATCAGTTAATGGACGATACTGCTAAGCAGTACGGAGTTGACCCATTTGATGAAAAGGCTTCACGGGGTGCTGCCCAAAAGTTGTTGCAGCACGATCTTGCCAAGTTCGGGGATATGAGAAAAGCTCTCGCCGCTTACGATTGGGGTGAGGGCAATCTCGACAAGGATATCAACGGGTACAAGGATAAGAAAGGTGTGTGGCACGCTGGGCATGGCGACCAGTGGGATCAGTTTTTGCCGAAAGAAACCTCAGATTATTTGAATAAGTATGACGCGTATGGGGTGGACTTAAACTTAGCGGATTACGATCCCTCTAATTCTGCCGCCCAGCCAGCTACGCAAACTCCCACTCCTACCGGAGTGCAGCCAGCTACGCAAACTCCCAACCACACCGGAGTGCCACCTAGTGCCGCGTCCGTAAAGATGACGGAATACGCCAACTACATCAAGAGCCTGTTCCGTGAGGGGGGTGGCAATCAGATTTTCGGCCCGCGTATGAACAATGACCAAGACGCCCCTAGAAAAGCAAATAACACCGTTACACCCCAGCAAAACATCGGGGTAACGGTAAACACCGCCCCTGGTGCCGATGTTTCTGTGACTGGCGCAAGCCTAGTTCAATAAAAACACTATGCGTTATTATCGAATCAAGGTTGTTGACCCCTCCACCGGAAAAATTCTGGTGCCTAGCCCTGTGCAAAACGTGGGGTTCTCTCTTAGCTCCGACCCAAACGCTAGTACTTGGACCACGCTAAATCCTCAAGCCACGGTGTTTTCCGTGGGTGGTAGTAACTTGGCTGCGCAGCGTGTGGAGGTGGATATATCCACAACCGCTATGCACATTCCTTATACTAAGGCTAGCCCATACGTTAAGATTTACGGCGTGCCGCTGGCTCAGATCAATCAAGCTTCGTACCTGAATGGAAAATTTATATCGGTAGAAGCCGGTATGGCGAAGGGCCTGCCGTTGGCGAACCCGCAACAAACAGGGTTGATTACTAGCGGGCAGATCTTACGGGCTTTTGGTAACTGGATCGGCACCGAGCAATCGTTATGTGCGTACATCATCCCGGGGGGATCAGCTACAGCCTATAGCCAAGCTGCTGGTGGGGCTGCTGGTCTGATCCCGGTAACTGGCGATACCCCGGCCAATTTGATTTTCAATTGGCAGCAAGGCCAGCCCATCATGCAGGCTATCACCACGACTTTGAGCACTGCATTTCCCCAACTGAATGTGGCGGGGGAAGTAAATGCAAATCTGGTTTGGAATTCAGGCGCTGCGAAGGTCGGGTATTTCCAGACGTTGCAGCAGTTCGCACAGTTTATTAACGACGTGAGCGTTTCCATTATTGCTGGCCCTACCCCAGCGAATAACATCTATTTCACGGCACAGAATTCCACGTATGGTGGGATAAGTATCCTCCTACAAGGTGGGGTTCTTTACGTTAATGATAACAGCACCCAGACAACGCCAATCCCCATTGCGTTCCAAGACATGATCGGGCAGCCGACTTGGAATTCCCCAGGGGAGGTACAAGTTACAACGGTGTTAAGGGCTGATATTCAAGCTGGGGATTACATCAAGCTACCGCCAGCACAAGGCACCATTACAGGTGGCGCGGCTTCTCAGGCGGGCACGAACCCGTTTAACAGCACCCAGAAAGACGGGTCCGTGTTTTCTGGGGTTTTCTTTGTAAAAAGCGTGCGGCACGTTGGCGACAGTCGTAATGCCTCCGGTACTGCGTGGTGCACATTGTATGATTTAATTTTTTTGCAGGCTTCGACTTCTCCCGTGGCGGCGCTGCCTTTTGTTTATAAGAACGCCAGCAATAACATTTATGGGTTTACTCAATAATGGCAACCGACCATCTAAAAACCCCGCTTGCTCGCAGTTTGCCAGCAGGCGTAACGGCCCAGATTATGGACGCCGTGCAGTTGACGGGGAAAGCACTGCCTTGCCACGTCATAGCAGTAGAGGGTGCTCTAATCACAGTGGCCTTTGATGTTAGTGGGCTTTATACCCTGCCCACCGTGACGATTCCCCTGTTTGGGCCTGAGTACGTTCGCTACCCGATTAAAGCTACCGATCTCGGGGTTGTTATTCCCTGTGATGCGCGACTCGGATATACCAGTGGACAAGGTGGCGGTATTCCTGATCTCTCCACCCCTGGGAATTTAGAATCGATTTTCTTTATGCCCCTAGGCAATAAGAATTGGGTAGCGGTCGATCCGGCTCAAGTAACAATCTATGCCCCTAATGGGGTGACGATTCGTGATACTGGGAGTGGGGCTACAGTGGTGCTACACCCGACTTCGATTGTGGCGACGATTGGTAGTACCTCGGTAGCAATGGACGGGAGTAGTATTACGATGACTGCCCCCTCTACCGTTACGCTTAAAGTGCCCTCCATTGTTTTAGATGGGCAGCTTAGTCAAGGCGAAGGGGCAACCGCCTATAACGCCTCATTAAATGGCCCACTTACGGTGATAGGAGATGTGATTGCTGGGGGGATTTCCCTAATCGATCACGTACATGTTTCCTCGGCACCGGGTACAGATACCAGTGCACCAGTAGCAGGAACGTAGTGCAATCAATTGCAATTTAGCTAGGGGCAGGAATGAGTTCACTAGGGATGGAAATCTTCAAGTTGGGGTATCAGATTTCCCCAATTATCATGGTGAATGGGATTGCGTCGCAGATCCCGGGGCAAATGCTGCCTATCGTAGCTATTACCGAGGCCGCCAATTTCACGTTGGGGCTACTCAGTGGTAATGGCGTGCCTGACTTAGATCAGTTTTTTGCACACTGGAAACCACTACCGGGCACGACTTTGATATCAAATCAAGTTGCCACGTACCCGTTTGCTAATCAGGCGGTGGCTGGCAACGCGATCATTGCCCAGCCTTTGACGGTTTCCATGTTGATGGACTGCCCCGTGCAAGCTAGCGGGGGTTACACAACGAAGCTCGCCACCCTGACCGTCCTGCAACAAACGTTGTTGCAACATAACGCCGCTGGTGGAACATATACGATTGCTACCCCGTCACAGATTTGGACCAACTGCTTGTTGGTGAGCGTGCGCGACGTGTCGGGCGGCGATTCGAAACAGGTACAGCACACGTGGCAGTTTGATTTTGTGCAACCCCTGGTGACGCTTAATCAAGCCCAGCAAGTCTATAATTCGTTAATGAATAAGATTGCTGGCGGTCTGCCGACGTCCCTAACCCCCTCGTGGTCTGGGCTGGCTTCGACAGTCACTAGCGCCGTAACAGGCGCGGCGGGTAGCATCACCTCCACTGTGAGTGGTTTGGTTGGGTCCGCGAGTTCAACTGTGTCGTCAGCTATTGGTTCAGTGAGCAGCATAATATGACTACTTTCACGCCTTTTACTCCCTCGGTAAACCAGAATTTTCAGTTTCCAGCCACGTTCGACAACCAGCTTTATAACGTGGTGGTTACCTGGAATTTGTTTGGGGCGCGATATTACGTCAATATTTACTCTGTGGCGGGAACGCTAATAGTCAGCAGGCCATTGATTGGGTCCACCCTAGGGTATGTTATAAGCTCGATTACAGCTAACGCTAATATTGCGGTGGCGACTACGACTGTGCCCCACACGTTTAGGATCGGTACTATTGTGCCCCTGGTGATTTCTGGGGCAACTCCTTCTGGGTACAACGGGGCGTTTAATTGCTCGATCCTAACTAACACGCAATTCAGCTATCAACTTCCAGCGGAATTGGACCCGTCTTCTGTGGGTGGGTCGGTGATTTATAACCAGAGCATGACAGCAGGGTACTTTAATAGCACTTTTATCTACTTGCCTGACAGTGGTATGTTCGCCGTCAACCCCTGATTGCAATTGATTGCAAAAGTACCTAACCAAGATTTGGTGAGCCACTATGCGCGTATATGGAAGATCCCTTGTGAATGGCGTGCCCACGTGGCAAATAGTCCAAACGGACGCCCAGGGCAGCAATGAGTACGTGTACATCACCCAGCTTATCCAAGTCCTTAAGCTGGTGACGGGGGAAAGCCCGTTCTACGCCAACTGGGGCATCCCCGCAGTCCAGTCCGTAATTCAGCAAATATTTCCCGATTGGTACGTGTCCCAAGTACAGGCACAATTTCAACAGTACTTCGCCAGCTTGATCATTAGCAAAGTGGCGTCCCCAACTCCCACGTATAACATCCAAATATTGATGTTTAACGGTACTACGTTCAACGCCGTTATTCCGGGATAGGCGTTTGCAATCAATTGCAGCGGGGCTTCCAGACGAGATGCCGTAAATGTTATGCTCCTAACACTTGGAAGACCATAACTATCGGGCCATCTTAATGAGCACACCGAGCACGATCCCTATCGTAATGACACCTGCTGGTGTGCAACCCCAGAGTCCGACCAGTTTGTTGGCACAACTGTTGGCTAACGTTGCCGCTTCTAACCCTGGATACACCGCCAATTTACCGGGTACGCTGATCGAAGACATCAGCAGCACCGATGTAGGGGCGCTTGCGCTCTGTGATGCTGCGTTTGTTGAGACAATTAATTCGGTCTCCCCCACCTCGGCTAACCCGTTTATCCTGACTCAGCTCGGTCAACAGGCAGGAATCCCCCAGGGGGTTGGGTTTAATACCGGCGTGAACGTCATTTTTACTGGCCCCGCTGGCTTTGTTATATCAAAAGGTTTTACCGTTAGTGACGGCTCTTACCAGTACGTTGTGCAGGATGCGGCCATTATTGCGAGTTCTGGGCAAACTGGGGCAGTTTTTTGCTTAGCTATCTTGTCCGGGTCATTCGCGGTTCCCGCCAACACTGTGGTACAAATCAAAAGTTCGGTGCCTGCTGGCATCACGTTGACGGTAACCAACCCGATTGCTGGGGTACCTGGGTCAAGTGGGGAAAGTATTGAAGCCTACCAAGCCCGAGTGGTACAAGCCGGGTTAGCTCAATGCCAAGGCATGGCTACGACCCTACGTACCGCCATTCAGGCCGTGCCTGGAGTGCAACCTAACCTTGTGTCAGTCTTACAGAAGACTGGTCAGTGGGAAGTGATTGTCGGTGGTGGGGATCCCTATCAGGTGGCGTTCGCCATATTTACGGGGATAGGTGACATCTCGAATTTGGTGGGATCCACCCTCACGGTGTCTAACATCACCCAAGCAAACCCTGGGGTGGTGACCACCAACATAACCCACGGGTTCGCTACCGGTCAGGTGATTCAAATCAACGGCATTGTTGGTATGACCGCCTTGAATGGCGTCAATCTGACAATCACTGTGTTGTCTCTGACGTCCTTTAGCGTTGGGGAGAACACTACAAGTTTCGGGGCGTATGTGAGTGGTGGGGTTGTAACCCCGAACTTGCGGAATATCACTGTCAGCATAAACGATTACCCCAACACCTACACCGTGCCGTTTGTTAATCCACCCCAGCAAGTCGTGGGATTGACTGCGACGTGGAACACTATTTCCAGTAATTTTGTGGCCCCTGCTGCGGTGGCCTCGTTAGCTCAGCCCGCGATGGTTGCGTATATCAATAACATCACGGTGGGCCAGCCGCTAAACTTGTTGGATTTGCAGGGCATATTCCAGACGGCGGTGGCGAGCATTCTGCCAGCCCAACTGTTGATCAGCTTGACCTTCCTTGTAACGGTCAATGGTGTTATCACGGCCCCGGAATCTGGTACCGACATTATTGTGGGTGACCTAGAATCCTCGTTTTCTACCACGGCTGCAGCTATTAGCGTGGTGCAGCTATGACCAGCTTGCCGACCGCTCCGACTACTGTGCAGCAGGTCATCCCCAGCTATCTGTACTGGCAGTACAACGATGATGTGGATTTGCAGGCATTTGTGGCATCGTACAACACCCTGGCCCAGCAGATTCTCAACACGTTTAATGCGCTCAATTTACCGATATACACCAGCGACTTAATCGTTGGCCCGGTGTTAGATTGGGTGGCTAAGGGGATCTACGGGGTAGACCGGCCTGTACTGTCGTTTAGCAATTTGAAGGTGGTTGGGGGGTATGACAGCACCCCTTACGACACCGTGCCGTATGACACGCTGAAGTCTCTCGGGTCTGTTACCACAATCGCCACATCAGATGATATTTTTAAGCGTATTTTGACGTGGAACTTGTACAAAGGCGATGGGAGGATTTTCAATCCCGCGTGGTTAAAGCGCCGGGTGTTGCGGTTTTTAAATGGACTAAATGGCACCGACCCGGGTATTGATCAGACGTATTTGATTAGCGTCACTTATGGTGGGTCTAGGGCGATCACGATTGATTTAACCGCGTATATTGCTTCACAGCCTTCGTCTCAGTTGCCCACCATTTTTCAAGCCGCCCTGCAATCTCAGGCGTTGAATTTGCCCTTTCAATACACGTACACCGTTACACTTTAAGATTCCAACCGCCGAAAAAATAATAGGCACCCCCTGCATTTTTTAGAAATGGTAATGCAGGGTTTTTATAAAGATACTAGGGGGTTGTGATGGCTTTGGAGATCTATGGCAATAATGATCAAACGACAATTGCCTCGGGTATTAGCCCAACTGCGGTGTCCGTAACACTGTTATCCGGCACAGGGGCAACCTTTCCTAACCCCGCTGCAGGGCAGTTTTTCCGTATGACGTTCAACGACGTGTTGACGGGGTTGGAATTCGAGATTGTTTATGTGACCTCCCGCGGGGGGGACGTGTGCACGATTTTGCGTGGGCAGGAAAATACGACCGCGTTGGCATGGGCGTCCGGGGATAGGGTATTTTGCGGCCCAACTGGTGGGGCTATGGCTAACTTGACTCAGCAGCAGCAAGTTCAGCAAAACACGCTTAATTACGCCGTGGATACGGGTTCAGCTAACGCGTACGCCATTACGCTAAACCCCACCTCGTTGTCCACTCCGGTGCCTGGGGCATTGATCTACTTTCTGGCGGCTAACCCCAACACCACGTTTTCCACGGTGGTGGTTAATGGTGGCTCTACTTACCCACTGCTGGGTAAAGCCCGTAGCGCTTTGCAAGGCGGGGAGGTTGTCGCGTTTAGCTGTATGACTTTTGATGCGGCACTGGCTAGCTACGTGTTGTTGTATAGTTCGGGCGGCGCAACGCAAACAGCGGCGGCCACTGCCAGCAATCAGGCCATCACACTGGGCCAAGCCAATACCAACTACGCTCAGCTAGCCGGATTATCAACCCAAGCGTTTGCCGCATCACAGTTGAATACCCCCGTTGTGGCGTCCCCGACTTCTGGGGCAGCTACATTGACCTTGGAAGCCAATGGTGGGGTCAAGGTTACAAACGTGGGGGGTTCTGCGCTAGAAACGGTTACGGCGGCAAATGGGGCAGTGAACAGCGCCAGTACCCAAGTCGTGACCGGACAGCAATTGCAGAATGTGTACAAGGTGGGTGAAGTAAAGCTGTGGCACGGCATTATCGCTAACATTGCAGCGGTATGGGGACCGGGTTGGCAACTTGCTGACGGGACCAATGGTACGGGGGATTACCGTGGTAAGGTGCCGATTGGGGCTGGCACAACCTTTACCCTTAATCAGACGGGGGGATCTAGCACAGCAGCGCTGAGTTTAGCGAATATGGCGTCGCATAATCACCCAATTTTTATTTCTGACCCTACACACGCTCACTTATCGGCAGGTGCGGCGGGTATCGGGCAAGGTTCCCCAGGGCCGAATGCCGTTCAGCAAAGCGCGGGGGGTACCCAAACTACGTTTTCTGGGACAGGGATAACTGCTAGTTCAGGGGCAGTAGGTTCTGGTACCCCTTTTAGCATTCTTCCGCCTTTTTATGCCTTGTATTTCATCGAGTACACGGGAATTGGTGCGTAATTAGAAGGGAGTTTTTTGCAAAAGAATTCATTATTTTTATAGGGGTTTGACCGTGCCTGGGTACCAGCAGCAACCGAGCGAGCGAGAAAGACTAGCAACGTTGGAAGCGAATTATGAGAATTTGTCCAATACCGTTGATACGCTAGTCACCCGCGAAGAATTCATCCCCGTAAAGCTTATTACATACGGATTAACCGGAATCATCTTGACTTCGGTAATCATTTCCTTAATCGGCCATTTGGGTTTGAAATGAGACAATTTATACGTGAGTGTAAAGAATGCTGGGTGGTAACCCTATTTATACTGTTTCTCTTTGCAGCGAATGGGCTACATTTATTTTTCGCTGCTGAAACCCATAATTTTAATTTGCCGATGATACTTCGTTTGTTAGACGTGCTTCGGTAACAAGGAACCCCCTATGTCTACCCCTTCCACTAAGACTCTGGATTGCCGCCCATGGCTATGGGTTACTGTGATCGTGATGTCTGGTCTGTGTAGCGGTATCACCGGCCTATACACAGGAGCGTCTATAACAGAACAACACAATGCCAAGACGATTTCAGATTTACGCTCAGATTATGAGAAGCGTTTGAGTGATCAGGATGCCCATAGCCAGCAAGAATTATCGAGGTCCGATAGGGAACTGGATACCCTAAGTCTAGCTGTGACAGCCCTAACGGAAAAGGTTGGTGGCTTATCGAGTAAGGTTGATAAGCACGCCGCTACTGTAGATAAGGCCCAGGCTGTTGCTCAAGACGCTTTAAAGGAAGCTAAGATCAATTCAGCAAAAACTGATTATTTGTCTGCAAAAGTAGCAGAAACTGCCTCAACAGTAAAAGCACCCCCCGTTGTGCCTACCCCAACACAAGACAAATGGCTGTGGTGGAGCGGCAGCACCAAGCGCTAATTGCAATTGATTGCAAAACTAGGAGTGGCGATGACCCCGCAATTTTTCATTCAGATGTTGACGGCCCCGGCTCAGCAGTCCATGGCCGCCACCAACATCCCGGCCAGTTTTGTTATTGCTGATGCTGCGCTAGAGAGCGGGTGGGGGGGTTCGCAACTGACCCAAGCTGCAATGAACTTGTTTGGGGTAAAGGCGGACCCGAGTTGGACCGGACCTACGTATGCGATCCAAACTCGGGAGTTTCTTAAAGGCCATTGGGTGATGGAGCCAGCGCTGTTTCGTAAGTACAGCACGTGGCTCGCCAGCCTGAATGATCACGCACAGTTCCTGATTACCAACCCACGTTATGCCCCGGCCTTCGCTTGTACAGATGGTCCTAGCTTCGCCAACGCGGTGGCCGCTGCTAATTACGCGACGGACCCGCTATATGGGCAGAAGATCGGTGAGATCATTGCGCAACACGGCCTACAGGCTCTTGACGTAATTCCCCCAGCAACGGTGTAAATTCTTTTGACAATTGCCGCAAATGCGATATACTGAATTTGTTGGGGCAATCCCAGCCCCTTCGTGAAAGGGCGTAGACACCCTGCGGCGCTCGCCGCAACGGTATAGAGCGATCCTCGTGCTCCATCACGAGTTGACAGCTTTAGTCTGCGCCCCTCCATGAAGGGAAATCCTCTGAGGTCTCAGCATGGATAAGCTCTTTTGGATGACCATAGGATTCGCGGTTACGCTCTGTGGGGCGGCTTTTATTGTGCTGTGGCCGTATTAATCCTTTGACAAAGCGATAAAATGGGTTATAATTAACTCATACCCAAACCGCAATGGAGTGCGACATGACCAACCTTCAAATGATGCGTGCCAAATCAGAAGCCGAGCTTCGCTATATCATGAGCGATGCCCACGAGGCCGCAACCTGCGCACGCGAGCTAGGCAACGAGCAAGCTGAGTGCAAATACCTTGACCAAATCAACGACGCCGCGACCGAGTTGTATCGTCGTAAAGCGAAGTAATTTCTGCCCCGCAAGGGGCTTTTACATGGATACCCATGCTTCACGACGCGATAAAAGCCCGTATCCCCCTCATCTCCTGCACTACCGATGATCTGGTGCATTGCGAGGAAGTTTTGCAATCAATTGCAGGCCCCAAGAAAGTTCACGACTGGGGCAACGTTGGTGACAAGGGCGTGGTACTTCCCAACGTCTACTGGACGCTGGATGAAAAGGTAGCAACCCTACACAGCTATCAGAGGCTCAAGAAGGCCCAAGCTAGTTTGGTGGTGATCAATCCCTCCAAGCCCTCCAGCCTGATGTTTGATGGTGGTATGTTGCCAGCGCCACCCGACATGCTGCATGACTACCTGAAGCCCTTCACACAGGCCAGCCAGCGTGAAGCGCTAATAAAGATTCTGAAGGGGCTATCGCTAAAGACTGCCAGTGAAGTGGTGGATCTGACGATTGCCCGCACCAGTGGACTACTCCCGCACGAAGTGCGTAAAACCCGCCTGTCGTTGACGGGGGGAATTCAGGGGTTAATTCCGTTAGACACCGATTCCGACGATTTTTACGTGTGGCCGCCTAAGCTAGAAGAATGGCTCACGGTGAATCAGAAATTCTTCGAATCTGAAAACACTCCCCATAAGCTGGTGCCACGCGGCGTGATGCTGGCTGGCCCCCCGGGAGTAGGTAAGACGATGGCGGCCCGTGCGGTAGCGCGGCGCTTAGGCACCCCACTTTACCGTCTTGATATTTCTCAAGCGCTCAACCGCTACATCGGTGAATCAGAAAACCGCGTGCAGCGCAGCCTAATCCTGGCCGAACAGGAAAGTCCGTGCGTGATTCTGCTGGATGAGATCGAAAAGATCTTCAATCACTCTGATGACACGGGGGTGATTACCCGGATACTCAGCACGTTGCTGTGGTGGCTTAATGAGCACCGTAGTCGGGTACTTACTGTCATGACCACCAACGCCATAGAAAAAATTCCCCCGGAACTGTATCGGGCGGGGCGCTTGGATATGGTATTGCACTTACCCAAACTGTCGTTGAAAGACGCCAAGCAATTTTGTTTGGAAGTGTTCAAAGACATTTCGGGCCACGCCCCCGCCATGGCGGTACAGAATAAATTGCGTGAGGCAATTGAAGCCACGGGCAAGGCGGAGTTGGCCCATAGTGAAGTGGCCGATATCGTGTACGATGCGATCAAAAAAGGTAATTGGTTAAAATTATGACCCCCGAACAAGAACTACGTCTGCGAGAGTTAGAGCAGAAGGTGACAGACCTTAAGGAATCTCAAGACTGTTGGGATTTTTTTGTGCGCTTGCCACACGAAGAACGACTTTTTTTAGTCAAGAGAAACCCTGACCCGTTCTATCTGAGGGAAGCCCTTATGACGCTGATGAAGCGCGACCCCAAGAAGTACCAATACCCTGGCAACGATCAGCAATTGTTAGAAGAAGCTGGCGCAGCCGCTGACACCTACAAAGGCTCTGGGTGGTTCGGTATTAGGTCACTTTTGGTTAACTTCCATAAACGCTGTGTGGCGCTCGGCATATGATTGAAAATTGGTTGCCTATAGAGGGTTATGAAGGGCTATATGAGGTGTCTAACCAGGGTCGAGTTCGTTCACTTCCACGCCCCTGTACCCCAGGAGGAATAATAGCCACGAGTATAAAAGATGGGGGACGCCCACAAGTAAGTTTGTACAAACATAATAAGCGTAGGCATAAGCTTGTTTCGGTTTTGGTGGCGGAGGCTTTTATTGGCCCTAGGAATGGCAGAATGGTTCTGCATTGGGATGACACCCCCACTAATAACACCCCTGGTAATTTACGGTATGGTGGCAGGAAAGATAACTTAGATGACGCCATTAGAAATGGCAGAATACGTAGGGGCGCTAGGCATGGTATGGCAAAACTTTCTCCTAAAGATGTGGTAGAAATCCGTAAGCTACTACTTACAAAAATGCCACAGTCAAAAATTGCAGAAATATACGGTGTGACACGTAGTACTGTACTTGGCATACACCTAAAAAAGAACTGGGGGTGGTTAAAATAAAACCAGAGGATTGGCCCCTAGCCCCTTGAAGAAGAAATTGCAATTGATTGCAAAAATATCTTTGACAAACTAGCAATAAGTGCTATTCTTACCCCTGAAACATCTTTTTACTCAATGGAGTGTTTAAAATGTCTGATGCACAAAACGCAATTCCGTACATGTTCCGAGGCGAAAGCCGCATCTATAGCGTGGTCGGCGTACAGGGCGAAACGATTTATGGCCTGAACGTTGAAATCAGCGGCAAGGAAAATAAAGTGTCGTTGATTTTGGCGCTGGCCTGCTTGAATGATCCCCCGGAAGGTAGCCCGTTCAAATCACGGCACGGCGGTAGTTTCCTGGTGGCCTTCAACGAAAAGCCCACCGGCAAGTTGCCGATACATCCCGGCCACCGTTTGAACAAAATCATGGTTGTGCTGGGTGAAAATTTGTCCAGCTTCGAACTGTCGGCCTATTTGGAGACTCAACTCCCGGTCTTGCAAAAGTGGCTCGATGAAACGCTGGAGGCCGCCGCAATTGTGCCGACCTTCAATAACTCGTCGGACATATTCAACCAGTTCTTTGGTAACACGGCCACTGCAGACGCCAAGTACTACCCGCTGGCGTTGAAACCCCTGGGCGAGTACGCCGCCAAAGAAACGCAGATCGACTACTCCAAGTACGGCCAGAACCCCACGCCGCCCAGCGAATCCGACGACGAGGAAGGGGCCTGAAATGGAGTTGCTATCGACCAACAAAAAAGTCGAAAAGTGCCGGTCGCTCACGCCCCACGATCTGACGAACTGGGAAAAGCAGTTCATGGAATCGGTAGAGCGGGCGGCGCTGGCTGAAAAGATCGGTGACTTGACCGATAAGCAACTAGACGTACTTGACCAGATTTACGAGAAGCACTTCCGGTAGGACTCGGCTCACTGCCCTTTCTTGTAGAGGGCAGTAGGACGGGCTTTCCGTCATTACCTAACAAGAGAGAACGACATGGCAAAAGCAAAAAAGCCCTTGTTCGAAAAACAGGGCGCATGGGCGGCGGGGCTGTCAACTCACCCGGTATTTATCGACGGGCTATCACACGAATTGTTCTACCTGATCGCGGCCACGAAAACCAGCGCTGATGACTACCAAGCCATCGTGATCGGCAAGTTCGGCCAGGATAGTTACAAGGTCAAGATGTACGGCAAGTTCGAAGACTGGGGTTTTACCAAGGCCGGTCTGGAAGACAAGTACGACGCCAGGGACTTCCTTTCGCGCCACAAGGAATCGGCGGGGTACCAGCGCTATTACACCTCCCGTAAGGGCGTGGAAAAATTGCTGGCCGCGCTGGAGCAAACCCGCAACGTCACGGTATGCCCCGCTGAAGGTGTACAGTCCGCCTTCGAAATGCCGCGTGCGCTGCGCGCTAAGGTCGCCAGTGCGCTACACCCGACTCGGGGCGGCAAGCGCCCGCAACTGCCGTTTACGCCGCCTGTAGCACTGCCGAACTTCACTGCCGGGGCTGTTGCAGCCTAAACAACCCTATTGCATTCCTTAACGGGTGTGCTATACTGGAAACCTCAGTACAGCCTAGCTTGGCCGTTAGGAAAACCCAAAGGAAGTCCCACATGCTCGCTGCACGGTTCTTTGGTCCGTGTCGGCCAACCCTCTCTAAACAATGAGAGGGAGCGAGCAGGTGGGACTTTTTTCGTTAGGAGTCTTGTTGTGGTCACAGCCATAGAAACTAAATATAAAGGTTACCGTTTCCGCTCACGGCTCGAAGCCCGTTGGGCTGTGTTTTTTGAGTCGCTAGGCGACATCAAATGGGTGTACGAAGACGAAGGATACAAACTATCTGATAGTAGTTGCTATCTGCCTGACTTTAAAATATCAAATAGGTATCCACCGGAGTACACAGAGACTTGGAGTGTTGGTTGGGTGTACAAGGCACAGATTCCTTTAGGGTGTTGGGATTTTTTATTTGTAGAAATAAAGCCTGCCCCCCCATCCGATGAAGAAATAAAAAAATTACAAGCCATCGCAGCACTAGGCAAATTCCCACACGCTTACTTTCTATGTGGCACTCCCGGCAAGCATACCGTTTATATGGTGCACCCAGAATTTGGGGCAGTTGAGGGCAAGAATGGGTCAATGTTTGAGGAATTAGTAGCCCATATTATGGGGGACGCTATGGCTTTACTAGATGGTGGGCTTACGGAATTTGATAAAGAGTGGATAAGCGCAGCTATCAAAGATGCGACCGAAGCTAGGTTCGAATTTGGAGAGGTGCCAAAAAATACCCTGATAGAAGAACTCTACGCCGAGATGGCTGACGAGGAAGCAGAATGACCCCTTGGACAGAAATAAGTAAGCGCCGGGGCGGCTACGTTCTTTCCGAACTCAATACCCTGTTTGGGCTGCAAGGAGGGCGGCTGGCTTCCCAACTGCTCTATTACGGCACCCAATCTAAAGCCGGTAAGACGCGGGCATGGATTGAACGCGATGGGCAACAATGGGTAGGGCGTTCACGCCAAGAGTGGTGTGAGGAAACCGGACTCTCCGAGCGCAGTCTTCGCACCGCGATGAAACGCCTCGCTGACGAAGGGCTATTGCACAAAGCTATTTATCAAAATAGTCGGGGTAAGCCGGTGACCCATCTTCGGATAGATGTACTAGCAGTGATCGAACGCATCATTGAAAAGGATATCAAAGAAGAACTCATGGCCGCCCTTGGTACGGCTGCAACCGGGCATAACGCCCAGATGGATTCGGGCATAACGACCACATGCCTAATTAAAAGAAAAGATTTAAAAGAAGATTCTTTGGTGGCTGAAAAACCAGCCACAGAAATACAAACCCCCCCACCCCTGGTAATGCTTTCAGGGCAGAATGAAAATGAGGCAGAGGCAACACCCTCTGATGTAGCTATGACAAACCTCGTAGAAGTGTTAAAGCGACTTACAGAGAAGAAAAAACAGGGTAAGCCTCTACAATTTACTTGGTTGAATGAGATGTCTGCACTCACTGGGGTAAGGCAGCTCTCCATGAGTAGATTAGAGCAGCGCTGGCTGAAAGATATTCAAGCGGACATTGGTGAAGAAAAAACGCGAGAGTGTATGCTGTTTGCCCTGTCTGATTGGGGCACGTTTATCTGGGAGTGCAAGATTAGAAAGTCTGTAGCGGAGCCCCCTACCCAACCCACCTTGAAATTTTTCAGGAACCACTACCCTATCCTTTTGCAATTGATTGCAGAGCAGAAAGAGAAACATGGTGCGCCACCGAACATACCTACCTCGCTGAAACCGATTAAATCAGGTACAGTGCCACAAGCTTCTAATAATCCTATTAAGGAGCTTGTTGCCCACCCGCCTGATCTGGCTTCTGAAGCCCAACAACAGACGGCCCTTGAGCAGATGATGGCTTTAGTGAAGTCAAAAGGATAAATCGTGAATGCGACCGTGAAAGCGACCGCACCGGTGGTGGTGTTAGACCCAGTGGTGCATGGGCGAATCATTGCAGATATGGAACGCGTCTGCGAGATCGCCAATGTCCCCGCTTCGTTCATCCGTCATTCTATGAAAAGTTTTTGCCAAGACGGCGAAATTGAGTGGGTCCGTAGTTTTAATGTCAGCCGTAAAGACGGCTTGGGCGGGCTGGCGCTCGTCGGGGCTGATCACGCAGAAACCCGGTGCATGGCGATTGCCGGGACATTGGTTCGCAATTTTATTGATGCCCGGGTGATCTCGTTGAATACCATAGTCAGTCACCCTGTCGAAGCCATGGAGCCGACCGTATTAGTGGTACCTAACTTGTATCTGAATAGCTTTGGTAAACAACTGACCGCATGGCAAGTGCAGTCGGTATATGACGTTTTATTAAATCGGTTAACCGCTAACAAGCCCACGGTGGTGTGTGTGGAGTCCCTGGAGGGGCTGAAGCTTGCATATGGGCCAGTGTTTGCGGAACACATAAAAGAACATTTTCAGACCATAGCCTGAAAAACCGGGGCAATAAGAACATGTCGTATAACAGCGGCCTTAAGGCGATCCGTCGCCTATGCGAACAACAGCAATCAATAGAATGGTTTAGAGCAAAGCTAACACCAGCACTATTCAAACCTAACGAACTCCCAGTGTTTCAGTGGGTGGATGAGCATGTCCGAAAGCACCATAATTTGCCTCAGATTGAGACGCTTTCCCAGATGTTTCCTGAAGTTATGGATGCACCCACCCCGGAACCTGCTAGCTACTATGTGCAGATTTTGGAGAACGCATATTTTTACAGCCAGATCAACTACGCGAATGTTGAATCCACCAAGGTACTAAAGGCCGATCAAAATGCCTGGGAACCGGCTGTTAATATCTTGCGGGGGACAATTAATCGGATTACCTTGCAGAATTATCGCACCAAGATTATGGACTTTGGCGCGGAAGCAGGCCCGATGCTGTTACAGGCGTATCACAATATCCATTCCCTGGAGAATGTCAGTGAGTTTGGCTGGCCGTACATGGACAAGATGGGTGGGGTGATGCCAGGGGACGTAGCAAGTTTTATTGGGCGGCCACAAGCGGGCAAGAGCTTTTTATCGTTATATACCGCGTTGCATAATTGGCGGGTGCGTCAGCAAAGCGTATTGGTGGTCAGTATGGAGATGAGCCATTTGCCGATGGCCCAACGCGCAGCAGCAATGATTGCCGGGACCAACCTGACCCAATTGAAACAAGGGGCCTACGCAAGTAAGACCTACGATAAGTTCGCCAGTTCCATGTTTAGTGTTGCGGCCCCTAGCGATAGCCCTGGACCGAAACTCTACATCGTGAATGGCAATTTGGCCGCTGATGTGGAAGATATGTACACCCTGGCTGACCAGTTGAAATGTGCATCGATTATCATTGATGGTGCGTATCTGGCACGGCACAAGAACACTCGGTTAGATCGATTTACCCGCGCTGCGGAAAATTGCGAACTGATGAAGCGCTTTAGTGAAGATCTTCAGGTAGGGACATTCAGTAGCTGGCAGTTTAACCGTGAGGCGTCGAAGAAGAAGGCCAAGGGCGAGCCAGCGGGTGGCACCCTAGATGACATCGGTTACTCGGATGCGATTGGTCAGATTAGTAGTATCGTGCTGGGCCTCTTTCAAGAGGATGGCGTCGAGACAATGAACCGCAAACGGATACGGGTCTTGAAGGGCCGGGGCGGCGAGGTAGGGGAGTTCGAGATTGAGTGGAACTTCCTGAATATGAATTTCAACCAGATCACCATAGACGGGGAAGAACAGCCCGTCGATAAGCTGTCTGAGGAATTTCTATAGCAATCTATAGCAATATATATTTGACAGTACATATATTAGTGCTATACTCAATTCAGGACCACAAGGAGTGTGCAAAATGGCTTTATCATTCGTAAAAGGTAAGCCGGTGAAGGTCGTGGAACCCACGATTGATAAGCCGGTACCGAGTTCTACCCCTGCAGAAAATGCCGCTTTTGAAAAACAAAATGCAGACTATCTCCTAAAAATGAAAAAGGATGTAGAAGCCAAAGTTAAGGTCGCAGTAGACCAAACCGTGGCTCCCATTCCTAGCGATACCGCAAAGATGCCGATACAGGCACTTTCAAGTTCGTTTGAAACTCTATATGGGGTAGACGGTACAGTGATGCATGTGACCCATGCCGATGGTGTAAAAAAGAAGCCTATTGTGTCTGTCAAGATCCAGGGCAACACGTTTACTCACGCCGTCATTGACGAATTGCATCAAACTGCTCAGCAGGGCGGCAGCCAAGTGCAGGAACTGTCACCTGCACAGGTCTCGCAGCAGCAAGAGCCACAATCGCTGATTGCTACCGAAGAAGCCAGCAGCGAGGTTTTAACGTTGGTAGACGAGTACGTGGAAATTCAGCGCGAACTCAATAAGGTGGACGTAACACCGTTGCTCAAGCGCCAGGAGGAATTGAAGAAGAAATTGCAATTGATTGCAAAATCTGACCACTTCCCTTCGAACAAATCGGTGCAGTTGTGGGGCACCCACCAGAACTATGTGGAGTTCTCTCCGCAAGTCAATTCGACTAAGATTGTCGATAAAAACGGTTTGATTGCGGCGGTGGGCCAAGAAATATTTAACGTCGTGGCTTCAATCACGCTGACCGAAGCGAAGAAGCTATTGTCGGAAAATGAACTGAGCCACTTCACGGCGACGGTGCCGGGTGCCCGCACGATGAAGGCCGTCGTACTTGGTACCGATCCTGTCTCGACGGAAGATTGATATCGTTAACCGCACGAGGCCAAAATGAGTGAAGAAGCTACCGTAGAAGGCACGCTACGCCACCCGGAACTGCAAGAGTTGTACAGCGAACACTGGGGCTATAGCGATTACACCGAGTTCCCTAGTGGGGGAGAAGCCTGTATTCACAAGTTCGCTTTTACCTATGCGATCCTTAGCGAGTTGTCGAACTGTGGGTATGGGGACCGGTGGTGCTTCTGTGACTACGCGACGGCTAAGCGGGCGCTGATGGCCTGGAGTGGCGAGGACGACACCGAACCCGAGGGCTGGCACCGCCACCCCAGCACGGGCCGTAGGCGTCCCAATGGTGATAAGGCGCAGGAGTATATCAACTTTTGAAAGACAATCTTAAACAGGTGGTGGCAGAATACCAGCGGCGTATTCTCCACCTGTGGGTGGTGTACAAGTGCCCCAGCGACTTCCCCGAAGATTACGTGGCACGCCGGTTTGATAACGGAGCGCCCACTGAAGTGATTCTGAAAGCCGAGACGCTGGGGGGTTTGCGGGTGTTGCTGGCATTTAACTACCCAGACCTAAGCTATTTCCCCCGCCACCCCGACGATGACCCCGTGATAGTCGAGACTTGGATGTAGACATGGCACATCGAACCCATGGAATGACACGCACCGCTGATGGTATTCAGTCTAAGACTTATGGTAGATGGTCCAGAATGAAACAACGGTGTTATAACAGGAAAGATCCAGAATACGTACATTACGGGGGTAGAGGGGTCAAAGTTTGTGACCGGTGGTGGGTATTTGAAAATTTCTATGCCGATATGGGCGAGTGCCCTAAAGGTAAGTCATTAGACCGTTACCCAAACCAAGATGGTAATTACGAACCGGGTAACTGCCGGTGGGCCACTCCTAAAGAACAAAATGAAAATAAGCGTGTCGGAGTGCAGCCAACCCCAATTGCTGATGCATTTAGAGATAAAATTAAACAACTTAGTCAGACAGGTCTAACAACTAGAAAAATTGCTGCTTTAACTGGCGTTTCAAAATCTTACGTACACAGGCTCATACGTGACTCCGGAACAAAGTAAATTATTTTTAGAGTGCTTGGGTGTTAAAAGCTCAAATATAAAAGCTGATAATAAGTGGCTACGCTGCAGTTGTCCTTTAGCGTTTTGGACGCATCAAAACCACAAGGACGCTAACCCGTCTTTTGCCTTGGCATTAGGGGTTCATGACGAGCCCTTTTTTCATTGTTTTAGTTGCCGTAGCGGTACCGCTGCCGAGCTACTGCAGATCCTAGAACTGTACGCCAGCCAAACCCCCAACGCCCCTGCCTACAATTTCAAGCAAGCCCATGAGATCCTCGCCGGTCAAGAACTGGTGATGCTGGAATTGCCCGAGTACCAAGAATTTGGACACGTGGACACCAAGACGTTTAAGCCTTGGCCCGAAGAATATCTGTCCTCTTTTGTAAAGGCCACCAATGTCTTCTTGGCGAACGAGTACTTACTTAGTGACCGGGAACACCACAACGAGTTTGGGCAAAGTTGTCGTGGGCATACGCCTAAATCGGCACACAATTTTGATCTTAGATACGACCACGGCAAAGGGATGGTTGTATTCCCATATCGTGATGCTTATGGCCGCCTTGCCGGAATGCGTGGCCGGTCCATTACTAGCAAGAGCCACTATGATTACACATGGAATGGCATCAATAACGCATCATTAGTTTGGTTCAACGAAGAAGCTCTGCAGCTACCCGGCTGGGTCGTGGTGGTAGAAGGGCAGATGGATTGTATGCGTGTGGCGGAAATGTGGCCCAAAGTTGTGGCGAACCTGACGGCCAAGCCCTCGTTAGTTAAGCTGAATAAGCTTTTGCAAGCCGAAGGCACGATACTCATTCCCGATAATGACGCCACGGGAGAAGCTAGTATCACTAAGTATCGGGCGTTTCACGACAAACACTCCCACCCCCTCAAAGTCTTGCGTCTGCCCGATACCGTCAAGGACGCAGACGAAGCCTGCTCCGCGTATTTGTACGATCAAATTACCGCGTTGTTCGATTAATTCCATTTGACAAATTCCCCCGTTGCTATACTATAGAAGCAGTACCGTATGAGGTACTCAACCGTGGTTTAGTCCACATTATTACTCAGGGGTCCACCATGTCCGTCAGTTGGCTCAAACAAGGCGCTGATTCTGCCGCTATCGCTAAGCAAGAACAAGTTGAAGCCGAATTACGTAAAGAAGAACAGGGCAAGATGTTCCGGTTCTTCATCAAGGAAGGTGAGGAAGCTGCAGTCACCTTTGTGGACGGCGAGTTGTCCAAAGACGGGTTTTTGGTCCCGCCCCGGTATTATGAGCATAATTTGTACCTGAATGGCCGTTGGGGTAATACGTTTGTCTGCCCGCAAAAGACCACGCCACACCTGAATGACACTTGCCCGATTTGTGCGAGTGGCGATAACCCGACCTTGGTATCGCTGTTCACCATTATCGATCACCGCGAATTCACGGGGGTTAAAGATCCGTCCAAGAAGTACAAGGACACTCAAAAGTTGTTCGTTGCCAAGAAAGGCACCATGGAGATCTTGAACAAGATCGCCATTAAGCGCGGCGGGCTGGCGGGGGCAACCTTCGATGTGACGCGGAGCGGCGATAAATCACCGGCAGTCGGGTCGATGTTTGACTTCGTGAAGAAGACCCCGGTGGAAGAATTGGTGCAGCAATACATGCGCGAGTACACTGATCCGAAAACCAACGTCAAGTCCAGCAAGTCGATTTTCGTCCCAGCCAATTACGAGGTGGAAATCGTATTCCGCACGGGCGAAGAATTGACCAAGATGGGCCTGGGTAGCCCTAACGTCAGCGGCTACAGCACCCCGGCTGCAGCAAGTCAAGGTACGGCTACGGATTACTCAGCCGAGTTGTAAGATCAAGGGCTGGGCAATAGAGCAGACATCGTGGGCGTAACTGCCCGCGATGGGTTCAGCACCTAAGTCGAGTGGGTGTGTGCTTAAATAGATTCGACACCGCCCAGCCCCCTTTACCTTCAATGGAGTGCATGTGGTTTATCTCGTAAATACCCAACCTGAATTTACCGCAGCCATGGCAGCGTACCCGTGGAGTGCGACGCTGGAAAAAGAATTCAAGTTCATAAGTAAGTATGGCGACCCCGTGAATATGTCGTACCGGGATGGCGGGAATTTGTATGTGCCACGTGAATGCGTCCCCCTGGGGAAAGTAGACTACCGGAAGTCTTATCCCCCCGTTGCAATCAATTGCAATTTTGTCCCCCGGCACAAAGAACAAGAGATCCTACCGTTTAAATCCTTGGAGTTATTAAAAAGTGGGCAGAACCACATTTTTAATGCCCCCACGGGCTGGGGTAAGTCGATAGCGGGCGGAGTGATTGCCTGTGCATTGGGTCAGCCGACAATGATTATTGTCAATAAAACTGACCTGATGGACAGTTGGTACGACGCTATCGTTAATGTACTGGGCGTGCCCCCGCATCTGGTAGGTAAAGTACAACAAGACACTTGTGACTGGCAGGGTAAGCGCATTGTGATTGGGATGGCGCATAGCGTGTGTATCCCGGATCGCTACCCCCCAGAGATGTTTCGACATTTTGGCCTCTTGATCGTGGATGAAGTCCATCAGATGGCCCCCGATTTTTTCTCGGTGGTATTCAAGTTATTTCCAGCTAAGTACCGCTTGGGTTTCTCGGCCACCACCGACCGCAAAGATGGTAAGTGGAAGATCGTGACCTGCAACATTGGCCCCGTGCTGATTCACGGTGTAATGGTGCCAATGACCCCAAAGATTCTGGTCAAGCAGACCGGCTGGAAAATCCCACGGCGTAAGCAGTATCTGAATGGTGATTTGATAGAAACGCCGATACCCTACACCCCCGGCAATATGACGCTGGTTACCCGCGCTATGTGTGCCAGCAACTCCCGCAACATGCAGATAGTGGAGTTTGTCCAGGCGGCTTATAAAGCCGGTCGGACTACCCTCGTTCTCAGCGACCTGATCGATAATCACCTCAAGCGGTTGTTTCTGCTGCTGACTGAAAATGGCGTGCCTGGGGAGCAAATTGGCTACTACATTGGCGGCATGAAGAAGCACGAGTACGAAACCACTAAGAAAGCCAAGGTGGTGCTGGCGACGTATGCTATGGTTTCAACCGGAACAAATGTCCCGCATTGGAATTCTCTAGTTTTTGCTACTCCCAGGTCGGATATAAGGCAATCACTGGGTAGAATATTGAGGGCGATGGAAGGAAAGAAACAGCCAGTTGCTCTTGATTTAGTGGACTGGGATAAGATATACGCTGGGTTCCACATGTCACGCTTAACTCAGTACTACGGGGTCGGTGCGGAGATTGTGAGGTTAAAATGATTGAATTATGGAAGCCTGTTGTTGGTTTTGAAGGACGCTATCAAATTTCTAGCCTAGGTAGGGTTAGATCCACGAAAGTGGTGCGTCTAGGTGGAAATATTTTAACCCCGCAAGATAATGGAAATGGTCGTAAATTTGTTCGACTTTTTGTTAACGGGGTAGGCTACAAACGCTACCCGTATAAGTTGGTAGCTGAAGCCTTCTTAGGCCCTGCAGAAGGTAGGATGGTCTTACATTGGGATGACATTGGTAGTAATGATTGTTTAAGTAATTTGCGCTATGGCACTTCAAAAGAGAATGGGTCCGATATGGTTAGGAATGGAAATTCCACCCGTGGGAAGAAAAATTCCCAGTGCAAACTCAAAGAATCTCAAGTATTAGAAATACGAGAGCTACTAAGACAAAAAATACCACAGACAAAGATAGCGAGTTTATTCGGAATTCACCAAATGACAGTTTCAGATATAAATACAGGGCGCATTTGGAGGTGGTTGTAATGGCTAACGAAGCGTTTGATAAGTGGTACAAGACCCATAAGGAAGATTTCAACTCCCAACGGCGTAAGCGCTACCAAAACGATCCCAAGTATAAGGCCCGGGTGCTGGCATCGGCACGCAAGGCCCGTGATGACCGACGCAAACAAAACCCCAAGCCCCCTGGTTACAACGTCAGTCTTGTGGCGGCGGCGGAAGAATTAGGGGTGACGATTTGGACGCTGCGTAACTGGCGAAAAATGGAGTACTTCCCCGAGCCGAATAAGTTTGATCACTGGGAGTTGTGGTTCACCGAAGCCCAAGTGCGATTGTTGGCCCGTATTCAGCACTACCTAGACAGCAACAGCATCAAACGGCTTAGCGCAGTTCAACGCGCTGAACTCCAAATTATCGTTAAGCAAATCTACGCAGAGTGGGGCTAATCATGGCAATCAGTATTAAGAACAAACCAAACCCCTACGCCGAACATTTGTCGAGCACGGCAGTCAATGCGACAACTACCACCACGAAAGTGACCAGCAAGGGGGCAGGGGTGAAAGAAGAAAAACTGATGTCGTCGGTAGACGAGCAACTGAGCAAGGGCTTGGTGGTGGCAACCAAAGAGTTGCACAAGGTAGAAGTCGGCGGCGGGATGACGATCAACCTGGGCAACTATGAGAGTGCACGAATCGATGTGCGCCTGACCGTGCCTTGCACCAAGGAAGAATTGACGGAGGCTTATGATTGGGCATCTGATTGGGTGTCAGAGCGCATTCAGAAAGCAGTCAAAGACGCCAAAGGACAAAATTGATATGGCCGTCCAAATAGCTAATCACGCAGCGACCACGGGGTCACCCTCACTCAAGACCCCAGCAGCGCCTACTGCCCCTGCGGTGGCTAAGCCCGCCCCTGTCAAAGCCGTGGTGGCAGAGACAGTAGTGATAAAGAAGAAGGGCTCTGAGGTGGCGGCGGTGATCGCGGCTATTAAGAAAGCCAAAGGGGAAAAGACCATTATTATGGGCAATCAAGTGCCAGATGTTCGGCGGATTGCCACGGGGCTATTTGAGTTTGATTTTGCAACCGGGGGTGGTTTTCCACGTGGGAGGTACTCGATTATTTACGGCCCCGAATCGTCGGGTAAATCAAATATGTGCTATCTGGCGGCAGCCACCGCGCAGAAAGGCCCAGAAGAATGTAATGTGGTTATTTGGGTCGACCTTGAGCACACTTTCGATCCGAAGTGGGCAGCCCGTATGGGAGTAGATGTTGACCGGCTGGTGGTAGTTAAACCCGGCTATGGCGAAGAAGCGGTCGATATTATCGATGGGCTAATTCACGCTGATGATGTGGCGTTGATTGTAGTGGACTCATTGGCGATGGTGGTATCGAGCAAAGAAGTTGAGCAATCTGTCGAAAAGTTCGATGTGGGTACAGCCTCAATTTTAGTTAAGCGGCTGTGCAACAAGGTGACGATTGCTTTGTCAGAAGAAGCCAAGCGGGACCACGACCCGGCTGTAATTTTCGTCAATCAAACCCGAATGAAAATTGGCGTTATGTTTGGCGACCCTGAAACGATGCCAGGGGGGCAGACAATGAAATTCTTGTCTTCCCTGACGGTACGAGTTTACGGTAAGCCGAAATATATTAAGGAATGCGGCCCCGATGTCCCCATGCTGAAGGAAACCGTGGCGGTAATCAAGAAAGCTAAAGTGGGCATTATCCGCGCCAACTTCAATTACGACATGGCCCTGGTTGAGCATGGTGATTTGTCGTGTGGTGAAAGCGATAGCTGGACGCTGGTTAAGAATGAACTACAAGCGGCAGGGAAATTAGTAAAAGCCCAGAAGGGTACGGGCTGGGTGCTGGATGGCAAGACTTACGGCACCTTGTCCACCATCGGGGACACTTACGCCGCTGAGAAGGAATTTGCCATGCAATTACAGGCGCAAGTGATTGCCCTCTATGCAGGGCAAAAGATGGTACTTGATCATAGCGAAAAAACCTCGTTGTCGGAAGAAGAACAAGCTGATGCCCAATAACCCATTCATGAAGCGGATAGAGGGCGCGAATATAGGCGACTCAGGGCGGGCTTCGGAGAAGCGTCTATCCAAGGCTATGGGTGGGCGTCTGCAACCGGCCAGCGGGGCACTAGCGTCGGCCAAAGGCGACTTTAAATTGGCGCGAAACACCAAGTTTTTGGCGGAGGCTAAATCGACTACTGGTGATACCCTGAAGGTAGACTTAGGGTGGCTGACCAAAATCACGGCGGAAGCACTTAGCCAAGGGGCCAAACCCTTACTGACGGTGAGTTTTGTTGATTCGGCAGGAAAGTTACGGGGTATCAAGGAAGATTGGGTTATGCTACCCCGTAGCGCCTTTGACGAACTCACCGGGGATTGATATGGACAAGGACCAAGCGTTAAAACATTTGCAAGTTTGCGTGGAAGCCCTTACTGGTGTGATGGACCCCGCGTGGGACTTTATTCTAGTGCTGGCGACCCAAGACGGCCCCCACGCAAAAGTGGTACATGTAAGCAGTCTCGATAACCCTACGGTGAACACCGTATTAACTGAATACATTCTCAACCACGAAGAAGTTGAAGTGATGCGCGATAATGGCACGCTGCATTAATGGAGTGAATTTTGGCGACCGGATGGCTTAAAAATGCAGTATTAGACAGCGCAACCCCCACAATGTCCATCATCACGCGATTGAAGATGCACGTTGGGGGGTATCAACCTGCGCGCTCCCGGGATGTGGTGCACGCCTCAGACGTGACCAAGCCCAATTTTTGCCCGCGTCAATGGGCATTGCTCGATTTATTGGCAAAGAAGAAAAAAGATGAGTACATTGCCACCGCGCTTCAAACCACGTTTGACATCGGCAATGCGACCGCGAAGCTGGTTACCGATGAATGGCTGGGCGATGCGGCTGTTGGTAACTGGAAGTGCCGTAGCTGTGGCGATCAGCGGACCTTCTGTTCCAAGCCAGCCAACGGCTGTAAGAAGCAAGGTATGTGCAACTGGGAATACGCCGAAGTGGTCTTCGAATCACAGCAGTACGGCGTGTCGGGCAGCATCGATGTCATGGTCGATCTAGGCGTGCTGATGGTGGCGGTGACGGAGTTAAAAATCATCCGGGTAGAAGATTTTGAGAAAATCACTACCCCGCTGCCCGAGCACAGCCAGAGAACCCAGCTTTACCTGAAGCTGATTGCTGACAGCGCCAGTGTGTATAAGGACCGAATTAATCTGCACGAAGCCCGGGTGGTGTATGTGAGCCGGGGTTACGGCAAGAAAAACCTAGACCACGACGGGGAAATTTTGCCATTTAGGGAATTTATTGTTAAACGCGATGACAAACGGATACAGCCCCTGTTGGATATGGCGAAGCAAGTAAAAGTCTTTCGGGAAAGTTTGCCTAGCGGGGCAATCAATATGCCGTCCGGTATTTGCAAACTACCCACTGACAAATACGCCAAGAACTGTGGTGAGTGTGCCGCCTGTTTCAGCGGCAACTACCCGGCGACCCAACCGGCGTTGGAGTTGTGATGCGCGTACTGGGAGATTAGTATGCCTAGCGGTGTTTACCTTCGTATGTCCCCAGAAGAATTGTTTTGGACTAAAGTAGACAAGACTGGTGAGTGTTGGTTATGGACAGCAGGCCAGTGTAAGGGTTATGGGCAGTTTGCTGTGAAGCGAAAAGGCATCCGTGCCCATATATACAGCTACACACTTGTTAATGGCCCTGTTCCTGAAGGGTATGTTATTCGCCACATTTGTGATACTCCTTTATGTGTTAGACCAGATCATCTATTGGCGGGAACTCAAAAAGAAAACGTCCAAGACGCAGTTACCAAAGGGCGGCATTGCCACGGCGAGACTCACGGTAACGCGATAATCAATGAGGATACTGCTAGACGCATAAAAGCCCTTCTTAATCAGAAAGAGAAAATGACTCATATAGCAAAGGAATTGGGAGTGGGTTATTACATAGTTACAGATATAAAGTACGGAAAAGCGTGGAGTCACGTATGAGGGTGCTGGGGATCGACGCTTCAACGAAAACCGGACTAGCCGTGCTGGATGGCGACGAATCCTTTGTGAAGCTGCTGCATATCGAAGGCATCGAGGGGTTTGAGCGGTTGCAATTGATTGCAGTGAACTTCGACCACTTTTTAGAAGCCCGCAAGCCCGATGTGGCGTTTATCGAAGAATACGCTTTGGGGTTGCAGAAAAGTGGTAGTACAATTATCACCCAGATTGAAATTGGTACGATTTTACGGGTAGGGTTGCACCACCACGGTATCCCCTGGCGCATGATTCGACCATCAACCCTAAAGCTGTGGGTAGGCGGCCCTGGTCAGGGAGGGATGAACAAAGATGGGATGGCGGAATATGTTGCGGCCCGCTGGGGTTTTAAAAATAAGTCCAACGATATCGTAGATGCTTACGCTTTGGCACGGATGGGCCAGCATTTGTTAGCAGTAGAAGTAGAGAAATACCCCAAGGGTGTTGCATATGGGTACGGCCCTTTGGGTGAAATTGCGGTATGATGCCCTTCTTATCAATTACCAGCAGAGGTTAGAAATGGACACCGGAATTTTTAAACGTAACGTTTTTAGAACGGTGCTGGTAAAGACCGCTAAGGTCGGCTTACGGGACACTGCGCGTACCAGTCCCACCACGAACCTGTTTCACGGCATTATCGGGTTCAACACGGAGGTCGGCGGGCTGTTGCAAGGGCTTAACCCCTACCTGCTGGGCGAGCAGTTGAACGATACGTTGCTGCAAAACACCTTCACCTCGCTGGGCGGCGTGAGCTACTACACCGTGATGCTCGCCAAGACCTTGAAAGTCAAGATCCCTGGCTCGGGTAAGAAGGTGCATTTGAAGCACTACACCAAGACCGAAGCGCTGCTGAAATTGAACAGCCTGTCCGTGGAACTGTTGTACCAAGCCATGGGCGTGTTTAACGGTGGCGTGTGGGACACCGAAGCCATCAAGATGGTGATCGACCAAGTGATCGAAGTGTTGTGGCCGCTGACGTACGACCTATTGGCGGTAACCCCGTCCGTGGTGTTCGAAAGCTATAGCGCACGCCTCGAAGCGGGCTACCCGACCGGACTGTTTTCGGCGGACAAGGACGCGTACAAGGTCGCTGCTGAGCAGTTGAAAGCGATGGAAGCTGCCGCGCTGGCTGAAAAACACGCCAAGACAGCGCCCGTAGTGGAAGACGCCGCCGCAGAGCACGCGGAGTCGTAGGAAGTTGGTAGGGGTGCAATCAATTGCAATTCCCTTTGACAAACCCCCGGAATGCGCTATACTGGATACACGTAACGCATACATCACGAAATATATGGAGTTGAACATGAGCGAAGATCAAGACGAAGTGCAAGAACAAGAAGCGAAACCGGAAGCGGTTCAAGAAGAAAAGGTCAAGGGCAAAGCCAAGGCCACGGGCGACCTGATTGCCGATGTCGCATTCGAGATCGAACACCTGAACAAGACCAAGGCGCTGAATTTGGCGGCCAGCTTGAGCGAAAACATTGAAGCGAATTACTTCAAGCTCGGCGGCGTGCTGAAGGTGATCAGCGACAATAGCTGGTTCGAAGGTTTCGAATCCTTCGACGTGTTCGTGTTCGAAAAATTCGGCTTCCAAAGCCGCAAGGCCCGCTACCTGATGCAGATCTATGAAGATCTCGTCACCAAGCAGATCCCCTGGGAAAAAGTCCATCATCTCGGCTGGACCAAACTCAAGGATCTCGCGCCGATCTTGACGCTGGAAAACCTCGAAGAATGGGTGGCGAAGGCCGAAATTATGACGGTGTTGGAGTTGCAAGCCGCACTCAAGGCCAAGCCCGACAATGCATCCTCGACGCCCACCACCGACGAAATCGTGACCCTGAAGTACAAGGTCAAGAACGATCAGGCGGAAACCATCAACCACGCGTTGGCAAAGGCCAAGGGCGAATGTCAGACCGAATTCGACACCGTGGCGCTGGAAAACATTTGCGCGCTGTATCTGAGCGGCAATATGGGCGCGGCTGGCACGGGGGGTGACCTCAAAGCGGCGATGGCAGAAAGCGGCTGGGAAGCGGTCCTGACGTTGTTTGGCGAGTTGTACCCGACGATCGATCTTCAAGTCACCATGCCGGAAACGCCTGAAGCGTAAGAGCATCAAGCGCGGCTTATCCCCCATTCGCCGCGTGGTTTTTTTGGGCAGAGTACTAACTGTCTCTGCCTTTTTTTGCCTACTGCTAATGGAGTAAGAAAGTATGGCAGTCGTTTTTATCAAAAAAAGTGTAGCTGTAGCAGTGCCGGTAGACCCTGCTGAATACACGATTCTGTCGGCATTGGCCGAATTGCATACCCGTAAAGAAACATTGATGTTGGTACATAGAGAAACTGGGGAGGGGTATAGAGTGTTGTCGTATGACCCAGTTAGTGGAAAAGTAAAATTAAAAGGGAATCACGGCCAATTATTGCATCCCAAAGTTGGCGCACGGGAATGTGCTTACTACACCCCTGTGTGGCGATAATTGGGTGCTGGGAGTTATAAATGGGAACAGAACTAGAAACAGATTTCACATTTTTTCCAGCCTTACGTGACGTCACAGCTAGCAAAGACACCACGCCATTAAACGAAGAACTTCGCGCTCTACGCCAGCGTAATGAACAACGGTTGGCAGAGTTAAAGAAGCACAAAGCGTTGACGGCGGGTGCAATCAATTGCAATAAAACGACCGCCACATTGGGGTAGAAAACTATGTCTTTTCAAACACTTATCGTCGCCGCACACCCGGATGACGAGGCTCTTTCTTGCGGGGGGTTAATCCAGAACCGCTTACAAAACCCCGAGGGGCTGGTTACGGTGCTAGTGGTGCATGGAAGGGCTTACCCTGAGTATGACCCCGACTCAATCATTTCGGTGGCCCTAGCGAGACGCCAAAAGGAGAATTTCTCAGAAAGTTTAGCCGTGCTGGCGAAAGACAGTAAAAACGGCCCAATCATATCCACGTATTTGGGTTTGGCAGAAGGCGAGCCATACCAGCACGGCCACTACATGCTGCTATCCCACATCGAAGGTACGTTGGCGCTGGGCGGCGGCTTCTATGATGAAGTGGTAATCCCTAGTCCCTCAGATTTGAATCAAGATCACGAACACTTAAGTCGGATATGCAAAATTGCTTTGCGGCCCGCAAATTTGAGGTGCGTAAAAAGAGTACTAATAGCTCACGCACACGATGGTGGCACCCCTACAGGGGCAAATTGGTTTGAGTTGATGACTGAGGACCAATTGGAAGTGAAACAAAAAGCTGTTGCTACATATGTGGATGAAATAAGGGCGCACCCACACCCACGTTCTCCTGAAAATATTAGAGCACATGCTATGCAATGTGGTAGCGTTATAGGGGAGGCTCTGGCGGAGCCTTATACTTTGTGGCTGCAAAAATGACAAAGATTATCGATTTAACTGGGCATACCTATGGACGTCTTTTGGTGTTACATCGAGTAGCTAATGGCGCCGGGGGTAGGGTGCGCTATAGATGTAAATGCTCTTGCGGGACTGAGATTTCAGCACGTTCAAATGGGCTAAGAAGCGGGAATACCCGATCTTGTGGTTGCCTTCAAAAAGAATTGGCAACCGGAGTAATGAAGCATGGGTATAGTAAAACCCCAACATATTTTTGCTGGGACCACATGAAGCAACGGTGCTACAACTCCAAGCACAAATCCTATAAAGACTATGGTGACAGAGGGATAATTGTTTGCGACCGCTGGCTAAAGTTCGAGAACTTCCTAGCCGACATGGGAGAAGTACCGGAGGGATTGTCTTTAGATCGATACCCTGATGTTAATGGGAATTACGAACCGCACAACTGTCGGTGGGCCACGGATACAGAGCAAAATAGAAATAGAAGAAATACAGTTATGGTTATTTTCAAAAGAGACAAAATAGCTCTTGTAGAGCTTGCAGAAAAGCTGGGAATCTCTTACCCGGCGTTGTACAATCGTCACCAACGCGGTACTTTGTATAAATTGGAAAAATAGGGTGTTCTATGCGCGTAGCGATAACGGGTGGTACAGGCTTCATCGGAAGTAACCTAACTGATTATCTGCAGCGCAAAGAGCCGGATACGGAAATCGTGCTGATTGATTTGGTGGCCCCCTGCATACCACTAGGGCCGAAAACCACGTACGTGTACGCCGATATCCGTAACTTAAAATCGTTGATTGACGCCTTCGAGGACGTAGATGAAGTTTATAACTTGGCTGGAGTCCTCGGTACGAGCGAGCTATTGGCCTGCGTCAGTTTGGCCGTTGAAACGAATGTGGTTGGATGCGCAAATGTGCTCGACGCTGCCCGAATCCAAGGCGTTAGACGCGTGTATAACGTTGCGAAGCCCCATTTCGAAGGCTACGCGGAGAACGCATACACTCTGACCAAACACGCCGGGGAGTTGCTGGGGCTGCTGTACCGTGACAAGTACGACATGAACGTGGCGACGGTGCGGTGGCTGAATGCCGTCGGGCCACACCAACATTTGTACCCAGTACGCAAGTTCTTGCCTATGATGGTTCTGCTAGCCCTCTATGACTTCCCTCTTGAAATTTATGGTAGTGGTAATCAAACGATTGACCCGATTGATGTGGAAGACATGTCACGCTTTACCCTTCACGCCTGCCGTAATCTTGGCAAGCATCCTGTTGTCGTTGATCTTGGTAGTGGTAACGACATTAGTTGCAATGATGCTTGTGCATTGATTTTGAATGCTGTTGACCACGAATTGGCGTCTTTGGGTACTAAGTCATTTAGTGAGATTCAGCATATAAAAATGCGGGAAGGAGAAGGCGATGACATCATGCTCAAAGCAGATATGAGCTACTGGGAATCCGTAGGGATGAAAACTGAAGTTCCGTTTGTGCAATCAATTGCAAATACGGTGAGGTATATCATGCGTATGCCCGAATATCACAGACAGAACGCCTTGCATTTTTACGGCAAGAGCGCCCCCGCATTTACGGACCTCTTACGTCAGAAGATTCGGAGTAAAGTTGCATGAACCGCCCCATAGTTGATAGTCTTAACGACGAGCGTAAGATCCATGATGTGATGGGCGCGGTGGACAGTATCATGCGTAGCGGGTGCTACAGCGAGGGTGAACATACCTCGGAATTCGAGATTAAAGTGTGTGAGCACTACCATTCTGCTGGGGCGGTTAGCTTTAGCAACTGTGGTGCAGCGCTTTATACAATATTTAGCTGGTTGCAATCTCTGGGCCACAACAAGATTGTGCTGCAGAACAATACTTTTTACGCCACTGTGGCGATGGCGGTAGAGGCTGGCCTAGCTCCCGTGGTCTGTGATTCCTCCCCTACTGACCCTAGTATGGGCGTGGATAGCATGATTGCCGCCGTTACGGCCAGCAAGGCTACCGTGGTGTGCTTAACCCACGTTGGCGGCTGGGTTGCCCAAGACTATGAGGCGATTGCAACGTGGTGCGATGAGCATAGAATAGTGTTGATTGAGGACGCTGCTCATGTGTTTGGGGTGCGCAACGCGCAAGGCCACGCTGCAGGAGATCTCTCTACCGCTGCATGTTTCAGTTTTTACCCTACTAAGGCAGTCCCGGGTGGCGAGGGGGGTGTATTGATCTGGCGCGACTGGCAATGTTCTATACCAGAATTCTCCTTAGAGTTTCGTAGTTATGGCAAGTTTAAAGATAGCCAAGGCGTAATTCGGTATGGGCGGGGTTTTAACTTGCGCATGAGTGAGTTCGACGCCGCTGTATTGGGCGTACAGATGAATTATTTAGACGAGGTACTGGCGAACCGGCTAGTCGCTGCAACCCAATTACAAGACGCTGGGTTCCTCTGCCTGATGGGTGAAGTCAATACTCATTCGAATTACTACAAGTACCCCGTCGTGGCGGAAGGTGGCTTCAAGCAAACCGGTAAAGTTTACAGTTTGACTGATCAGGTTCGATGCGCGGCTAAAGCCCATTTTGTTGAATACCCGGTGCCGCTGCATAACAGCCAAGCCTGGGCGCAAGGGCATATGTGCTTGCCCATAGGGGAAAAGACCTTTGAAGGCATGACCAGCAAGGAAATCCGTCACTGGATGAGGGCAGAATGATTTCAGAGACAGTGTACGGTAAATTGACCGTAATAAAGTCTGAACGTAGACAGCATGAAAATAGGAAAGGCATTGGCTGGCTTTGGTGGTTGTGTCGTTGTGAATGTGGTGCAGAGAAATGGATTGAAGCAAAGTATGTACGTGCTGGCTACCACAAATCTTGTGGGTGTAGTCGAGTAACGGGAATTGTTAATTCTCAGTACCGGCATGGTATGTCCCACACCTCAATCCATAATACGTGGATGAGCATGAAACAGAGATGTTTTGATGTTAATTGCCCCGCATATTCTGATTACGGTGGGAGAGGTATAACTGTTTGTGAGAGGTGGATGGTATTTGAGAATTTCTTTGAGGACGTAGGTTCGCCGCCAGATGGCATGACTTTAGACCGTTTTCCAAACAACGATGGCAATTACGAGCCAGGGAACGTGCGTTGGGCCACCAAGATAGAACAAGGAATAAATCGACGTAATGTACATCAGGTGACAATTGATGGGGTTACTAAGACATTACGTGAATGGTGTGAGCAAACTGGTGTCAAGTACAATACCGCTTATCAACGTATCGTTAAACGTAAAATTGACCCAAGAGAGGCCCTAAAATTAAGTGCTTAATCGACGTGGTTTACACCCAGCGGCCCCGGATATGTTCCACGAGCTACCTTGCCTGGGAACTGATAGAGCAGTTAATCGCGTGGCGCGACGATGTATTTATTTATCTGACCTACCCCGCAGACCGCTGCGAGCCAGAAGATCTCGATTTTCTCTCCCGACACCCGGATCGCGTCACGTTGCTAGATCTGCCGTCCGATCCCACGGATCGACTCAGCGAGTTGTACATGATTCGCAACGAGTTGCGGACCTACCTCAACCCGTGGTGCGGGCTGGCCTGGGACGTCGATGTGGTAGTGAGTAGTCGCATCCCGATGCTTAAGCACTTTCCGGTTCATGCAGCCCGCCCGCTGTCCGACAAGATGCCGTGGCAGCGTCTGTATATCGGCCTGGAAGAAATGCCGATCCTGCCATTTAGGGATACGGTGCCTTGGCACGAGCATTTGTGGGCAGATACGTTGGCGACGTATGGGCTGGTGGATGCCACTCTGATTAATAATCAGTGGACTAAGACCGCGCTACGCCCGGTGTTGAAGGAGATGTTGTCGCCAGCATGGCAGAAAAAGGTATTGGATAAGATCCATGAGGTGGTGCCGGTGCGCCTGACGCGGCTGAATATGCGTAATGTACCCACAGTCACCGCTGCTGATTTTAACGTGGGATTTGTGGGGCGTATGACTTCGGGCCGCAACTTCAATGACGTGGTAGAGCTTTTTCAAAAGCATTTCAGCTACCCCATCGGCCCGAACAAGTCTATGAAGTTTAGTGTGAGCACCAACTCCAATTCGACGGGTGGGGCGGAAGTGCTCGATATGTCGTTTATGGACATTCAGCTAAACGACCGGGAGAAATTCTGGAAGTACCTAGACACCCAGCACGTAGTGGTGTCCATGGTAGACACCGAGGATTTTTCGTTGTCTACCTGGGAAACGTTGTTGGCAGGCGTGCCTATGGTGTTGTATGAACGGCCCTGGAATGCATTTTTGGGCAAAGAATACCCGTTTAGAGTCAAGAACGAACTCGAAGCCTATACGTTGTTAAAGAAGTTTGCCGACGACTACTTTTTTATGTACGAGCAGTTCAAAACCTGGGAAGAAAATTACTGGGCGGCCTATGTGGCGGATCCGGCTAAGAACGTCACCACAGGCGATAAGTTGGTGGAGTTGGTGGCAGATTTTGAGGCACGACGCAACGTGCTTACGTCTGACATGGGCCAAACCTATCGGGAACGGTTGCAATCAATTGCAGGGCCAACCTTGGATCTCAACGCGGTAATAAATGAGACAATGTTCAAAATGGGGACTACCATAGAGAACACTGAGTCTCGGGTATTAGGGCGCACCCCCAGCACGATCATGTTGAAAATTGTGGCCGCCCAGTTAGGCTGGACCGACACTAAGGATGTAGGAGTGATGATCCGTGAGTGACGCACTTTCGAAGACCAACGCCTTAGAGCGCCGCAACCTGCCTATTGGTCAGTTGGTGGCGAACAAAGACAACCCTAACACGATGTCGGACGCTGAGTTTAATATGCTCAGTGACAATTTCGACAAGATCGGGATAACCGATCCGATTTTTGTACGGCGTATCGCGGAAGACGTGTACCGGATTGTCGGTGGTCACCATCGTTGGGAAATGGCTAAGCTACATGGTTTTGAGGAAGTGCCTTGCACAATCATTGATGATCCCGAGTTTGACGACGATCAAGAAAAATTCCAAGTCGTCAGGATGAATGTGATACGCGGTAAGATGTCGCCGGATAAGTTCATGGCGTTGTACAACTCTCTGGACAAGAAGTACGAAGCTGAGATCATGGCCGAAGCCTTCGGCTTCGCAGACGAAGAAGCCTTTAAGAAACTGACTAAACAAATGTCGAAATCTTTGCCAAAGGAGTTGCAGGCAGATTTCGAGAAGGCGGCCAAAGAACTTAAAACCATCGATGGCCTAAGCAAGTTACTTAACGGGATGTTCAGCAAATACGGAAATACCCTCGACTACAATTTCATGCTGTTGGATTATGGTGGCAGAGATAGTGTGTGGATAAGGATGGCGTCGGCTGAGAGGAAAAAGTTAATCGCGTTGGGGCACAAGTGCATCGACGGAGCAGTGGCATTAGATGCTGTTCTAAACGGATTGATTGATTTCTCACTATCAGAAAAAGGTAGTCAGATACTGAATAAATTAATTGAGAATGGCGAGAAAGTTATAATTTCAGAGGGGATTGAATTGCCTACTCTGGAGAGTATAGATGAGAATGATTAGAAATGCTGGTAAGAAAGTAAGGTATTGGCTTAATGTTATTAAATCCGTGCAATTGATTGCAGAAGGGTACGGAGAATGTATGCTATACCCTGGCCGAATAGATAGAAATGGCTACGGTAGGTGTTCATGGGAGGGGGTTGGAAACACTTTATCTCACCGACTATCTTATGCAGTGGCCCATAAATTATCACTAGAAGATATTGAGGGGATAGTAATTAGACATACTTGCGATAATCCTCCGTGTTGTAACCCTAATCATTTAGTTGCTGGGACACACGGAGATAATTGCAAAGATAAAATTATTCGGGGAAGACTCCCTATTGGAGAAGATGCAGGCCCGTCTAAATTGACCGAAATCCAAGTCAGAGAAATTAAAATTAGGTTATTGGGCGGGGAACGTGGCAACGTGTTAGCAAAAGAGTTCGGCGTTCACGTAATGACGGTTAGTGATATAAAGCGTGGGGCTACATGGGGGCATGTAAATGTCGAAATTTAACCGCATTGAAGAACTTCCAGAAGTCACGTTATTGGTGATTAAGACCAGCCAATTGGATTCGTTGGCTATTGCAGAACACCTCCAGAAAGAAGGACACTTCACCGATGTGGTGCGGGATTCAGTGGCTCAATTGATTACGGCATACCGCAAAAGTCTGATTCCAAAAAAGATTACGCCGGATGATCTGGTCTTAGCGCCATTCAGCCCTCTTGACGAGTTGTTGGCGCTGGCGCGGCTGCAAAAAGCTCGCGTCGATAAGGCGATGGAAAAAGAGAAGGACATGCCGATCCCGCTCGATGCCACCAACAAGCTGATCGAAGGGTATCAGGCTACCTTGGCAGCACTGCAACGAGCACAGATCGAGTTTGACGCAGCCCAGCTTAAAAAAGTCCCGCAGGGTGGCGCGACTAAGGCCACTAGTAGTTTGTCCAAGCGTATCAAAGAAGCACTCGGGGCGTCGGAACGCGCCATGAATAACAGTGATTACGACTAAGGTAAGAAAATGAGCCTGACTACTGACCCGAATGATCCTGAGTTGGTTCGCAAAGATTTTGGCGAGCCGGGTATGCAGAACAAGTACCTTGTACTGTCTGAAGAAGAACGCGCTAAGGGATTCATTAGACCGGTGCGCCGCTCATACATACACACGAAATGTGGGTCACAGACTCGAATGGGTCAAGACTTGGCTGAAACCTGGGCGCACGACATACAGTTTTACGATGGTACGTTTTGTTGTATATGCGATAGCCACTATCCAGTAGTGGAGTTTAACTGGGTTGAGCGGGATGGTAGCATTGGACCGGTATTGGGTACATGAAAACTTGTTCGGTTAATGGTTGCGTAAAGCCTAGTTGTAGGAAAGGCGGGCTGTGCCAAATGCATAGTTGGCGTTTACGTTTTTACGGTGACGTAAATTACACTCGTCCTGTAGTTATATGTTCTGTAGAGGGCTGTTCTAGTAGGCATAAGAGTAATGGTTTATGCCAAACCCATCTACGAAGATTCCGTAAAGGGCTGCCCCTTGATGGCAATCTAAGAACCCTAAATCCAAAAAGATACAAACAGCTAACGTTACACGGGCATTTTTTAGCAGATGTACGTGGACGTGTATACGCTCACAGAGTAGCTCTGTATGAGCAAATTGGTAATGCTAGAGTGCCCTGTTTTTGGTGCGCAGCCCCACTGGAGTGGTTTCCAGAAGAAAGTGGTAAGTGTGAGCCTATTCATGTTGATCACTTAGATCATGACCGGCATAACAACGCCTGGAGTAATGTAGTACCGTCTTGTAATGGCTGTAACGCGGGGCGAATGTTGTTTAATTCTAAGGTTCGTACACCCCAGTATATGGGTGCTGCACTATCAGTAGGCAGTTAGCCTCTAGCTAGTTACAATAGTCTAACGCTGGGAGGCTATGATGACCGAACAAGAAGCGCAACATAAAGAACTGCTTGCCATTTATGTGCTACCGTCTTGGCAACGGCATAGCTATCTCAAGGAAGTTGAGGCAGTACGAGGTAAAGTAGTCGCTGATCAGCTAAAGCAAGCCCTGGTGGCCCTTTGGAAATCACAGCGCTAATTGCAATTGATTGCAAAAAATCAGTAAATACTTTGACAAATCAGTGCCAAGTGCTATACTTGAATCACTGAAACGACACACGGAATGGAGTCCAAAATGTCAAACCGCCCTCTCACTGCTACCGAACTTAAGCTGGTCAAGGAGTTTAACCTCGCCCCCATGACTACCCAAGGGCGCACCACCCTTTACAGCGGCAAGGCAATCAACGCCCTGGCGGAAATCAAAACCGCCAAATCAGTCAAGGCTGATTCAGAATACTTCACCTCGGCTGAATTCCGCGCTGATGTAATCGCTGAATTGATCGCCAACGGCGCTACCGAACTCCAGGCCACCAACCGCACCCGCGACCAGTTCCGTTTGTTCAACGAAGCCCGCGAATTGGGCATGATGTAATGACCAAAACCGCACAAGTCCAATCCCTAATTGCCGCTGGCGACCGCAAGGGCGCTCTGAAGATGGCAAGTGATTTTCGAGGCGGCATTACCACCGAACAACGCAAAGCTTTGAAAAAGGGCTACGAGTGTATCGTGTGGCCGGAGCAGTACCGGCAAATGAAGGTAGACGTCGAGGCAGCAGTGGAGTCCGCCTGGGCGCTGCTGAAATCCTTACCTGTTATCAATGGAGTGTGATTGTGGAACTACGCTGGCTTATTAGAAAGAATAAAGTCACAGCGGAACAAGTTGTAGAACTTGCGGCAAGTTTGCCTTGCACGATGGCAGCGGCCAAGAAGCAACTTGTCAACGAGTTTGGGCCTGTGCTGCAATTCAAATACGAATCCATTGGCGCATGGCATGATGTGCCAGTTGTCGTGGAATATCGCAACGTGGAGAAAACATGATTAAGACTTGGGAAAACGAACCCGACGTGCAGATCTGGCTCATGGGCCGTATGGGGTGTGTGATGCGACGTAACATGGAAACCGGCACATGGTGCGGTTATGTGGGTGTGCAGAAAGACCATCCGTGGTTTAAAAAGGATTATGGTGAGACAGTGCCCACATCCACCATCGTGGGTAACTGGAAAGATCGAGCTATCGATCTGGATAAAACCAGCATACTGTCGTTGTTTAAGATTGCGATGGCGGACGGCAAAGACGGTGAAGAATCGATTGACACGCTGATCCAAGTCCATGGTGGCCTGACGTACTCGGGATGGCTGACCAAGAAAAATAAGAATATTCTTTGGTACTTTGGTTTCGACTGCGCCCACTACGGCGACTTTATGCCCGGGTTGTGCCACAACCCGAGCTACCTGTCTTTTGGTGATACAGGGGTCTACCGCGATCAACAGTATGTACACGCCGAAGTCGTCTCGCTGGCCGAGCAACTAAAAGCCGTACAGGGCTGATTTTATTTGACAAACTGCGTCACGCTGCTATACTACATTCATTACCAACCGGAATGGAGTCCGCAAAATGAACAAAGCCCAACAAGTAGTTAAAGAGTCGATTCAGGCCCTTTTGCAAACAAATGATCGTGCCGTAGTTCGCGGGGTGCTGCGGATCTACGAACGGCAGACAGCAGCAGAGCAATCGTCAGAGGCCACCCATGATGCAAATGGAGTTGGGTTTAATAGCACAGACGCAGAAATACTCACCTCGTTTGCCAAGGGCATCCTCAAGTACGGCTCGCTGACACCGAAACAGATGGTGATTGCCAGGAAAAAAATGCCGAAGTACTGGGCTCAGCTAGCGGAAATTGCCGCACAGAATGGCCGCGAAATCCGTCCGATTGAGCCAGCAGAACCGAAGCAACCCACGACCCCGGATGACTTTACCGAGTCGGATGAGCAGCAAATGAACGCGATGGTGTGGCAAGGCGAACTGGCCGAAGCCAAGTTGGCTGCTGAGTACAAGAACCGTCGTGACGACATGGGCGCGTAAGCGTTGCAATTGATTGCAATTTTTGTGTGGCAGGCATGGTCAGGTGAGGTATGGCTGGGTGGGGTATGGTTAGGCAGGTGAGGTATGGTGCGGTGAGGTCAGGTGAGGTTTGGTTAGGTAAGGTGCGGTAAGGCAGGTGCGGTTTGGTAAGGTACGGTTAGGTTTGGTAAGGTCGGGTTTGGCAGGTAAGGTTAGTAGTGGGAAGCCTATTAACGTGGGCTTCCTAGTACCAATCGGTGCTACAGTTATCAACAATGGAGTGATATGATGGTCGTTAAAAATGCAGAGATCAGTATTGAAGAAGTTAAAGTCGAGAGTATCGACTTGGCTTTGATTGGGCAATCCCCCTTCATCATGCACCGTTATGCACGCAAGGCATTTCAGGAATTGATGCTGCCCAAAGCACCGATGAACAAGCAGGCGAAAGCGGAGAACATTAAGCACTATCCGCTTAAGGAGTACCAAGAGTGCTTTTACATGAACAGCAACGATGATGAACCCACGTTGTTTCATGTGCCGGTGGCAATGATTCAAGGGGCTTTGTCCTCGGTGGCGCTGGATTTGCCGGGGATCAGGAAGTCCGAAGCCCAACGCTGGATTAGCGTAACCAGTCAGGATGAAGACATGCAGTTGAACCTGTTTGGCGTGCCGGAACTGTATACTACGATGGCAAAGAATTCAGGCATGACTAGCGTGCCCGATCCCCGCACTCGGCCCATTTTCCGCCAGTGGGTGATCCCACGAGTCCGCATTACATACAAGGCCAACCCCCTCAATGATACTTCGATTGCCAACTTAGCCCACGCGGCGGGGCGGATCGTAGGGATTGGTGATTGGCGTCCCCAGAAAGGCGGCCCTTACGGCAAGTTTTTGGTGGCACAGCCCGATGACCCACGGGTGTTGGAAATAATCGAAAAGCAAGGGCGACACGCACAAGAACTCGCTTTTGATAACCCCACGTATTTCGACAGGGACACGGCGGACATCAACAAGTGGTTTGAGGAAGAAATCAAGAAGCGCGGGCAGACTTTGGAACCCGTGGGTCTGAAGGCAATGAAGGCTGGGTAAGAATTGGCCGTGGCGCTCTCCGGGGGCACCCACCCCCGGTGTTTTGTTTAGGAGACTTACTATGTTGCAAGAAGGAACGACCATAGACCACTCATCCTCAGAAGCAGGGCATCTGTCTGAGGAATATATGGCACTGGAAAAGCTCTACCGTAGTAAGAGCAAAAAGATGTCAAAAGCCCAGATCCTGTATTTCATGGGCTTTGTGGACCCCCAGACGAAACTGCTAAACAAAAAGGCGCTAATTGACGCCGCTAGAAACCCGAGTGACATCCTCCACAACTTGTTTAAAGAGGCGTGGAATAAGGACTACGCTCAAGAAAAGTACCTGCTTATGCAGGTTAGTTTGCTGTATAAAGAAGTTAAGGTGCTTTACCTAACGGTGATTAAACACGAGTCTAAAATCACCACCTTGAGCTTCCCAGTAAAATCAACCCCGCTGGGTTCTAAAGATGAAATAGCGGCGCTTATGCCCGCCTTTAGTAAAACTGGGCTAGCTATGGGGGTGAAAGAATCGGAAGAAATCGCTAAGAGCGAGTATCAGTCCCTTTCAAATCTACGTCACTGTTTGCTATCAGCACGCGGCAACATCACCAGCGCAATTAACAGCAATAAGTTTTTCCCGCTGACGGACATCCCTTTGCAAGATTTATTGGACTTAATCAATATTAAGTTAGGGTTGATCAGCGAGGCAATAGAAGTGGCGGTAGATTGAGGCAGGTAAGGTGTGGTCCGGTGAGGTGAGGTGCGGTGAGGTCTGGTATGGCAGGTATGGTGCGGCTTGGTACGGTGTGGTGAGGTGAGGTTAGGTATGGCAGGTGTGGTAGGGTCCGGTATGGTTAGGTAAGGTGTGGTCCGGTCAGGTACGGCAGGTATGGTCCGGTTTGGTGTGGTTAGGTAAGGTAGGGTTAGGCAGGTGCGGTTTGGTGGGGTTCGGTAGGGTGAGGTGTGGTAGGGTTGGGCAGGCAGGGCAAGGTACGGTTGGGCACGGTAAGGTTGGGTGCGGTAAGGCAGGTGCGGTAGGGTTAGGCCAGGTGCGGTGAGGTTTGGTCGGGTAGGGTGAGGTACGGGAACGGGATGCAGTTAATCTTTCGGGGTTAGCTGCATTTTTCCTTTGACAATCCAGCAAACAGTGCTATACTTAAATCTAAATCAACGGAATGGAGTCCGAAATCATGGAAATAATTGATAAAGAAGTAGGGGCCACCATCCTACGTCAGTTAGGTGGTAATCGTTTTGCGGTCATGACCGGTGCCAGTAAATTTATTGCATTAAAAAATGGCCTGCAATTTTTTATTCCGCGTAGTAAAAACATCCGTCGAGTACAAATTTTATTGACCGGGGATGACTTGTACACCATGGCGTTTTATTCGATATACGGTACGTCGATCAAACTGATCAATAGTAAGCACGCAGTCGGTTGCAATCAATTGCAATCCATTTTTGAAAAAGTTACCGGACTTCATACCCACCTATGAGAACCACTCCGATTCACAAAGCCTTCCTCGAAGCTGGCGCTCAGCTAGAGCACACCTACCTGGGCGTCGTCACGTACACGGCCCAGTGCAAAGAACTCGATTCCCGCGACGGCAACCCCGCCACCTTGTTTGTGCAGCATGGCACCGAGGTCAAGGAAGTCACGCTGGCGCTACTGGATTTTATATCGTGAAGCGCTTCGGACGCACCCTGACCTATCTCAAGGCCAACCCCAAGCTGAAGGAGTTCTTTCAGCCCTATCTGGTAGTGATTTGGTCGGGAGAACATAAAGCATGGTGGCGGCCCGATAGTAGTGGCTACACGACTAAGATAGAGGATGCGGGCGTCTACGTTTTTCAAGATGCCTGGGATCGGTCGGCCCACTGTAGTCGTGACAAGGGAATTGCCTACCAGATTGTTTCCGATGACGATCTTCTTGAGATTGGACGTAAGTACGCCAAGGCAGTAGATCGTGCGCTGCACGGCACAGACGCCGAATTTATTGAGGAATTCAAGAAGATTGCTGGCAAAGACGATGGGTTTTGGCAAGACCATTAATTTGACAAACCACCGCATTCTGCTATAATGAACCTACGCATTTAAACGCCGAATGGAGTCAGCATGACTGATCAGCTTTTTCCCGATATGCCAGTAGAACAGATGTATAAAGCCAGATTAGCGTGGGAGGGGATGGCAGGTATAGAGTGGTGGACCGACGCTTGTGAAGCGCTGCGGATCTACGAACCCCCACCAATGTCGTTAAAATTGGCCCACGCCGAGCGGAAATGGGAATTGATGTCCGCTTATCAGAAGACGATTCGACGCGGCGATACCGCGCTGGCGTTGCGATTGGTGAGCGCGATGTGTTCGTTGCCCGCCGAACTCGGTTACGCCTGGAAACGAGTCTGTTGTATTGCAGCGGAAGACATTGGCCCTGGATGCCGCGAAGCGATGAACTTTGTCATTTGCGCTGGCACGATCTATACGCCGAAAAAAGCCCCGGACTTTCAGTACAAAGTGCTATGCTTTCTGACCGAGTTGATGTGTGCAGTCGAGCGCAGCCACGATTACTGCTCGATGGCAGTGATTGAACACGCACTTAAAAGCGGGGTTTTACCGCACAATTTATCCGACTTAGAAGGGGTAATGCTTAGCGGTATCAAAGAATGCGGCGCACCTACGGATTGGGCGGTAAAGAATAATTGGCGTGGCGAAGGCATGTTAAAGTTCCAGATGCTTGATGGCCCTATAGCTAGCATGTTGATGACGCAAAGTATGTGGCAAGCACCAGAACCGCAAATGATGAAAGGGTTACCCGACTACTGCTATGACACGCATACGCGAGTTGGTAAGGGCGTGATGATTCGCCTGACCGGATTCAAAATCATCAAAGATTTTTTCGACGCCACCCCTACGCTGATTCCGAAAGCCAACGTAATCGGGGACGCGGTGTTTTACGAAGAAGGGGTGCTGATTGCGGGAGGGTGGGGTAACCCCAATCTCTATAAGTTGGAACAGCGTTTTGAAGCGGCACAATTGGGCTGGCCGATAGATCGTTGGTACGAGTTCCGGGCTTTGATTTCCCACTTAATCGAAGATGGCGCGATCAACAAACTACGCGAGAAAGTTTTAGATTCTCAGGGTTATTAGATGATATTGTTCTTCGCTTTGCTGGCAATAGCGCATGTGTACGCTTTTTGGCTACGTTCGGTGTACTTTTACCGTAAGCCTGTGGCAAACGGCACGCCCTTGGAGGGGAAGGAGTGGATCTACAGCTTAGTCGAAGGCCGGGTGGTCTACGTGCAATCAATTGCAGCGGGTAAAGGCTTAATCGATAAGGGGGGGCGGCACTTCCCAATTCCGAGTCACCTCGACACCGCGTTAGATTATATTCAGATTGGGGTGTTTATGACCCCGCTGAATAACCACCACCTAATCAGCCCAGGTAAAAGTTACACGTTATGGAAGACCCTGGATATTGGTGGTAAGTTTGACAAGATGTGGGAAGCCCAAGATGACTGGCGCATGGTCACGAGTCGGTGGTGGGGGGATTGGTGGGAGCGTAAGATCAGTAAGTACATCGCTGGCAACCGCCGTACCCGGTTCTTTTTTAGTCACGGCGTCGTTGCAGACCTGATCTATGATAAGTACGTTAATCGACTTAGTAGCCTGTTTTACCCCTATGGCGAGCGTATGGTGCTGGGGTTTGTGCAGCGCGGCTCCCAAGTAGATTTGTTTATCCCTGCCGATAATCTCAACGTCACAGTGGGGGTAGGGGATCGAGTGACCTTTGACAGCTTACTGGCGTTTTACCTATGATCCAAATTCTGATGCCCGATGCTGGAAGCTATTCGGCCAAATTGAAGGCGCTGTACATTCAGCACGTGATGCAGATGACTAAGCAACCTGTGCAGTTTTTCGTTGTCGATGATTTCGACCCAGGGGTGGCCGCTGAATACAGTACTATGGGACTGCACGTAGCCAAGACCTTGTACGGCGACGCCATTCTAATGCCGTGTAGTTCGGCAGCCCGCCTACAGCGGTATGGCTACGCCCCGACCACGGACCCGCTGGTTCTGAGCTATTTCGATGATAAGCGCCAGTTGAACCAGCTAGCCGCTGGGCTACAAATCCCCTACATGTTGGCTAAGTACTACAAGGCAATTTTTGATTCGTTTCACGGCGTAGTGCTTAAGCCTGCGGTTTCGTCAGGAGGGAAAAATATTCGTTTCGCTAAGATGGAGGAAGCCCCCCCGATGGCTGACGACGATGTGATTCAGGCGGGGTCTGACGATGCCAGGGAGTACATCAGTGATGTGTTTGTGATGGGGGGTGGCGATGTGTTTTTAAGCTGCCACCGGCAATCCTTGGTTAGAGTTGATGGCCGAGATACCGAGGTGTATGTTTTTGGCAATGAAACCCCCCTGGGGCACGAACTAGACCTGAAGATTAGACAGCTACTGAATAGCTGGACGCTTCACGAGATCGAAGACCCACTGCATTTCAACGTGCAGTGGCGCTATTACCGAGGCGAACTCCGCGTGATGGAGATCGACTCGCGGTTGTCGGGGTCGTGCATTGTGCACCCGAACATTGGTAACCTGATGGGGACAGTCATCCCCGGTTGGGATTGCCCGATAGAAGTACATGAAGACGCTTTGGTACAAGCTTATCATCGCTTGAATCTTGGGGTACAAATTTCCGATCAACTAGGGGCACTGATCTATGTGGGATAAACTCGCCGCTTACTTGGCGCTGGTGTGCTTTAATGCTTACTTCCCCCTGGGGATAGTCTTAGGGATCAGCACCAAGATGTTTTGGGGTGGTCAAATCATCTCCCTGGGCACCGGCATATTTGTCGGCGTACTGTTCTACATGGTCCTGCAGCACCTGTTGCTAAGATAAGGGGTTTAGATGCACGCGATCCAAGTATTGAGGAATGGGGGTTGGGTGTACCTCCTGGGGCTGCGCGATATCGTAAAGGGGGATGTGTTTCGGTACCGGGTCAAGCATGACACGTGGAGCGACCCCCGCACGGCGAAAGCCAGCGCCACCCGCCGCCCCCACCCGAAGAAACCGACGATTACCGTATGGTGCGTCGATGAATTGTACGACCCAGTAGTGAGGTCATGATGCAGAGCGAAATCGAACGGCGGGCGCGGGTTATGGCGGTCCATAGCGATGGCGACGAAAGTAGGTGGTCAGAGTATATGGAAAGCGCTGAATGCGATATTGTCAGCGAAGCGATCAGCGCCAGCGACGAACCGGATCGCATGAAAGAGTTGTTATGGTACTTATTCGAAAGACTAACGGGGAGAATCAAGATATGAGTGCGGACAGCAATGAAATAGCAAAAATAACTCACGCCGCCGTCAACAAGCTGGCGAAGTGGCGGCAAGTCTTTGCGGGATGGCAACTCGGCTTGCGCCCCAAAGGCGACCCGGAAGGCGACGCAGTAAAGCACCACCGCGAGTTGTCGATGCTGCTGCGAGCGGAGCTTAATGCAATGGCAGTCATTCTGATAGAAAAAGGCGTGATGACTTCCGACGACTACACTAAAGCAGTCGGGGCAGAGGCTACCCTGTTGGACAGGGCTTATGAAAAGCTTTTCCCAGGATTTACGACCGTCGATGACGGTGTAGTGATCGACCCCGTGTTGGGTGCAGAAACCATGAAGAATTGGAGAGGTTGATATGAAACGCTGTTGGATGGCCTTTAAGGAAGGACTGCGGTTTATTAAAAAATATCGTTTTAAAGGGGCACTAGAATGAGATTGCGTGTCAAGTTCACGGGCGGCCCCCGCGACAAGAAGACCAGGGGCCTCGACACGATCAACCCCCCGGCAGTGATTAACTGCACTGAGGATTGTAAGTTTTACAACGTCCAAGGCCACTACGCCTTAACCGAAGAAGTCACGGTCAATGGCGCACCGATTTACGCCTGGATGCCACACGGGGTTTTGCAATCAATTGCAGGAGGAGGGGATGACCAGCACGGTAAGTCTAGCCCAGCTAGATAACGAGGAAGCTAGGTTGATCAATGAGCAGCGCACGTTGAACGAGAACTGTCAGGTGCTACGTAGATTGATGGACCAGCACGAGAAACGTTTGGCACAAATCAAGTCCCGCCGTAAGGCGATTCAAACGCTGAGGGGCTTAGGGGGTAACAAATGATCACCAACAAGTCACCGCACGGTAAGAAAGGCCGTTTGACCGCCGAACTTGATCGTCTGGAGCAAGAAGGCGAGCGCTTGAACCGGGAGTTTTCTGGCCTTACGCTGCTGATACAGCGTTATGAACGGCTCGTATCCGCCAATGCCAGCCAGCGCATTGCGGCAGCGAGTTTGTTGGAAGAACTACAGTTGAAGAAAAAGGTTAAGAAATGAGTCACGCCCACACTTCAACCACAGAAGCTAGAGCGTTACGTCAGCTTGTGAGAACCGTGTCTTGCCCTAAATGTGGCGCAGAAGTGGGGCAAAAATGTATTGGCGTTCGCACTCTAAAACGTAGTGCCAGTCATAAAGAACGCTGGGGTTTGTACCGTGGTAAATCCCTTTGACAAGCAGGGGATTAGTGGTAAGATATATCAACTAACCGCAATGGAGTGCTGTGATGCCACGCGAACGTTATTACGTGACAATAAGCCGCCCTGTCGGCGCTTCTGTGACTGACACCAAGGACTATATCCGAGACGCCATCAATGGCTGGAAAGTTGGCTTTCAGCGCGGAGATGCTTTTTTTAAAGCAGATCTTGACGCTACGGTAGTACGAGAGCCGATGGAGCGCCGGGAGCAACGTAGGTTGTCTAGTATTCCTCGCACTTGGGGGGAAGTGGCGCTAGAGAATTTGACTGCCAAATCAGAACCTCCTGTAGTGGTAAAAATCTTGAGCAACTGCATGGCTGGGGAAGATGGTGACTGCTTTCACACGAGTTGTCCTCAAATGGCAGACGGCGAGCCTGAGAGATCAGGAAGACATTGCCCGCTCGATAAACAGGCTAAATTGGAGTGAAAACCACACTTTATAAAAAATGATTTGACAAATATATCTAGTGACTTAAACTGCATCCATACTAAATAACTCCGCTCACAAATTGGGGTTGGCCGGTAGAAATAAGAAGTAAAAACCCGCGATCAGTCGGACACTGATAATACAAGGAGTGTGAAATATGAAAACGCGTAATCTTTTGGCAGCAGGTATGCTGGCAGCAGGTTTGATCTCGACTTCGGCCTTTGCAGGCGGCCCCAGCTTCAACCTTACCAATATCGGTAATATTTCCAACACGTTGTCCACGTCCGCGCAAGTCAATGGCAGCGGTTCGTCGTTCAGTTCCGCTACCGGTATCGCCAGCGCTGTATCGAATGGCCAAGCTTTTGGCTCGCAAACCACCACGCCGAACAGCGTCGCCGCCAGCATGACCGTTTCCGGTCAAGCCTCGACCTCCAACAGCGGCAACGCCTTCAACGTATCGACCGGTTCGGGTAGCGGCACGGCCAACACCAGCGGTTCGGCCAACACCTCGCTGGATGTGTCGGGTTCGTACGGCACCGATGGCGTCGCCTCGATTGGCAACGGTTACGGTACCGAGCAAACGCTCAACGTCGAAGGCAGCATCGGCACCGGCCTCAATGGTGGCAACGGTGGCCCCGCAGTCGTCGGAACCTCGATCAACGTCAATGCCACGACCAACGGCGGCGGTGCGATTGCCGCCAACTCGGCAGGCACCTTCACGGCCAATGGCACGGTCGAAGCCGATACCAATAGCTCGGGCGGCGTGAACGTCAACGGTCAAGTCAACGACAACAAGACGTCGGTATCGAGCGTCGATACTGCTGCGGTGCTCAATGTGGGCATGGGCACGGATGCGAATGGCAACGCGTTGACGTTCCAAACCATCGCCAACAACGCGACGGAAAACGGTTCGGCCAACAACACCGTGAACGTGTCGGGTAACTTCAACGACCCGACCGTATCGCAGTAATTTCTGGTCGGTCGAGTAGTTGCGTAGCTGAGTAGTTTGGGTGGGGGGAAACTCCCACCCACCAATAAAAAAACTAAGGGGTTGCAATGAATATCTGTCTCAAGATGTCGCTGGCATCTGCCGTGATGTTGGTGGCTGCAAGCGCGATGGCGCAGTCAGCTAGTACCGCAGCGACGCAAAATCAAAGCGTCGGATCTACCTCGTCAGCGAATGGCGGGGCGTTGTTGTTTGCTCCGGTTTCGGAATCCACCAACACGGTCAAGTATCCCGCCTCGTCTTCGATTGCGCCGCCGCTGGCGACCGGCGTTTGCATGGGATCCAGCACTGGGGGTGTCGAAGCCTTAAAATTTGGCTTCAGCCTGGGCACTACCTGGAAAGACGACGGTTGCGATTTGCGAGAAAATGCTCAGGCACTGCGTAACTCGGGTCAGCAGATGGCAGCGGTTGCCCTGCTCTGTACCGACAACAAGATGCGCTATGCTATTTCCGTGTCGGGTGGCTACCCGGTCAAGCAACGCGATGGCTCGGTACTACGTGTCGGGTGCCCTATGTCCCAGAAAGATTGGGAAGCCAAGGGCGAGCCGATGGTTGACCCCATGACGGGACAGACCGTGACCTCGGGCATGGTGATTCAAGCCGCCCCCGTGATGGCCGCGACGCCCAAGGTGTCGGATAAAGTCATGGATATCGAACTGCACGCCGCAGCACTGATCGAAAAGAACGCCAAAGATTGAATTCCCCTGGGTTGCAATTGATTGCAATTGGGGGGCTGGTTGTAACGAAATGGAGCTCATGATGAAAAAGAAAGTTTTTTGGACTCAAGCTGAAACGCGTTTGATGGCTGAAATGGTCATTAAGACGAAGTTAGACCCTAGCGAGTATGGGTTTATCGCCAAGGTCAACAAGCTGCAAGACGATGTGCTGCCCCCCACGCGACATAAGTTCATCAAGAGTACGGACACAGTTAAGGGGTTGCTGGCAGCCCTGCGGGAACTTAGTCCCCCGCCTGTGGTGGAAGAACCCCCAGCCACGCCCCCCGAAGTGGAGACGGAAGCAGAGGTTTTGCCGCCACAAGCACCCCCCGAACCGCCAGTCGTTAAAGACCTGGGCTTGGAAGACATCATCAAGTTGTTCGCGGTCAAGGTGGGTGAGGCGCTGCTGACTTCGTTGACCGAACACATCCAACAGTCGGTGAAACAGCAATTGCTGGCGCTGTTACCCAAAGACCCCTTAGTTTTCGGTGGGCCAGTTACTGAAACTAGGACCGTGGTGGAGAAGGTACGCCCACCGGAACGAACTCGCTTGCCCCGCGTGGTAATCGTGGGGCTGATCAATCAGCAGGCCGCTGATGTAGAGCACGCGTTTGATGGGCGGATCGATTTTGTGTTCGTCAAATCCCAGCAAAGTGGTGGGGGTGGCGGCCACGGGATGCTGGCAAAGAGTGACAAAGCCGATGTGGTGATCGCTATCACCAAGTTCATCGGGCATGATGTGGAGCATAGCGCCAAGAAACTTAATGCCCCGTTTGTGCGTTTGAACGGCGGAGTGTCGGGGCTGAAACGCTGGTTGACCTCCTGGCTGGAAGGGAGTATAAAGCTATCAGTCAATAGCTTGCAGGATTTAGGCAATTTGAAGCCGGTCGGCAAATAAACCGTTTGACAAACCGCAGTGAACTGCTATAATGGAATCTCACTGCGGAACTCGACGGCCCCAAAGAAGTTGGGGGTTGTTAAGCGGATAGATTCGTTGGACTCATACCCACCTGGGGGATGCCCAGGGGCTGTATGACTGGCAGAATCTGTCTACTTAACCACATTTCACCACAATGGAGTGCTTTATGACCTTGTTACACGAATTGCTTGCGGCAGAAAAGACGGTTACCAGTGCTCGTGATCGACTGACCGAAGACACAGACAACAAGTTCGGCAAGCAGGAGTCGTTCTTCACCGGGGGCACAAAAACCCTTGAGATGTTGGGCGACGACCAAGCCAACAAGTCCATCGAAGCCGCAGCCCGGGCAGACAAGGAACTGGCTACCACGGTGGTGGCAACGCTCGATTATTACCTGACGTATTGGGCCAAGGCCGAGACGTTGCTGGCGCAAAAGAACGTTACGAACACCCGTGCGATGGCCGACCTCGAATTTCGTGGTACCACGATTGCCAACGATGTACCGGTTGACGAATTGATGGGCCTGGAAGTGCGGCTGACAGATTTTCGTAAGCTGGCGCTCCGCATCCCCACGCTCGACGCCAGCCGTGAATGGCAGTATGACGCCAGCGCTGAGCAACCGGGCACCTATCGGGCAGTCAAGGCAACGGTTACGACCAAGACCGAAAAGGTCGAAGTCCCGGTGATTATGGTCCAGCCGACCCAACACCACCCGGCCCAGGTCAAGATCAGTTCGGCAGATAAGGTGGTCGGTACGTTCACGACCCAACACACCAGCGGCGCGGTGGCAGCGATTCAGAAGGCCAACTTGCTGGCGGTCATTGACGATCTGATTATCGCGGTCAAGTCTGCTCGGGTACGCGCCAACTCGGTCGAAGTCAGCAAGGCCGCCTCGATTGGCGACGCGATCAAAAAGCTGTTGATGGAGCCGCTGCTTGCAGCGCCGGTCAACAACGCGGTATAGGCAGTAAATGTGAAACAGGTAGCGTTGTCGTTATAGTTGGCGTCGGGTTACGCTGGTTCGAATCCAGCCCGTCCCGCCAAGTGTGCAATTGATTGCGGATCGCGCATTTGACGGGACGGTGGCCGAGTGGATACAGGCCCACATGCGAATGTGGAAAGACCCAGTTTATGATTTTCGTATTACCTGTCAGCATTGTCTTATGCAACAGCGGTAAAGTAGTCCGGCAAGCAGCCTCG